TCTTCTTTCGACCGGGTCGAGGGTGCGACCCTTGAAGGCCGCAATGGTTTCAGAGACGGCTTCCCAGGAGCGGCGAGAGGGAGTGATGTCCATGGGGTCCTCGGTTTCAATCTGATCCCCGTCCAGCCATTCCGGTTCAGCGGTGATGAAGTCGATCACGCGTTCGTCGATCCCGCTCTTGGAGCCCCAGGTGAGCCATTCGTCCACGGTGGGCTTGAAGATCGAGGGAGCGAAGCGGTCCAGCAGGGCCTTGTCGAGGTCCTGAATGGTGTAGCCGTCCCCGACATTCGCCGCGGCGACGATCACGGAACCTTCAGGCAGCTTGCGGTTGACGAGTTTCTTGTTGAGGGTGAGGTCCATCACCACGTTCAGGATTTCGGGACGACCGCGGTTGATCTCGTCCAGGAAGAGGCAGAAGGGCTTGTCTTCCTGCCACCAAGCGGGAGGGAGGAAGTCCATGACCTCGGTCTTGGTCCCGTCGGCGAGAGTGATCTCCTTCTTGCAGGGAAGACCGATGAGGTCACCCGGGTCGCTCATCTGACCGAGGAAGAGAGGGACCACCTTGTAGCCCTTCGATTCGTAAAACTTCGTGACAATCTGGCTCTTGCCGAGGCCGTGGCCCCCGAGGAGCAGAAGGTTGCGGGTCTTGGGCATGTGTTCCAGGGTGAAGAGGAGTTCCTGGATGTTGACTCGGGCGATCTTCTTAGGTTCGTTCATGGTTGCCTCCTGGCTGGTTCTTGTGGTTCTGTTCTACCCCGCTCTTGGCTGGGCTCTTATAATATAATATCTTTTTGACCAAACGGAACCAACTTTTTTGCAAAAAATGCATTTTTTTCGGAAATGGCCGTTTCTGCAGTCAAAAAGCCAACTACCCTCTCGCAGATGTGGGCGGCAAACTGTTCTTCACCGTAGCGGGAAATGGCTTCGTCCATCCAGATTCTCATTTCCCCTTCCATGTGTCTATCCCCCTGTCGGCCCAGTTCAATGCTCACCCCGCACTTCCCGTTGGTCTCGTTGTCGATCACCCTCGCGAAGTAGGCCTGTCCACCCTGACGTTTGGCCACGAGTTTGTTCTGACTCATTTCCAATTCCAAGTCGGGGTTTTCCTTCAACTTGGTTGCGGCCATGTTCAGGATGTATTTGGCCATGTAGAGGATGCCGGTATCGTTCATCACTGCTCCACGATATAGAAGTCATCGCGTTCGGGCTGGACAGCGAGACCGCCCCATGTCCCATGAAGCTGACCCCAGTCGTCCACTAGTTCGACGATTCCTTCCTTGTCGGCGTATCGGGGTTCGTCCACCATGACATTGATGTGAATCTTCTTCCCGATGAGGTGTGCGTATTTTTCTCTGTTGTTCATGCTGACCTCTTTGGTTTAGCGTTTTCTTCTGAGCTGGTCGTCTATGGATTCGAGGATGAGCAGTATGTCACGGAGTTTGCCAAGAATCACGAACAACATGATCGATACCGCCATCCCGAAAATCCATAGCATATCTCCTTTACACCGCCTCCCTGTTGAACCGGAAGGCGACGCGCGAGTTGTGAAGTTCCTTGAGGGTCTTGAAGATGTTCTGGATGTAGACCTTCGCTTCCTCGGAATTGTCACGATTGATGAAGAATTCGTATTCCGCGTTGTTGTCGTAGTCGATGTAGGTCTGAACATTGATCCTGGAGCAGTTCGTGCACTTGGTGATAGCTGCCTTGAAGGTGGGGCGATAGTCACCGCTCGTGGCGTAGACGCAGGCGCCTTCGTTCTCGTTGAGCATGGAGATTTCCTTCCCGCCGATGCGGTTCTCGATTCCCTTGAGGGCTTCGACCACCATCGTCTTGACCATGTTGAACTGCATGTCGTTCGCGAAGTTGGCCAGGATGTTCTGCTTGCCCTTGGCCTCGTATTCCTTCTTCTTTTCCAGGACCTTGTCCACGAAACCTTCGATGTCGATTTCGCCGTTCGCGTCCTCGTCCACGTAGGAGTAGAGCTGGTCATCAGTCCCGATCGAGTTGCTGTCCTTCATCATGTCATACTTGCCGGGGCAGTGAAACTTGAAGTTCCGAACCAGAACCTCGTCCCCGATGCAGGCGACCAGACCAGCTCGGCAGTTGTAGGTCACGCGGGAATTGGCGGCCGTCTTCACGTGGAAATAGACCGAGTAGTGCTTGGTTCGACTCCAGCTGATCTTGTCGTTCAGGGTGATCATGGTGTGACCGTCCAGAACCGACTTGTAGGGAGTGACGTAGGCGTTGTAGAAAGGAGAGGTGAGGGAGGTCGAGAGGTTGTCGACCGAGTATTCGACCCCGCGATTGTCGAGGACCCTCTTCAGCTCCGCCATGATTTTGTCGTGGCGGATGCGGAGGCGACCCGAGTTGAAACCGGTGTGAGTTTTCTGGTTGGGGTGTCCGTAGATTTTGATTTCCATAGGTGCCTCCTGGCTGGTTCTTGGTTTCTAGGTATAATATAATATCTTTTTGGCCAAACGGAACCAAAAATCTTCAGGGATATGCACTTTTTAGTTTCTACAGAAATTCTAGAAAATTTAGCCCTTGAACCACAGGCCCTCTATTTCCTCCAATGCTTGCTCTATGCACGTTTTGAAGGTCTTGGACTTGTCCTCGTAGTATTCCAGAATCTTGACGGTTTTCGGCCCATCATAGATTTCCGCTCTGAACAAGGAAAGGATCGCCTGAATGGAGCCATCCTCGTTTCTCGCGATCGCCATGCCGGGAACGAAACAGACTCGCTTGTCCTCAAGGGTAAGTGTCATCTTGTCCTTCCAATCAGACCCGTAGAGAAATTGAACCTCGGTGTGTTTCTTCACGAAGTCGATCAGAAAGTAGGACAACGTGTAGCCAGTGCGACGGCAATGGATGTCAGGGTTGAATTCCTGTCCTTCCTGTTCGTCGCCGTAGCTGTTCCATTCAGGTTCATCCAACGCTGTATCCTCCGAACGATGCCCTCATCTTCTTCAGTCTTTCCTCGCGGAGCGCCTGATGCATCTTTCGCTTCTCCGCCATCTTGTCTTCAAAGCGACGGCGTTCAGTGATGTATTTCTGCAAGAAGCGCGCTTCCTTCTTCGACTCGGATTCCTCGGTATCGACTTCTTCCGATTCCTTCTTCACTGGCTTCGGCTTGAATTTGTTTTCATACCGAACGACTATGGCAAGGTTGGTGTGCGTGTCGAATTTTTCCCTGAACATCATGGGAAGGTCTTTGGTCAAGGTGAGGCTTTGCGCCAACACCTTGTCCCCGCATTCCTTCAGCCACGCGTCCTCTTCGGACGTCCAAGTCCTCACTCCGGAAGTGTTCATCAGGCGACCTCCATCCCTTCGGTCTTGGCGGTCTTGTTCATCTCCCGCTTGATCTGCTCCCGGATTTCTTCCTTGTCGAAGCAGTAGTCGGAAGCGGTGAATCCTTCCTTGATCGAGCACAGCTTGGCGGACACCTCGTCAATGAGGACATCCTGATGACTGTACACTTCCCACCACGCGGTAGCCCGAATGAACACCTCGTCGTCCACCGCTTCGTTCAGCATGTTCGGGTCGCACGGAGTGGCGCCCCCGTCGGTGCCCACATAGTCGAGTTCAAAGTTGACATCCCCTTCCTTGTGATACTTCTTCGCTTCAGTGTTGATGATCTGAATGAATTCCTTGTAGCGGGAATCGAGAAGTTCCTTGGTCTGCGTTTCGGTGTTGGTGGTCATGACTAGTTCTCCTTCATCATGCTTTGTTGTAGAATTTCCAGTTTGTCCTTCGTCTTGCTGAGTTCTTCGTCGTTCACTGTGGTATAGGTCCAACCTCCGAAGTTGATGTGTCTGTCCTTGAAAAATCCCGACGCACGTTCCACGTCAGATGCCTTGTTCCAAACTCGCATGTCGGTCACGAGAAGGGAAAAGCCGTAGAGTGATCCCCACGTCCTTCCGCCTGCGCCAATGCGAATGTTGAAATATCCATAGCTCCAGACCTTGTACATCAGGGTCGAGTCGCTCTTGATCTCGTTCCATCCGTGGGTGTAGGCGTAGTCGGATATGTAGTTCTCCAGCTTCGCATACTGCTCCCTGATCTTCTCTGGATCCTCCACCGCGGCCGTCTCGTAGATAAGATAGCTCGGGGTGGAGGACTTCTTGGACACGAGGTCCTTCAGTCTGGAAAGAAGTCCCATGGTTTCCTCCTAGGCGTCTTCGTCTTCGCTCTTCACGTAGGCGACTCGACCGACCTTGGAAAGATTGTCTTTGCAGTAGTTGTAATGGTTCTCGGAGTCGATCAGCCAGCAGACATCCGCGGGATTGATCCCCTTGAGATTCGGGGTGTAGCATTCTCCGTCGGTGAAGACGATGATTCCGTCGTAGGAGGAATCCGCCTTTTCCAGGAAGTCAAAGACGACCTGGAAATCCGTGCCTCCGCGACCGGCGGGCTTGTATTCCTTCATCGCCTTCTTCAGCTGAATGGGCTTGTGATTCTGAATCTGAGCGTCGAAGAAATAGACGTCCAGCTCCTGAATCCCGTAGGCGAAGATGTTGTTGATCGAGCCGAAGCAGTCCGCGAGGGCCTTGGAGGAAACCGACCCGGAAGTGTCGATGAACCAAGCCAGCTTCGTGGTGTATTCATGCTTTCGACCGGGGAAGCCGAAGCCGAAGCGGCGGTTGGGGCGCATCCGGTTGAGAGTCGTGTTGGAGGAGAGGACTCGCTGACGGAATTGCTTGAGGATGCTCTTGTAATTCACCTTGGGCTTCAGCGAGGCGAGCAGCGTTTCCTGATAGCCACCCGTGACCGAGCCCCACTGACCGGTGATCTGCGCTTCGCGAATGGCGTTCTCGATTTCGTTCTCGATGATAGGGTCTTCATCCCAGTTTTCGGAAAGTTCGGTGGGGTTCTGCGGATTGTTGTAGCGGTCCATCCCCTTGCGTTCCTTGCCGGAGCCGGAGCCGGAACCTTCCTTCTTTTCGTCCTGCTTGCCTTCACCGGAACCAGAGCCGTTCTTGTCTTCGCCCTTCTTCCGGCGACCGCGCTTACCCTGACCGTTCTGACCTTCGCCGGAATCTTCACTGCTTTCTCCGCCAGTGGGACCGGGGTTGATGTGAACCTTGGCGTCGATCATTTCGATGTAGCGGTCGAGCAGGTTGTAGTAGTATTCCATGTGCCGCTTCTGCATGGTTTCGAGATCGGGCAGCTGGATTCGTCCCACGACCTTCTCCAGCTTTTCGCGAGTGAAACCAGTGCGGCGCTTCAGCTCTTCGTCCGAGAGGGCCTTGACCGACTCGTACAGCTTCATGAACTTTTCCTGGTCCTCGGAATAGCCCTTCTTCTGGATGTAGTCGTAGAGGTCCTTCACCTTGGCCTGACCGAGGTTGCGACCGTGTTCCGCAAGGGTGAGGTTGGAGGCGTTGTAGGAGGCGACCGGATTTTTCTTCTTCCGTTCGTAGGGGTGACGGAGGAGAATGCGGTCGAGTTCGTTGAAGAGGACGTTCTTCAGAGCCCCGTCGGAAAGTTCGGAGATGAAGTCGGGGTTGTAGTGGATTTCCTTCTTCCAAACCCCAATGGTTTCAATCTTCTTGTCGATGACCAGCTTGTGAGTCAGGGAAACCATCTGATAAAGGGGTTCATCCAGATAGAGTTTCCCGAAGATGTCTCTGATTCGTTCTTCTGCGGTCATGTCTGCCTCCTGGCTAGATTTTGAGAGGTTGTGGTTTTCTAGGCCTCTCTGGGTATAATATAATAACTTTTGGCCAAAACGGAACCAACTTTTTGCAAAAAATGCAGATACCCTAATCTTTCTTAATATGCTCCAATTTCTCAAATTTCTCTTTTGCTGCAGTATATGAGTAAGTTCCGAACACCTGGGCTTTCGTGTCGGCGGTCAGGATTCGGTAGCAGTAGAGGTCCTTCCTGAGGATGAAGTGTTTCCCAGTGGCCAAATCTTCGGGCTGTTCTTTTTCTTCCATTAGTCGTATTCTCCCAAGTCTGCAAGCGCTTGAAACATATTCTCGTAGTCAGAGTCTCGCCCCTCGGATATCCGCTTGTCGCATTCATTGCAGATTTCCAAGTGCCTATGGGAAAAGTTGTATTTGATCAGGGAAGTTTTCGATTCCCCGCAAATCATGCAAGACTTGAGGTCTTGAATTCTTTCCTCCATATCCCACCTCCGACTAGTCGATTCTCTTCTTCCTTGTTTTCTTTTCCTGTTCAAGCAGGATGACCTTCGTTGGCTTCTCGCGCTTCGGCTTGTTCCTGAGGAGGATCCAATTCGAAATCGAGAAATACAACAGTAGGCACATGGCTACTGTCATTACCATCTGAGTGACTATGAACAAAGTGTCCATCTTTTTCTCCTTATTCGACTCGCAGTCCCATCCAAGTTCTGTTGTCATCCAAGTAGGCATCGTGTGTCAACCAAAAACCATAGAGGAAACACGCGGCTTGATATTTATATCTTGCACCGAATGAATCACTATCGAACATTTCCGTGGCTTCATTCAGTTCTTCCCTTACTGAATCCTTTTGCTCTTGTGTTAGTTTCATGTATTCAGTGGTGTCCATGTATTCCTTGATCTTGGACAGACGAAGGAACCATCTCTGATATTCCTGTTCCATCCGCTCAAGGATTTTCTCGCAATCCTTTTTGGTGTAGTAGTGCCATTTCTCGCTCCACTCCAAACCACCTGGATGCACTTCGTCCTTTCGGTGAGTGATCTCGAACAATGCCCTGGCATCGTCGGGCATTCCCAATTTCGATGCAGTGGAGAATTCGCAAATGGTTTCGTCTATTGGTCCTGAACCGGAACAAAGCCATTTGAGCTCGTCATACCAATCATCCAGGACAACATGACATGTTCCGTCTTCGTTGTCCTTCTTCACCATTCTGACGTAGACAGTCCAAGACATTTCAGTTCTCCTAGATGAGAATATAACTTATTTCAAACAATTCGAGAATATCTCCTTGATCCTCGTCTCCAGTTCTTCGATAGTTCCATTGTTGTCGATTTCGTAGTCGAAGACAAAGTGGTCAAGAGCTGTTTCCGAATCATGTGTCTGCGTGCTGTCATTGGTGTCCACGAAACCTTCCTTGTTCCCTCTCCAGATTCGCAGGGTGCTGGTTTCCGGGAATGCCTTCTTCAAATCATGATATTCAGAAGGGAAACGGAAGTCAGTGACCAGGACGACGTCGGCCTTGTTTTCCTTGACTCTTTTGACCAATTGTTCAGTCCACCAATTCTCGGCCACGTTCTTGCGGAAGATTTCTGTCCCATAGGTCTGCAGAAGGATGCGGGTCAAAGCCGTCTTGTCTTCATACCAGTTTTCGTCCTTGATATGCAGAAGGTCAGCCAGCATGTCATTTCCTGACCGTCTTGCTTCCTGTGAAAGTTCATTGAGATAGCTGGCCAGGACTGCAAAATCTCGCTTGCATCCATCCTTCACTCCCTTGGCCAGCATCTCGCAGTCGACCTTGAGTCCCTGAGATTCAAGCCATTCCTTGGCGATCTTCGCGGCCAGGTTCTTTCCAGAGTGAATTTTTCCACCGAGCATCCATAGTTTCATAGAGCGTTCTCCTTTTGCTTCAATATAGTTTTGTCACTGAAATCGAACAAGCGATCAAAGTGTCTAGGTCTCGCTTCAACGGAATCCAGAAAATCCCTGAAGCATTCGTTCACTGCTTCCTTTATCCTCGGATACTGTTCTTCCTTTATTTCGTAGAAAGCGAGCATCCTGTCTACATTTCCTGTGTTAGGCGCCGAAAAGGTGATCCTCATTTGAAAGAGGTTGACGTTTATGGTCAATATTCCTTGAATGAAAAAAGCGGCCATTGTGTCAGCTCGCTTCACCCAATGTTCAGCTGAAATGATCTCGTCAACGTGATTTATCATGATGTTCAAGGCGAGTTTGTCCTTGAAGTCAGTTTTCCTGAATTCACTTTTCAGCTTCTCGACTTGTTCATAGACATAGTCAACCAGTTCTTCAAATGACCTTCCATTCTTTGGATAACCTACCACATGTCTTTCATAAAGCAGTTCAATAGGTTCATCTTCTGTTGGTTCATGAAGGCATCCGCCTGCATCATTGATGAAGAATGCATAGTCACCATTGTCGAGGTAGGTAAAGAAAAGTTTGTATTCCTGTCTGCCCCACTTTCCAAGGCGACCATTACCAATGTCGACCATCAGCATGTTTCTGAGTTCTTCGTTCCTGTCCATCCACCTGATGTCCCAAGGACCAGCATGGATGTATTCTTGAACAAGAAACACTGAACCTTCCCCGAATCGTTCTTGAATCATATCACGAACAATATGATATACAGCTCGATTCTTTTCGGTAATGGCGCCAATCGTTATAGGCATGCGTTCACCGTTTTCAGGACGAAGTCGACTATTTTCTTCAATGACTCTTGGTCAAAGTTGTATCTTCCGGCTAATGACTGATGAGAAAGGACCTTTCCTTTTTTCTTTATCGAAAGCGTGACGACCATGTTCCCTTCATTCACGCGCATGAACCTTATGATCACGCACCTTTCGACCACATAGTATTTGTCGGACATTCCATCCTGAACGACTACAATTGGCTGATCATCGGCATATTTGACTATGTTTTCCCAGCCGAGTTGATCCTTCAGCTTTTCCGCCAACAGGTTTATGAAGAATTCCTTTTGAAAGTTCATGTGGTTCTCCTAGACAAAATATAATCAATTCTTTGTACTCTTGACCAAAAAATTTATTATATTTTTCTCATGAAACAGAGACATGTTGACCAATTGAAGCTGATATTCCCGGAGACCCCTGACCATTGCGGACAGGAAGGCACGGGGACATTTTATGCCTTCAACAAGCAACTTCGGTTCGGCCATGTCGGTGAGGAGTATTTCCTTGACCGGTGGGAACACGGATTTGACTACATCCGGTGCAGAAATTTCAAGGTGTTTCTGAAAAAGCTGGAAGCGCTCAGGAAGACCTTTGAACGAGAACAGTTCAGAAAGAATCTGACCGCGAACATCCTCTGCAAGAAGTTGGAGGAAAAGGGTTTCGAAGCAAAGGTAATAAAAGAGCTGGACCGCGATGACGTCAAAATCCGTGCAACACATCCGAAGCATCCTCCATTGAGCAAGTTCTCGTTCAGGGTTGGCTCGGATTTCATTGATGCCTATCACGGAGTGGTTCGAATCTACTTCATGGGCGGTGATCCTAAGTTTACAATTCCTGGGGCAATGGAAGCTGTCATAAAGAGGGCCAAATGGAAAAAGCTGCTATGACCAAAGACCAGCTGAAACAGGTCAAGGAGATATTCCCGGAGATACCTGATGATCTGCTGGATTATCCTACAACTTCATTTTATGTTTTCCGTAATTGGTGTTGCATGAGTCACATCAACGGGGAATACGAGATGAACGAATGGGGGACAACCAATTTCTATGCTCGTTCCGAAAATTTCGACGTGTTTCTGAATCAACTGAAGGAAGTGAGAAAGCGGTTTGATCAGAAAGAGGAGAAAAGAAAACGGGAAAAGGTCGCGAGGAATTTCATATCGAAAATCCTTTGCACCAAGCTGAACAAACTCGGATTCACGACGGAAGTTCATGAAGACGATGTATTGGAACATCTGACGATAGATGCCTTCTTTCCTCCGCCTTTGATGTCCGGGTCCCTTGCGCAGATTGATGTTTGGGTTGGACGCGTTCAGGTATATTATATGTACAACATCTTGTTCGACCGGAGGGAAGAACAGGGAAATATGGTGGAAGGCGCCGTAGAAAGGATCGCTGAACTTCAAAAGGACGAGCTGGAGAAGTATCATCATGAGCTACGCTAGACTGAAACCGATAACCAAGTGGCTGAACGACCATAACATACCTTATGTGGGTACCAGTTCACCGAATGGCCACGATGAGGTGTTCGATTGGAAGGGAAACACTTGGTGTGTGGGCAGCTTCAAGATGTACAAAAAGAACCTGATGCTGTCAAAAGTCAATTGTCAGATCAATCTGATCTTCCCCAAGTCCAGGATGGTCTACGAATACTTGGAGAACATGGAAAAGATTGACTACGAGATGAAATTGGCCTACAGAATTCTGAGCAAGAAGTTCCAATCAGATAAAAATTTCTTGTGGGAATATCATGGAAACATCATATGGAAGGATTGGGACATCGCTATCGAGCCGTTTAAAGTGGTGGTCTACAATAATATCGATGACCCTAGCAAGCATGTATGCAAGAAATGGACATGGGGATGGTCCAGGGGCATCAAGGTTCAAACCATGATCAAACGGGTGATCAAGTTGGTTGAGGAATACGAAAGGATCGTTTGATTACTTGTTTCCTGTAAGGCCAGGCGACATCGTGTGCGGCTGACCAGTGAACGGGCAAACAGGGATGCAGTTCGGCTGCCAGAAGTTTGAAGTTCCTGTGGGCGCCGACAACTTGATTTTTCCCATGGTGTTCAATTCAATGTCACCCTGAGATTGGAAGCGGATGTTTCCCTTGATGTTCAAGTCAAATCCACCGTTTTCCGTATTGGCGTTGTCTATTACAATGTGACCGGACTTGGATATCATTATGGACGCGCCTGACCTGTGGTTGAAGGTCAGTTCCCCTGTCTGCCTGTTCATCTTCAGATAGTCGCCTTCGTCCGTCTCGAAGAAAACCATCGTATGGGGATAGTCACCCAGAGGATTGGAGACCATTCCCTTGAGTTCCTTTTTCGTCAGGGAGACCTTCGTCGTGTATTTCGGCATGTAGAGGTCATCGTTGTCGAAATAGACGTTGACCAGTGCATCCACCGGAGGAACGACGAAATTGCCAACCTTTGATCCAGTGAAACCAATGTCGGGAAGAGCCCACGGAAGGTCTTGGTCGGGAATGGATTCGGAGAAAATGCCGAACACGCGAATTTGACAACGGCCTAGTTTCTCCGGGTCATTGTTGGACACCACCTTTCCAGGATAGAACGTGGCGGTGACCTGTGGTGATTCCCTCTCGACCTGCTCCTTGAGAAGTTCAGTCAGGTCAAGGCCTAATGTCTTTTCTGAATCTTTGGTGTCCATACAAAAAATTTAGACCTTGTTTTGTCTGCGATATTCCTTTGAAATCAGTCGCAAAACCCTGTCGACAGCTCCGGGTTCAGTGCATTCGACAATCAAGGAAGGATTGGTGTTCATAAAATCTTTGAAGTATTTGATATGATTGTCGTGAATTTCAATGAAGATTGAAGTTCCAGGGATTATAATGCTCCCGCCTGTTTGTAAAAAAGACCTGACATAATAGTTGATTTTTGAATCCTCCAATTTCTTTCTCAGGATGTTCAGTGTGAGTTTTCCCACGAAGGTCATCTTCTTGATCTTTTTCTCTTCCTTGATCAATCTTTCCAAAGCGATCTTGAAGTTCTTTCCCCTGTACAAGCAAAGAAAGTTGGCAGACACCGCGTATTTGTTCATATCATAGACAAGATATGAATTTCTGCAGTGTTCAATACCATAGTTGTAGTCATATCCAAAGCTGACTTTTATTGTTGGATATCTATGACCTATTCCATAGATGTCAATCATAACATCATGACCGAACAGGTCCTTGACCCTGCTGACTTGTTCGGGTGTGAAACCTTCAAGATTTTCCATAGTGTCTCACGAAGAATTTGATCATTTCGTCCGGCGTCATTTTGATGACCTTGTCGTTGTCATTTCCATAATACAACCGAGACATAAAAACGCCGTTGTTGACAGTGATGACGAAGACATTAAACAACTTGGTCATCAAATCGTTCCCGAGTTTGTTACGAAGGATTTGCATTGTCAAATTCCAAAGATATTCGTCTTTGTCTGCCTTGATTTTATTTTCCTTGATTTTTTCCAGCACCTCTTCGAATGTTTTTGCAAATTCTGATCCTGTATGTACTATCGAACCTATTTTTCTAGGACAGATTCGAAATCGTCCAGAGAAGGTTTCCCATATAACAGGTGCCTTGAAACCTTCACGACGATATCCCACGAGATTATCAGGTGAATTATCACAGAAGAAATCCGGATAGATTTCCTTGAGCGCTTCCAGTCTTTCTTCGGTGGTCTCGTACATCTACAGGTCCTTGTAAATTTGTCTGTATTTCATGTCAGATATCACTGAACCGAAGAAATGCTTTGCCACGGCTTCGATGTTCTTGATCGAATATCCTTTAAATTCCTTGTAATCGTCTGTTCGTATGATGTCACGAGATATTTCTATCCAGACCGAATTGTTCGGCTTGTAGCAGATCATATAGCCAATCGGAATGTAGAAATGCTCGATAGGGATTCCCTTTTCCTCCAACATCTTCACCATGACGTTCTTTGCAAACTCAGCTTTGTATTTGTCTTTGTACAACTTCCTTTTGAATTTCACTAGGAAGGAAAACATCTCATCAAAGCTGTCAAAACATGCAATGTTTTCAGGTTGATCATAACCTCGTTCCCATAACACGAAATCGGTTCCCGTTTGTTCCACTCCAAGACCAAAGTCCTTTTCCAGAATGGAAATGAGATAGGATGAATCAATTCTGTGGAAATTTCCGTCTATCTCGTTCTTTATTTTCTCATATTGTTCTTTGGTCAATGCCTTCATGTTGCCTCCTATTTGCAAAGTTCACCTACGCGGGAAAAGAATTGGTCTGCATCCTTTTCCACATCGAGCAACCATTCCGTTGCACGGTTGACCGATTTGATTCCATAGTCAGGAAGGGCAAAACCACCCTCGACGTTCAATTTGATCCTCCCATTGCACAAGGAAATCGAACGTTTGAAAGGTGGAAACTCAAGTCTGATGTATGTATTCGTATGGAAATCCTGCAATATGGGTTCGTGTCCTTTTTCCTTCAACTTCTTCACGATCACGTTGGCTGCAAAGTTCCTGGCGAATTCCTCTTTCGTGAATATCCCGTGAACCTTGGACAACATGTCAATGAACATGTCGAAGTCAGAAAACAGATAGTGGTCTTTGAATCCTTTTGGCCACAGGTCAGGGGTTTCGATGTCCACTGAAAGTTGACTATGTTCAGTGAAGCCAAGCACCAGATGACGATGATGAAAATACACGTTGTAGAAACCGATTGCAAAAAGAAAGACATCACAACCGAATTCATTTTGCATTCGCTGTATCTGTTCTTTTGTCAGCAACATTTTCTGAAACCTATCAGTCTGCACGATTCTAGGTCGACCCTGCAAGGTGAATCACCCTCTCTATCCATCTTCAATTCCTTTTTCACCCTCTGTTCAAATTCTTCAATTGCCATCTTGAAGTTGAAAGCCGAGTATCCTTTCAATTCAATGTCATCAGGGCGAATATTGATTGTTCCGTTGCACAGAACGAGGCGCGCATCCACTCTCGGACACGGAGTTTCAATGACAGTTAGGTTTCCGCGATCATCTGCACCAAAACGCGATTTAGGGTGTTTTTCGTTCATCTGGGCCAAGAGGATTTTTGTCGCCAAATTTCTCTGTGCCTTTTCCCTTACCAGAAAATCCTTGGTTTTCTTCATCCAGTCGATCATCGCTGTGAAATCACGGAAATACCTTTTCCTGATTTCCGGAAGATAGTCTTTGGTAATTTCCGGATAGACTTTGAAAAACAGACCACTGAATCCTTCCACTTTTTCCCTGACTGCATCCACCATGACATTGAACAACAGGACGCGAGTTTCATTGTCAACGATGGTGATGTCAGGATCAATTTCTTCTCTGATTTTCTGCAGCTGCTTTTCAGTCAAAGAATATATCATAGTGTCTCCTTTGGTTCTAGGTATAATATAATATCTTTTCTGGAAAGATGAGCAAAAGAAATGGCCCTATTTTTGAGATAGGGCCAGAAAAAACTGAAATTTCTAAAATTACTTTTCTTCTGTCTGCTGCTGAGTTTCCGTTTTGTTTTCCTTGTCTACAGCCGATGAAGATGAACCAAGCACTTTATTCAACAATTCTTCAAATCTTCTGTCTGACAAATTCGCCACCTTTAATGTTCCAGCGATTTCTCCAATCAATTTTTGCTGTGCCGGTGATGCATTTGATTTTTGTTGTTTGACTGTATTCATCTTTGCATTCAACAGAGATTTCATTTTCTCTACATTGGCTTCAGTTGTTATGTTATTGCTGGCGACAACTATGTCATTCATGTCGTTTTCATTCCAATGAACCTGACCATGATATTTCTTGAGTTTTTCTATCAAAGGTTTTGGCAAATTGGCCAAAGACAGTGCATTATTGAAGGCCTTGTTGTCTTCAGTGTTGTCGTCAGTCGGTGAACCAAGCAGCAGCAATATCGTTCTGCAAACATCTTGCCAGGATGACATCTGTTTCTTTTCTTCCGCTTCTTCCTTCTGCGCTTCTCTTGTAGCTCTTTCCAGTTCCTTTGTGAATGTCGCATCGAACTGCTTGCGGATGTCGGAAGGGAACATCTTCTGCGCTTCTTCAGGGTCCTTCAGATTCACCTGAGTCAGAAGATTGTTGAACTCGGACTGCAGCTTCGCCTTCTGCTTGTTCAAACTGTCCTTGACGTCATTTTCCATCTTGTTGTAGTCGGCTTCGGACACCAGATTCTTGTTCACGTCGTCCATGCCTTCTGCAGTCAGTGCTTCCTTGGCCGCGGGTTCCATTGACTTTTCGAACCAACTTACGAGGACCGAAGGAGGAACTGAATTGCTGTTCAAGGCCTTTATCAATACATTCTTGATCTGTGTAGGATTAGCCATTGTTCTGTTCTCCTTCCTTGTTCTGTTCCGCGGGCTTTTCTTCCTGACCTTCTCCCTGTCCTTCTTCCTGACCTTCCTCTTCTGCGCTTCCGGGGTTATTTGTCATTTCCAGGGCAGCTTGCATCTTGGCCACGAACTGCTTGGCGTTTTCTGGACTTTCCTTCTTTGCCTTGCTGTAGTCGAATGCATTCAATTCCTGTATCAACTTCTTTGCATACTGACGATAATAGTAGGAGGCAACCAAATACTTTTCTTGGTCTTCGGTCAATTCCCCGCCTTTGCCCATTACCTTTAGAATCGTCTCCGGGGTGATCTTGCCTACACTTGCCTCGTTCAGCTCGTTCATCCGTTCGACCATCTTCTGCACATCGGACGAGTATTTCTTTTTGTCCTTGCCTAACCGCTTGTCGTTCAGGGACTTGAACATGAAACCGAAGATGTTGTCAACTCGGGTCAGGTCAGAGGAGGTGATTCTCGGGTTGATTGCGGCAAGGGTCATTAGTCCCATGTAGCCGAGAACCAAAGCACCCTTGGAAAATGCACCCGTCAAACTTTCGTTCAGGGTCACTTCATTCAATCCATTCTTTTCTTCGAACAACAATTGCTTCATTTCATTTCCTCCGCATCCACCTTTTTGGCTTCTGCAACTTTCTTTGAATTGGCAAGGGCGAACAGGTCAGTGGAGGTCAAAGGTATGCTCGCCTTCAGCTCCACATTGGTGTTCTTCGGCTGATTCTCCATCTTCTGCACCTGGTCGTAGGCAAAAACCATTTCCCTCAATTCCTTGTAGATTTCGAGACGGGCTTTGACAAGTTGGGCATAGACTGAATGGTAGGAGGTCTTGGCACCGATCTTGATTTCCGATTTGAGGTATTCCACTACCTGTGCAGCTTCATGGTCAAGTTCCTTCAGCTTGTTCATCAGGTCAAGTTTGTCCTGAGCCAAAGGGTGGTTCTCGGTGTCAGGGACGAATTCTGGCAGTTGTTCGACCACCGCCTCGGAACTGACGAAATTGGTTCCAAGGACTTCGTCCAGACCTTCAAAGGCATCTATCGGTTCTTGAGTGTCCATACAAGATTAGCCCTTCATTTCCTCCTCGGCTTCCTCTTCCATCTTCTTCAGCCGAGTGTAGTAGTCAGGAATTTCGTAGAGGTGGTCCATGGCTATGCGTTCCGCTATGTCCGGGTCGTTCGTATGTTCCTTCTCCACTTCCTTGCCCATTTCCAACTGGACTTCCAAATCCTTCAACTTGGCCCCGTGCTTTTCGGCGATTTCGTCCAGGGTCATTTCCTCCGCCACACCGCCTTCCAGAATCTTGAACTTTTCTTCCGGGGGTTCATACTTGGCGTCTTCATTGAAATTCTCCAGCACCCAGCCAATCGCCTCTCCGGTGGTCCGATTCTTGCAGGCCAGGTCGAATATCTCGTTCAGCTGTTCATCGGTGCAATAGTCACCATAGACCATGCGCACACGCTTTTCCACCACTTCCCGGATGAGCATGGCGTCCTTTTCCGTCTTCTGTTCATTCTTCTTCAGGTACAAATCATAATCAATCATGATTTTACCTCCTTCTTTGCATAGAATTTAGCCATCCTGTTTTCTGCACAATTTCTGAATTCCTTGAAGTCCTCTGGTCCTTTTATTGTCCATGCCCTCCAACCTGATCTTATTCCGTTTATTGGCGGATAGTTTATGTAGCGCAACTTCACATGAGGTTCCATGAAATTGTTATAGTCGATGCAATACCATTCGGAATTGCTCAGTCCACTGTATTTGAAATCGAATCTGACTTCTTCTTCATTGAACCAATAATGCCTTCCACTGTATTCCTTCAACTGTTCATTGAGGAATTCGACAACCATATTGAAAAGCAATCTACTTTGGAATCCTGACATATCCATCCAACATGTGTTCAAGTGTATTGAGGTTGTCCTTGTTTATGTACAGATGCATGCTGTAGTTGTAATAGCCAGAATGAGGAAGATGAACATGCAATATGATGTTGTCTTTCTTCCCGGAATCGCACAGGATGTAGACGTAGTCATCTCTGGTCGCCTTTCTGACATCGGGATATTCAGCACGGAAGCAAGCATGACTTTTGTTGATATGATCGATTGTCCAACCACGTTCAATGGACCAATTCTTCATCTTGGTCACCACTATGTTGAAAACCAACTGTTGTTCAAATGTCACCGGCATAGGTGTCCAAAAGGTGTTCGATTTCATTCAGGTTTTCCTTGCCGATTTCGAAGATGTCTCCTTGACTACGACTGTTCGGGAATATAATGACCAATGTCGTGCGTCCAAATTCATCTGACCAGAAATTCGTTTCGATGATGACCTTTATATGACCGTCCTTGCGATATATGTCATCTTTGTCGCAAACCACATCGAACCTTGATTCCGTTTTATGAACATATCTTGTGGTCCAGCTATGATTTTCGGCCCACTGCTTCACCTTGTTTGCTGCAATCTTGTAGATCAGCTCTTGTTCAAATTCATTCATCGCGCCCACCTGTCCAAATAATGAGGAATCAACTTTATGCTTGATTTGTCCTCAATGTAGAATATCCCGATTTTTTCATAATTTTCCGTTTCGATCACCTTCAAATAGACACCATCGGGACAGCTGATGTAGGGGTCGGGAACAGCACCGGCACAGTCAGGGATTTCAAGGTCGGGCTTGTATTGAATCACCACCCTCTTTTTCCTGTCCTTGTTCTCGAAAGCATAACCTACTGTTGGACACGATATGACAGATACATATTTCTTGTCCTTGTTCCATTCATCGAATTTGCCCAAGGCGATTCTCATAAGCAACTGATGTTCGTAGCTGATGCTCATAGCTGCAGATTCCTCATCGTTCCCATGTAGTTTCCACCGAACGTCAACCAATGGTTTATTACAATTTCAAGTTGTTCGGCTTCACTTGGTTCCCTTACGGTGTAGAAGAAATTGTAGCAATTCATGTTCCTGTCGCAGTTCAACAAATCCTCGTAGTCCTTGAAAGTCAACTGAACGTCCACACCTTCGAGAGGATCGTTTGGTATGCACTTCAGGCACATCTTTGCATAATTGCAGAATGAGACCTCGAACATGTCTTCATAGTCATATTCGATTTCCCAGCCACCTCTGGTCGCGATGTCCTTGACTACATATTTGACCATGTTGAAAAGCAAACCAGTTCTGAACTTGTACATAATAGGCAATTCTCCGTATTTACAATATAATATCTTTTCTGCCATTTGACCAAGAAAAAGTTGTCAAAAGATGATACACCCTGGCCAAAGTTTATTATATTATATTTATGAACCGCTAGAGGCATTTTATGTTCAAACACCCGTGGCACCCGAATATGGACAAACTCCTTGATATGTTCAAGGAAGTTGGAATCAGCACACAGTGGTCTGTTCAGTTTTATACAAATGACGAAAGGAAACAATTCATAACCCTGATCAAACCTTATTCTAAAAATCGATCAGTTTTTCCTGGCGTGAACATGGTATACATGATAGGCAAAAAATCAATTGTCTTCGAAAGAATACCATTCAGAATATGGAACCGTGACCCATTCGCGAAATTGAAAATGAGGATCATCAGGAAGTATTACAATTTTGCCCTGGACAGAATAAACTATGAATTTTCTGGCCCTCATTTCTCTGAAAATCTTTTGATGAACATGATAAGGTCCGAACTGTTGAACAAATATGGACTCAAAACCAGTTTCATTCCGAACAACAACTCATCGTCCTGTTCGAAAATTGTCTTCAATGAATCTCGCTTGAACAAAACTGACATTTGGGGAACTGGCTATTTGGTCTATTTTGAGCGGAGCTGGTTCAACCTCGGACACTTTCCTATTTGCAAGATAGTGACTGATCGCAAGGAATTCACCTTCAAACCGAACATGAACTTGAAAAGAAACGTCAAGAAATTCGTAAAATGGTTGAACAACACGTCTGAAAAGGATTTTGTATGATCGTCTCGACCCAAAACACCAAGTGGCGATATTATTTCCTGCAGAGAAACGATTTCATCAAGACACAAGGTGAAATACTTCAGCGTGTTGTCAATGATATGTATGACAAATATGATCTGATGTGCGTTTCGGTGGAATGTCATCGGTATTACAGTTTGTCATTCATGTATAGGAATCAGAAAACAACCCCACCAATAAGCTACCTTGTATTTGAAGAACACAAGCATTCTGTCGTCTTTAATGGGTGGATCAGAATTTGGCGCCATGATCCTTTGATTTCCCTGAAGTTGAAACTGATTCAGTGGTTGATAAAGAGGAATTTGAACTTTCAGCAGTGGAAAATAGACAGTCCTTTTTTCACCGATGAACTTCTGGTCAATATGATTCGGCTGGAAATGAAGACCAAATATGGAATAGAAACCAGGTTCGAGCCAAAGAAGGGTGATCGCATGCATTCGATTCTTGACTACACCCTTCCTGGGAAAAAGCAAGAAGACTGGTCGCTGGTTTGGTTCGAAAGGTTTTTAGGCAAACCCGTATGCGTCATCTTCAAAGGTCAAGGAATGGTTTTGACGAAGATTCGACCTGGACGGAATTTCAAAAAGAATGTGAAGAAATACGTTGACTATATTGTAGAATATGGAAAAACCCATAACACATGAGTTTGAACTGAAACTGCTGGTGAACATGATCAAGGCCAGGGTTCAGGAATTGGTCGGCGATTCTCATGTGTCGAGCTGGATGCACCAAAAAACAGTGTACATGGTGGAGTGCACATGGAACAATGGAATAGATGAATACGAAATGCTGATGTTTCTGAGAAAAACCAAGGTGGCCTATATCTTCAAAACATCGATTTCCAAAGTCATTGGATATACGGTGTACAAAGGATATTCTGGAATCAATGAAGTTTTCAAGATGTTCAATGAGCTGCTTTCCTTGACTGTGGATTTGATCAACACTCGCAAAGACAATGAATCACTGCAGAAACAGTTGGACATACTGGTTAATGACTTCGAGCGACACTGGGAGATGATCAGATTGGAACAAGGGATTGATCTGATACCTCCGGAATGTTGTTCAGATGTCAAGGATTAGGAATCAATCCAGGGTGATAGTAGAACAGCTGATGGAAACCTGAGGCATCCGGTTCGTAGCAAAGAGTGCCATAAGGATAGGTTCCGACGGATGAATTCATTATGATTGTCTTTGTGGGAATGGAGATGTGTTCATCACCAAATCTCACATTCAATAGTGCACCGCCATTGATTCCCAGAGTGAACATTCTGGCTTCTTCACCAAACCAGTGAGGAGTATCATGCCCCAATCCAACTGAATAGTGACCAACCACAAATTCTTCGTAATCTCCAATGGTCATGCCTGAACCGAATACATATTTGTTTCTGGCGTCTTTGTTCGATTCTGCAGTGATGGTCACGGTATTGTTCGAACCGAAGACATAAATATCCGGGAATTTTCCAACATTGTCGTCCAAACCGATATTGTTTCCAGATCCTAGTATGTATTTGTTAGTCGGTATTTTTGACCACAAATTGCTATTGTATGCCTGCCCAATTACATTCATGTTTCCTAGAACGTAGTTTTTTGTTTGAGAATCATGGAACAAATTGGTATCAGGTGTCAGTTCATAACCTATTGCATTGCATGAACCTAATACATAGGAATCTTCGATTTCTCCATTGATTCTTGGAACAGGTGTACCTGGATTGCACCACGAATTGTCTACCTGATTGTTACGACCAAATATCACTGTTCTGGAGGAAAAATCATTTTCACTGGAAAATGCTTCGCCTGCATAGATTTTGTTGTTATTTCCAACAGCTACTGTCAATTCAGGATATAGTTCAAACTCACCACTTGCATCTGTTCCAACTGGATATGCAACATTGATGGAACCGCCAATGAGCAAGGCATCTTCCAATCTTCTATGATAACTTTGAGTGGCATATTCACTCTTGTTTACGAGTGAATTCAGACCGGCTGCGGCGATCACACTCATTACATAGTTTTCTTTATTGCAACCAGCTGTGGCTACAAGAGATTCTTCTGCATATATGGAAGATGCAGAATTACCATTTTCTGCCCAAAATGACGATTGTATACGCAACTGATCCTTGTTTGGACCTTGATATGCAGCGAAAGCAGTATTCACATTGATGTCATTTGTGTTTATTACCGACAGGAATGAACTATTGTTTGTTATATGAAAAGTCTGACTATCGATTGAACCAGCATAAAGGTTTATTCCTAAATTTCCAGCCACCACTTCTTCTGGATTAAAAGATGAATCTGTTGTAGTTATGTCAAAAATATTGAGTGATGGCCGGCCAAAACCTGCATAAACCACTTCATTCGTGGTAGATGATTTTCCAATATATGAGAATGGTTTGAATGAACAAAGTGTATCTCTGATCTGTATTGCTGCACCATTGTCTGTGGCTATCTCATCTCCCAACACCAATCTGTTCTTGGAATACAGCCGCATATCCACTTCGTGGTCAGGATATTCCCCCACCTTCGTCCAATAGAGATTGTCAAAGGTCACGTTCTGAACTTCCGTGTCATCGGGGTTGAAACCAATCTGGAAGCTGATAGCCATTGAATTCGACTGACCCTGATTGTTCGCGAAAAGAACAACCGGGGTGGCCAAGCAAATCATCGCCACAGGAACAGGTTCACCGCCAATATTCGTAAACAGCAGAACCTTGTTGAACCGAATGTCACCGCAAATGAAAGTGGAACTGCCCCAGGTGGATTGACATCTCAAATAGACGGTGTAATGTGCATAGGCAAGAGGATCCTGTCCTTCTCCGGGGTCCTCGGTCGAAGTGCCGTCATAACGAACATTCTTGTACAAAAGTGATTCAGACCAAGCGGCCAAAGGCAATTGTGTTGGCTGTGTTCCACTTTCCACGAAGGAACTACCGGAAACTGATCCTAATTTGAAAGATGTGTTTCCATTCTGACCTACGACTATCGTATTTCCTACATGTGGAACTTCAGCAGTCATTGACCATTCAGGATTCTTTGCCCAACCGGATGTTTCCGTCACTGGAACATATCCTGTGGAATCCCATTGAATCAGTGAATATTTGCTTCCATTCACAAGGAAACCACCATTGAAATCCCCAGGCGCCTGCTGATTGTGGGAAGGGGTAGTCGTTCCATCGTCCATGTCGGGGCCGGGGTTGGCTTCCGGGATGGTCATCACTGTGCCGTCGGTCAGGTGGTCGTAGATCGGGAGGGACCACTTGATGTCGAATGTGGGCGTTTCACCGGAGGTCGCAATGTCGTTCAACCCCTTGGACAATAACCAAACTAGCGTATTTTGGGCCATTTGTAGCTCCTTTGTTCCTAGAATTTAGACCTGAACATTTTTTACATTTTGCAGGTACACTTTGGTCAAAAAGATATTATATTATACCTAGACCAACCTGGAGGCAACTATGAAAAAGTTCATCAAAGGCATCGTGAATCTTCTGGCCCCAATAAAGCCGGAAATCTACTGCTACCTCATCTTCGCCGTCATCACATCACTTGGAATCATTGAAGTGAATGCGGCTGTTTACGCGGCACTTTTTGTCTATGCCATTGTCCGAGTCCTCAAGGTGATTGGCGCCGTGATGATGGTCATGTGCGTGAAGAATCACTACGAAGAACTCATCGAACGCTACAATGAGAAGCTGGAGGAAACTGAAGACGAGGAAGAAAGGGAATCGATTTGCAACCTCATTGAAACCGCAAGAAAGGTGCACGAAAACTTCACCAAGAACGAAGAGGTTTGAAAATGAACCTCAAAGAAATCTCGAAAGAACTCCTCGACAACGGAATTACCTTCAAAAAGCATCGTGGAAACCTGATCACCGGCCTGTCTGTTCATGGAAAGACAAACCTGAACTTTCGCGGGGAACATGACTTCAGTCTTTCCTTCTGCAATGCGTTCGGCCATGTCTTTGCCGCCTTCTACATATCTGAATTCTTTCACGGGGTGGATCCTACTTGCAACTTCGACGATCCTACGAATATGTATGCAAGTTGGGAAAAGTATGAAATTGACTTTTCCCTCATGAATGACGAAAACTGTCCGAGGGATTGGACGAACGGTTCGGACTGGTATTCCCTTTGGAAGGCAGAAAACACTGAAACTGTCTCAGACTTCGTCAAGAGGATTTTAGGGAAGTGGGAAGAACTCTGCAAGGTCATTCAGGAAACGAGAAAGAAGGAAGTTTCTGATCAGCTGGCCTTTAAAATCATCGAAGCCAGCGTGACCAATTTCGTCAACAAGCATGAAAATCCTGTCGTGGAAAAGGTGAATAGGAAGGCAAAGTGCAATGTTGACGGTCTGACTCTGATGTTGGAATGGACGGGATCAACTGCCAGACATCCTCTTCGTGTGGGCATTCGGGTTTCTGACAAGGAGAATTTCGGAAATGCAGTAGAACCGTTGGAACCAAATGTCATGACGTTCAACTGGAAGTTTGATCCCAAGCGAAACGTGGAAAAGACGTTGGAAAGTGTAGTGCAGAAATACAAAGAGATGACAAATGATTTACGAAACATTCAATGAAATCGAAAAGATATTAAATGAATCAAACATAAAATTCCACACCGGCGGTGGACCAACTGTCGAATACTATGCATATAGTGCAGAATTGAGTGGCGACATAAAAATAGTGCACGTTGAGTTTAATGTGACCTACTTTATGGAAATCCGATATGAACCTACAGTAGGTGGTTCCGTTCGTGAATGGCAAATAACCGCTGAATCCCTAGGAATCGAAAAGAATGGGGTAAACACTACCATAACATTCAACGGAAAACTTGAACCGAAATACATCAATTGCAGTAAAGTCATATTTAAGTATTCATTCGGGACACCGCAACCTGTAATCGACATTTTGAAGGAATTCATCAAAAATTTCAAGCAAACAAAGTTTCAAGAGAAATTGATGTATTCCATGATGTTGAAGAAACTAAAAACCACCAACAGGTTTGCAGAGGTCAAAGGAGACAACAACAATATCATAAAATGTTACAGCAAAAACAAAACGACGGATTTGGTTGTTTTGTGCGAAATAAGGATGAACTCAATAAGGTTCATTCGTTATGAATCCGAGAAGGAAACCGTATTCACTGGTGATTCTCAGGACATTTTGAAGAAAGCATTTGACTGCATAGACAAGCGAGAATATCTATGAAAAAGAACCAGGGCTTTTGACCCTGGCTCTTCTTCCTTGTCGGGGATCCCATGAAGGGATTTTTTTTTAGAAACATTCTTCGATCAGGGAATTCAGCTTCGCCCTGACCTTGTCAAGAACTGCCTGACCTGATGCCTCGCTCATATCCGCGGTGTTGTGGTCATACATCCAATCGACCAAGAACTCCATTGAATCATCGAACCAAGTCTGAACGATTCTGGCTTCTTCATTTTCTTCGTCCGGGTCAATGAAAGTGTGATACAGGCCTTTCTCCAAGATGATGTCCATTAGGTAACCTTCGGCTTCCTCTTCGAAGTCGGTGCCCTTGTCCTCGCTTTCGAATAGATCAGGTCGTTCGTCCATAAATTCTTCCTTGTCCTTTCTGTTCATCAAATACATATAAAATTCCAGCTCGCTTTTGATCTTGTCCCGCCACTTGGAATCAAACTTGTAGTTCCTGCAGTTGGTCAGTAATTCAGAAAGCAGAGCCGAGTCGTATATTCCGTTGTCTTCGTCCGAGGGAAAGAACTCGATGTCATCCAAGTCGGTCTGAATTTTCTCAATCCCTTCCTTCACATTCTTGTAATACCAATCTGCAAAGGGACCATATTCGATTTTTCTAGGTTCACGTCCGGTGACTTCCTTGAAGATTTCGTCCAATTCCTCTCTTGTCCGATTTTCAAAACAATCCTGAACGTCACGCTTGGTCGCGGATTCAATGTTTGACAATTTCCCACGAACTACATGATGACCAGGAAAATATCTTTTTGCCATATAGGATCCTCCAAGTAATTTAGCCTTCTTTCTGCTGCACTCTCCCTGGCTGTACAGGAGCCATTCTGAGCCAGTTTTACCTAGGGGTAGTAAGTTATAGCTACCTTTGCAGAAAATGGCTCAGAAGCCACCGCTGGAGCTCAGGTAAGCATCTATTCTGGCCTTTGCTATCTGAGCAGTATTTTTCAGGAAGTCCAAGGCCTCTTTGATCAGAACTTTGTCATCCTGGTCGAATATAACATATTTTGACTTTGCTACCCCGTTGTCGTATCTGTAAATGAGGATAGCGGGAATTTCTCCATATTTTCCGAACATGACACTAAATTCGATGTTCAAACCACTTGCATTCGGGTATTGAAGTGGTGTTGTTTCGATTTCTATCGCCGGGTCGTTCAATACGAACACTCTCCAATCGGATTCCTTCAATTTCTCGGCAATGATGTTTCTTGCCAATTTCATCTCAAAGGACGAATAGGAATCTATGAAAATCCCTTTGTCTTCATAGAGTTTCGGGTCGTATTTCTTGATCATCGTTTCTCCAGCAGTTTCAGCTTCTCGTCCTCTTCCTTGAGGATCCGTTCAGCGTTCTCGATCCACTCGTCGACGTGTTCCTTCAAGTTGTTGAACCCATTGAACAGGGATTCCACCGTCATCGGATCCTTCTGCCTTTCGTCCAAGAGAAGGGCCGCGGGAAAATGTTTGATCATGAACTTTTCCGCTTCACTGAAAGGTTCCATTTCCCGGAATATTCCCCAACGGTTCTGCACATAGGGCTTGATGCTCGACTCGTGGCTTGCTCCCTGTGCATCCTGATAGGCGAACTTGTATTCCCTAGGATCATTCTCCCCGGCATAAAGGGGTCCTAACTTCTCGTCCACCTTGTTCATGAAGTCAGTCCAGGACATTCCACACTTGTCGAAATTCTGTCCAGCGAGATAGATGCCCCTGTTGCAGCTCATGAACTTCTTGTCAGTGAACCATTTGATCGATTCGGGCCAGAAGTTGAGGACACGATTCTGAATGACCAACTTTCTGATGATTCCCTTCATGCGATTCGTGGGAATACGATCAGTAGGCTTCAGGTCATTGCCGAAACCGGTGGGAAGTTTGGGGAACCTCGACTTGCACTTGTGGTAGTAGTCATAGGAATATGCGCCTTCCGTCTTCTGACTCTGGTTCCACATGTACTCGGCCAGCTTCATTCCTTCCAAGGCATATTCTTCGGCCGTGTTGAATTGTCCAGCGAAAGTGGCTATGTCTTCATTGTCCTTGTCAGTGAAGAATTCCTTGGCCACTTCCATGAACTCCGCCTGATTCCACCAAAGGGAATACCAGGTCAACTTGTTGGCCAATCGATAGGACAACTGCTTCAAGATATAGTTCGTGTCCATCAAAACCTCCGAACATAGTGGTTCTTTCTAGGTATAATATAATAAACTTTTGGGTGAATGGTCAAGAAAAATGTGGATTTCTGACGTCGAATTTGTTTTCCAGAATGGTTGATTTCTTCTTCTTTCCGAACACCACTCTGTCATTTTCGTCCAAATCTTCCATCTTCAGGATTCCCGTTCGTAGCTTCAATTCTTTTTGAAGCAGAAGGGCCAGGGCATATGCGTCCACAATGTCAGATGTAGGTGAAATGCCCTTTGCTGTTTCTGGAATTGGATAATCGGTCAGGTCTGGTTTGATCCCTGAAATGGTCTGAAATGTCTCCCACATGCCGACCTTGTCCGCATTTCCTCTTCCGGTGAAATGCTTCTTTGAAATTCCAGGACCATACCAGCGAAGGGCAATGTTCTGTTTCCAAATTTCCCATGCAACTTGACCGACAAACTCCCCGATGTTTGCGAGCATGCCTACAGCTCCGAAGGCGAAGTCCTCGATCGCCGCATATTTGCATTTGCCGACCTTTCCGAGGATTTCATTTATCATCATTTCGGTGATGCCGAATCTGGAAAGGTAGTCGTCCTTCTTGTAGAATGTGACATGATTGTCCTTCTGATTCTTCTTGACCTGGGTGAATCCAAGCCAATCACAGGAAACGATGTCCAAATTTTTGTCAAGGTCAAGGACGCAGATGCCTGATCCATTCATTGACAAGTCACAGCCACAAATGGAAATGCCTTCACCAACAGAGAAAGGCATGTCCAGCTTCATCAATGGCGATGAAGTCTTCGAATTTGAATTGGGTGTAGAGGTAGAGTGCGACTTCGTTGATTTGTTTGAAGTGTCCTTGGATTTGGAAGATTGTCTTGTTTTCTTCGAGGTTTCTTTCATAATCGATTGACTTGTATTTAAGATAATCTTCGACCCGATCTTCCTGTCCTTTCAACTTCAGCGTGACTTTCACTTTTCGCGCTTTCTTCCCCAAACGTCCTCCCCGACAAGCCGTTTGATTTCCTTTTTGATGTAATTTAGAACAGCGACGACTTCAGGAAGCAAAAGTCCGACCAGTATCAAATAGCTGATGAGGATCTTGGTGTCCGAACTCATATTCACCTCAGAAATGCTCTATCTTGATCGTTCTAGGTAAATATAGCTCCGCGACATAATGTTCAATTGTGCAACCCCGAGCGATGTTCCAACCCGGGGCGAAGTAGATGATGTCGGCTCCTTCCATCAGCTTCAGGGATTCGGCCAGGCACTTGATTGGGGTCAGGGCAGTGCCTTGGAAAGATGAATTGATCGGGCTCTGCGTAGCGCCTTTGAAAAATGAATCAATGAGTTCAACGTCCGGGTATTTCTCCTTGACTTCATCCAGGATTCGGTCTCGTTCGGCCTGGATTTCCTCATCGGTCCGGTCTCGCATTGGCTGGGAAATGAACAGTCTTTTCGCTTCGGTGTTCTTCTTCATAGAATAGTTCTCCATCAAATGTGTATCAAATGTACGGAATAATGGATCCGGTTAGAAAAACAAGTGCGGTGGAAACGAAATAAACGACTATAGGAATGGCTGGTGGAAATTTCCCTTCAAATACTCCTTTTTCCTCGGCCGCGTTCACCACATAAAGCAGCACCACAATCTGAAGTGCTAGCATGAATCCGCAAAAGAAAATTATTAGACACATATCTGCCTCACGGTTCGCAATCATCTCCCCACTTCTCGTGGCGTTTCTTGTTCAACTCATCGTACAGTTTCTGGTATTCTTCGGCCATTGTCTTGTGGTCCTGGATTGTTCCCCATATTCCATCAAGAACCCAATAGGCGTCGAATTTGTCGTAGGAACCAAAGTTGTCTATGGCTTCCCGGTATGCATTCAGCTTTTCCATCTCCTGCTCGCAATCCTTCTTGATCCCACTCGTTCCGAATATGTGCAGGAGTTTCTTGTAGAGATCTTCCGGTATCATTCCTCGTTCTCCTTGACTGGTGCGTTTGCCCATTCATTGAACAGGTTTTCACAGGAACCAAGCCCAACCATATCGGCAATATCGCTAAACTCCTCATACCATTCATCGCAAAACCTCTGCGCGGGGCATACAGAGCACGATTTGAAAATGGGTTGCTTATAGTTGGAGCTAGATTTTTCATCGTCCCTGAGCAAGTCTTCTGGTTTCAGCCCTTCTTTCCACTTCTCAAAGTTCGTCATTCTTCATTCTCCTCGGCTTCCTGCTTGCTCTTCTGACCAATAAACTCCACCGTCATGCTTTCCTTTGTGTCGTATATCTCAATAGACGGATCACCATACAACTCCATGTCGTTCAATCTTTCTACTTCCTTTCTGGCGTCTTCAATGTTGTCATATTCATAAGTAGTCGGGCTATTGTCTATCAAAATCACGTATCTCTTAATATCGTCACCTCCATTCTTTGGTGCTACGTTTGCAAAGAAGATAGAGAATATTAAGGCACTTCCTACAGCAGAACCTAATCTATATTCGGGTGCGACCCCAAAGAATGTGGAAATAAGCGGAATGGCAATAAGGATTATGGTATTGGATAGCAGGAACATGAAAAGTCTCAGCTCTCCCGGCTTCATGTTTTCTTTCCACTTTTCAAAGTTCGTCATTATCATCTCCTAACGAAACAAAGATAGAAAATCTATTTCTTCCCGTCGCAAAGCGGTTTCTTTCAAGAACACCGTTTCCTTGTCGAACTCGTGAAAATCAGTCGCGAGATACCGTGTGAAAACGAACCTATTAGACATGAGAAATTCAGCATCTTCCTTGCTATACCAATGCAGCAAATCTTCGGCACGAGAGCAAGAGGAAAACCAATTCTTTCCGTCGATATGATACCTTTCATCAAACCCCATCGGCAAATTCTTCGCTTCACCTTTGCAGTCCTTGCAACCCCAAACATACTCGTTGCGAGAATTATACCAAAGGCCGTTCCCGGGTTCCTTTGCTTCAAGTCTGTAAAGCCACTTCTTTGCCAGCTTTTGATTGTTCATAGATTCGCTCCCATGAGGTTCGCCACGGCCTCGAACTTTCCGAAAATCTCCTCTATGTCGATTTCCTTGTTCTGGTCGTTGAAGGTAAAGATGAATGTGGAAAGTTGGTTGCCCCTCCTCACATGTAGAATGGCGTTTATTTCCTCGTCAAACTCGTCCGTGGAAACATAATACAACAACTCGACCCCATCCTTCTCCAGCTTCTGTTCAACGAATCCGTATTGGGCACCCCACTTGTCAAGGTGTTCTTGAAGATAGGTGGTTTTAGTTTCATATTCTTCGTTGGTCATTCCTCATTCTCCTCTCTTTCTGCGTTCCTCCCACATTTTATGCAGAATTGGTCTTCGTTTTTTTCCAGTAGTCAGTTTCCCACAGGTTTATGTCTTTCATATTTCGTTTACTCCGCTTCTTTGTTTTCCCATTCGAGACATTTCTTGGCAAACGCTTTGGCTATGTCGTTTGCCAACTCTTCTGCGGTGTAGTTGCTTACATCTGTTGCATCCGCTACAGTGATGGACACATTAGAACAAACCAAATTCAAATCAATCTTTTCTCCATTGAGCATCTTTTTGTGCAACATTTCAAAGTTGGTCATTTGTCAGTCTCCTTTTGGTTCGGGGTGTCAATAAAAGTGTTCTCGTATCCACACTTTACTGCCTTCAACAAGGAATACACACGCCAGTTGATCAGCTCAGTAATGCATGGATTTTCCTGCCTGGTTTCCCAATCATGATCGGGGTAGAAATCGAGAATGAACCGGACAACCGCCTGGCTCCGACTTTTCCCGGCATGGCAATGGATGTAGAAGTCCTTGTCGATATTCTTGTCAATGAAATCCACAATCTGTTTGGCCTGATCTACGTTCATGCCCCAGGCGAATTTATCTTCTCCTATAGACGTCACGGATTCAGTAATGTCATCAAAGTTCAGCTTGAGGACGTTTTCCGGAACCGGGCCAAAACTCTTTCTGTTCAAAAACCAGGGTTTGTCATCGATGGAAAATAGTTGGCCATAGTAATCCCTGACATCCGGCGTTGCGCAAATTTCAATACAGGCGACACAGGATGGCAAAGTCTTGTTCATCCACTTGTTGTCGTCCATTACCTGTTTAAACGTCTGAGCGCTGTAGCAGTATAGCTTTTGCATATTCCATTTCCGTGTAAAGGTCCTAGCTATAATATAATAACTTTTCGACCTATACGCTCTGATATTCCAAACTTTCCATGGCCGCGATGTTCTTTTCTGACGGTTCGATTCCTAGTCGTTTGCACAGAAGCACTCGCAACTTATGTTTCAACAGGGTAAATAGGTAGTTCGCAATACAACTGCAAATGGAATTCACCACAAGCACGACCGCAATCATTATGGATTCCGGCAACTTGATGGCGGACACTATGATCGCACTGGCTATCAAAAAGACACCAGACAATGTATCCCTAGGCAAGGTCTCGTACATCGTCGTCCTGGCCGAACGCAGTTCACTGAAAACCGGTGTCTTTCCGGCTTCCATTGAAGACAATACCCTGTCGAGTTCCTTTCGGTATTTCTTCAGGTCATCTTGTTTAGTCATGAACAAATAATACATGGCCTAGGTGTTCCCTGTCTGGCTTCCGCCGAATTTTACATGAATTCTTCCCATTGCACTATCTTGTTGTAGACCTTGTTCATGGCTTCGAACTGATCGACATCTTCATTCACTGTGACGCCGAATGATGCCCAAACCTTTCCGTCCTTTTCAATCTTGGCGGATACATGCCTTTCCCAGATGTACAATGTCAGGAAATTGTCAGAATTTTCGAGCACCTTCACGAGTTCAAACTTGTTCGGGATGTCCCTGATGAACTTCCACTCATTTTCACCATTGTGAAATTTCGAGAGTTTGTTCACCAATCTGTTCATAACTCTTTCCGACCTGTATTGAATTCCGTCGGCCTCATTGAACAGTTGACCTAATGTCTGCATATAGGTTTTCACATTGTCAAACGCAATAGTGCCGACCTTGTCGCTGTCCCTGTGAATTTCCACCAGTTCGATGTCATTTACATATAGATAGAAATAGAATCCCTTGTAGTAGAATCTGCATCTTGTGCTGTAATCATCTCGTGTGACGCTATCGTCCGTGATGTCCTTCCACTTCTTCTTCATTTCCTCAATGGCCAATGGAAACAACTCGGCCAACTTGTCGTTCGCTTTCTTCCTGTTCTCAGCTCGTTCCTTGTCGCGCTTTCTGTTCCATCTCTTTTCGAGAATCATTGGGGCGAACATGAACGACAACACGCCCAAAAGGACGATGATGAGCCAAATGACAAACACATAGTCTTTCATAGATTTACCTTCTTGAACCCTTCCGGGGTTGAATAGACCACCCATTTTCCTCCAAGGGACTTCAGCATCCTTCTGCAATTTTGACAAGGTGCGGAATTCATCAACTTCAATCCCTTGGACAACCTGACATTCACCACGCCGAACTCCCTGTCCCTGAGGAGACCGGATGCCTTCATGTATGCAGACAATTCAGAATGCACACCCTGAAAGTCCTTGTATCCCCAGTGGACAGGAGGAACGTTCTTCGTCAAGTTTCTGCCCCCTTCGATCACCTCGTTCCCCACGACCACATAGGAATAATGGTCATAGTGGGAAACTCGTTGCTCGTTCGTCTTGGAGTGTTTGGCCGAGACGATCATAGACCTAGTGAGCAGAGACTTGAGAAGATTGCGTGCGACCACTACTTCGCCTTCTTATACCACCAACGATGAGCATTGATCTGCTTGTCGGTTCGCTTGTGGAATCCGGGCTGCTTGTTGTATGCCTTGGTGAGTTCGAACAGCTTCATCGTCTTGTTCTTCATGACGAAATCGTGTTCTGCCTTCGACCAACGAGTGTGCTGAAGATTGCTGACAAGGCGCTTCTGCAGCTTCTTGTATTCCAGAGTGACCTTGTCGTAGCCGAGATTCTTCTGCTTGCGGATGCAATAGATCCTCTGCTGAATCACGTGGCCAGAGACGCTGAAGTCGGCTCCGATGTCCGCCTGAGACTTGCCGGACAGATATGCCTTCATGAGTTTCACGTCGTCCTGCATGGTCCAGCGCTTGTAGCGAATCTTCTCACTGTTGCCATGGGAAAGATCGCGGTAGCACTGATAGAAGGACCAAAAGGAAACAGGACGGAAACCGGCGTTGCGGAATTCGACGTAGAGGTCATCACGGCTCTTTTTGATGTTCGCCTTGATGAAATCCAGTTCATTCTTCGTCCAATTGTTCCAGGGCCTCGTCTTGAGAACGGAATTCACTTCCTTCAGCATCTGCTTGATGTTCGGAGGAAGGACATTGCACCCAATCCTCTTGTTCCCGTATTCGTTCAGGGTCTTGAGGCGCATACGGGTGGAACCGGCGTGGCGCTTCATGTACCTGTCGCACTCGGACTGAGAATGATCGAGAAGATACTTGAGCATCTTTTCGTCCTCTTCCGACGTCCAACGACGAGCACCGTTCGCCTTCACGAGGACTCGCGGAATTTCATCGTAGTCGAGGGCATGGTAGTTGTAGACGTAAGGTTTCTTCATGTGGTTTTCTCCTTTGGTTGGTTGTTTACTTACGATTCTTTGGCTTACGACCCCGCTTGTGGGCTTCGCTCTTCCACTGGACAGCCAGACTGCGGATGTCCTCAGGCAGCTTGCGGCGCCCATTGTATCGGTTCTCGTAGTTGCAAAGGGTATGAAGGCGCTGGTACATGGAAGCCACCGTGCGCCCAAGTTCCTCGCTCAGCTTCTTCATCGTGCTGGTTCCCGTGGCGGTCAACAGCAGCTTCTTGTCCTCTTCCGGTGTCCATAGGCGTCGGCCATTCGCTCGGACCTTGACCTTAGGATCCTCTCCGTAAAGGACAATCTTGGTTTCTTCATTCTTCTCCATTGCAGTTCTCCTTGTTGAGTTTGTTTTTTGAATCCCGTTTTTTGTTGGGAACGACACGCTGAAAATATCGGCGGCCATTCTCAGTCTCCTTTATTCTCCAATCACGTTCCGCTTTCGTCTCCTTATTCTTCTTCATCTTCGTATTCCTTGCTTTTCAACTTCATAATGCACCAGAAAGGCATGATGAGCGCCCAAGTGAAAAGGACACCGACCAGAAAGCTGAAGATGACCGACAGGGTGATTCCGACGTTGGAGCCGAAATGTCCAACGAAAAAGTTGCAGACCACCTTGTTCGTCGTGTTCAGGATGTCAATCATGGTTCCTCCACTTGGTTCCAGGTTTCCATGTGTCCTTCATGGCGAGCGCTTCTTCGATTCTGGTGAAGACCCAATCCAAGCGCTTGGCCCAGTTCCCCCATCCACTCCCGTCGCACAAATGCTGATAGCCGACATAGGGCTGGGAATTGATGTCGATTTTGAAGAAAGGATAGCCATCACCCAAGATGTTTAGGTAGTTGAATTGAATAAACACCGAATAGTCCGGCTCGACCAAGGTCATCTCCAGGCAATCAGCGAATTTCATATAGTTTGTCGTGACTTCCTGGTGACGCTCGTTGAAATCCTTCACCTTGGCCCAGAACATCTTCTTGACCAAATCGTGGGTGAATTTCAACTGCTTCTGATTCACTTGGTGGTTCTCCTCTAAATGGTTCTAGGTAGAATATAATATTGTTTTATGCTAAATGGTCAAAAATTTTTCATATTTCTTTGATAATTTTTTCGAAGGGCTAAATTTGAGACCAATTGGAGATGTATGAAAAATCTTTTAAAGGATTCATTGTTCGTTATTTTAGGACTTTTAGTTATTTCAGTTTATTACGGCACTATGGCTTTGGTGGTCAAGTATTTCATAAGTTGAGAAATCATGCGCACGAAGGGTCAGTTCTATCAAGGCGATTATCAGCCCAAGCACCCGGAGAAATACATCGGGAACACCTTGCCTCATTATCGGTCAGGGTGGGAAAGGCGCGTGTTCTATTATATGGACATGAACGAATCGATTGCCGCGTGGGGGTCTGAATGCGTCGTGGTTCCCTATGTGTCTCCTAAGGATGGACAGATTCACAGGTATTACCCCGACATCTTTTGCAGAGTGAAGACGGTGGATGGATTGAAGGACTTCATGCTGGAAATCAAACCTCTGGCGCAATCCCAACCTGCGAAGAAACCGAAAAAGATGACAGCAAAATCCGTCATGCAGTTCAATGAAAGTCAAGAAGTGTATTTGGTGAACAGAGCGAAATGGGAAGCGTGCGAGAAGTGGTGCAAACAAAGGAACATCACTTTCAGGGTAGTGACGGAAAATGAATTGAGATTGCTATGAAAAAGGAGAGGATTTGTGGTCCTCTCCTGTTTCAAATTCAAATTATCTAGGATTCTGGATTTATGTTTTCTCTTTCTTTGGCTATCTTGTTTAACCAATTTTTCGTAACATTAGCAAATTCACTCCAAACGAAGTTAGTGTGTCCAAATCTACTGAATTGACGTGGACAATTTATTGAAGTTTTAGTTCCATCTGAAAGTTCAATCATCAAGTAAGGATCAGTGGAGTCTTCCAACCATAATTCGCCATTACAAGGAGTCATACTCTTTATTTCCAGTCCTAATTCCTTTGCCAAATCCAATACACTCTGTTTGGCTTCAATATTTTCCAGTTTCTTTTTTTCATATCTAATTGAATTAAACCAGTTTGAAATTTTTTTGATTGGCTCGAGGTCTGGAATCAGATTACCTCTCACTATTTTGCAGTTATTTTCATTCCATTCAATTTCTTTCGTATCACCATTCTTCATGACCACTGTCAATTTTGGAAAATTCCAGTTGGATTTATCACGAGGATCACCTGATTTCAATGAACCTTTGAAAAATTCCACATCTTTCACATCACTGTATAAATTGTAATCTGAAATCAAATGTTCTATTTCTGGCTTTATTGTGTCTATCTTTTTTACGTAATATCCTTCTCTCAGCATCTTTGTTGATATATCATCATAAGATTCATACATATTGGCAGCTTCTTCTGCAGCCATTCTGAGATATTCCATCACATCATCTTCAGTTTCCAATTCGGCTTCATCACTGCGGTCATTGTCACCGTAATCCTTCCACACGTCCCAATAGGCATGCTTGGTCTGTTTGTCGAAGATACGCTTGGCCAGGACGTCGAATTTTCCAAGTAGGATTCTTGAGGCCTGTTCATATTCATCCCAGATTCCACGAAAACCTTCCGCATGCATCTTTGTCTTCAACTTGAAAAGTGGAGTCTGATAGTCTGTTCCTTTTGTCCACATGATGATACCTCATTGATTTTTTCAATTTAGTTCTTGCCCAACTGTCTTCTGAGTTCCGGCAAAAACCTTCCTTCGAAGAATGTCTTGAATTTCTCCACTGATGACATTCTGCTCCGTGACGCGGCCATTTCCTTGAATGCATCGGATATGGAATTGGCCAGAATTTCACCACCTCGTTGATTCAAAGGCAATATCAATTCAGGACCAGCTTCACCCGCGACCACGTTGACCATTGCACCTTGAGCTGCCTTCACTGTAGGGATTTCGACTTCCCCTGCATTTCCTGTCATTGATTCCTGCAGGGTGGCCAACTGATTGGCAACTTCTATCATCTCGGCTTGTCTTAAAATGTTTGCAGCTTGATTCGCCAGTGCTATTGATTCTTCGTCCGGCAATCCTGTTTCCGGGTCAAGTCCCTTTCTCATTCTGATCGCAAAGACCGAATCCGCCCCGACATCCCTCAACTTCTTCTTGAGTCCCTGCATTTTGGCGTCTTCCACGTGCCAAGTTTCGATCAGCTTCCCTGTCTTCTTGCTTATTTTCTTTTCTGACCTGACCAATCCATGCTTGGCGAACAACCCGAGTGCCTCCATCGCGTTCGCTTCAGTCGTATTGGTGTCAAGGGCAAAGCCATATTCGTGCATTGACCTTCCAGGGGCTGCAGACTTGGTCGCTGTTCCTCCGTGTTCCGCCTTGTCCTTCTCGTAGATTTCCTTCTGTTGAGCCAAGGATCTGTAGCCGGAGTTTATTCTGACGACTCCTCCCTTGTAGACCTCTTGATATTCCCTGACGGCGTCCGTGAAGCGTTTGAGGAAGTCCTGGTTCATTCCATCCAGGTTCACCCCAGGAGCCATATACAGCTTCGCCCCGTTAATCACCTGAACGCCTTCCGGCAGGGGTTGAGGCGCTTCGTCTATTCCTTCCGTTGGTTCGGCCTGTTTGAAGGAATTGTCCATCAAGGAAACAAGACCGGCTGCAGCCATTCCACCCAAACCGAAGGCAGCTACATGGCGACGCATTCCCTTTGGAGCCATTGCGTCCCACATCTTTCTGGACAAAGACCGATGTTCCTTTTCCTGATCTTCCTTCTTTTGTCTGTTGTCCTGCTTGACGAACAAGGCCAACATGTCATCGAGTTTGGTTGCAAGTCTGCCTAGGACGTCAAGAATCTTTTGTTCACTCAGCTTTCTGTTCTTCTGAGCTATTTCCCTACGGCGAGCGTTCTTGCCGGCTGCAGATTGGGGATTCAGCTTGGCTGACAACAGATTCTGCGCTTGCCTTTCCCTTCGGCTCAGTCCTTTTGACTTCGGTCTCGACCTGTTGTGATTCTTCTTGGCCATTTATTTTTTGCCTATTCCTTCAGTTGCTCCATTGACTGCAGCGTTCTTTGCATTGAAATCCGAATTGTTTTGACCCCAATGTCCTCCTGCCAATTCCTTGAAGTTGCTGAAATACGTCTTTTCGCCCTTGCTGTATATGCCGAAAAGTTCCTGGTTGGTCGGCTGAACGATAGGTTCAACGTCCAAGGAGTATTTGGTGTAGACAGGAAGGCCATTTTCCAAGATTTCACGGGAGAATGTGGCGTTGAAGTTCTTGATCACCATGTTCTTCAGCATGCATACATTGGAAACTTCAATGTCTATGCAATTCTGAGTTTTGTCGGCGAAATGGTCAGAAGGATAGTTCCCGGTGGATTGCCCGAATATCGTCTTGAACATCGATGTGCTTCCGGAAAAACCAGCTTCGATTTGAGTTATTGCCGAGCTAGCCACTCCTTTGAATGCGCCCTTGATCGTTTCCCATACGCCATTTCCTCCTTGAGAAAAGTCCTCGAATATGGCGTTCATCTTTTCCATGAATTCAGGCGGCATGTTCGGGAATGACATCGAGGTGAAAACCAGAAAAGGAACAATGGAGTCACCGTCCTTCGTTGCGTCATCGTCTCTTTTCAAATTTCCATATCTGTCCAAGTCTTCGAAGCAAGTGAAATTGAAATTGTAGGAAATGTCGGACACCCCCTTGTACAATTTCGCTGATTCGATTCTGCCGAAGTATTCATTTCTGTCCGCTGACATTGTTCCGGAATCCGCAAAACCTCTGATCTTTTCGAACACCTCTCCTACAGGGTTGGAATTGTATTTCTGCATCAATTCACCGAATGTGGTGTATTGAGGAGCTGCATTGAATTTGAAAGGTTCACTGAGAGGAGCCGTGCAAATCACTTGTTCAGTTATACGATTTCTGAGCAGCTTGTTTCCTTTCGACAAGGATATCTTCACCTTGTCATAGTTGTCGTAAGGTGCTTCTGGCGCCTCGTTGAATTTCTTCAGCACTGTCTGTATTTTTGGACTTGCCATCTTCTACCTCATCCAAATACCGATATCGGTGTTGCAATACCTAGTTCTCTTTTGTCTTTCTTCAATGCCCCGACCAATCCAGGAAGGACGGAATCCATGAAATATCCCATCAGGGCGTCATCGAACCATTCATCATTCATTCCATTGAAGCCATCTTTTATGACATTCTTGATCTGATTTCCGGAGTTTTCCAGTGTATTTATCGCTTCGGCCTCCATCATGCCTAGTGAGGTCGCCGAATTCAGAACACCGCCTTGAGCCAAGAATTCAGGTTCAATCCCTGGTTTTGCAAGAAATTGTCTGTATGTGGATCCTTTTGAGTTTCCATAGAACCAGAGGCCTTCGTTCTTCGCCCTTGACCACATCGGGCTTTCCTTTGTGTACAGATAGCCACCGGCGTCCTTGACCTCTCGCAGATTGTGTGAAGCGAGGATTTCGTTCAACACTGCCTTGTATTCGGGTTGAACGCCTATGCCGAAATACGGAAACACGTGGCTTACATCTTCGTCTGGTTTGTTGTTTCCTATGTAGGTAGGTTTGGTTTCTCCTATCACCAGCTTGTTCTTGTCCAGCCAATCCTTCATCTTCTTTCTGTAAGGATATCCATTCTTCGCTTCCTCTTCCATCTTTTCCGTGGTTTCGGGAACGAATTGAGTTTCCGCGTCATTTATCAATCTCTGCCAGAATTCAAGGGCGGCTTCATAGAGGTCCTGCTGGTATTGAGTTCCCTGCTTGTCCTGAATCTTTTCCAGCAGTGTGTCTTCGAACCATTGAGATGTCCAATCCACTGGCCAGGTTTCCGGAGCGTTCACATTGCCGAGACCTGCATAGAATGTACCTATAGCCCGACCAGCTCTCTTTATTGCCTCTTCGGCGTCATCCGTGCTCATGCCTTCGGCGAACAGGCGCTTCTTCAGCTCGTCAGGACCACCTTCCTTCATGATGATCTGCGCTCTTTCCAAGTCTTCGTCGGTCAACCCGATTCTGTCCAATGTGGCTTTGTCGGGTTTGGAAAGGAGTCCAGCGCCGAACAAATCCCACAACAGGCCTATGCCTTGAATCGCTTGACCTATTCCAGGAATGAATGCCGCTGCACCGGTGACAAGGTTTATTGCACCATTTATTCTTCCCGCCAGTTGTTCAGTTTCCGCTGCAGCCGAATTGTATTTCCCGATTTCGGCCATCTTCTCCAGGTCGAGATTGGTTCCAGTCGTGGTTGCTGCAGTTTCTCCGGCAAAAGTGGAGGACATGTCACGTTCGCCTGCGGCCTCGACTGCAGCGTTCTTTGCATTAAGCAGCTGATAGGCACCGACACCTGCCTGAACGACTGCCCCTGCCTTTCCTGCGAATTTCCCGGCTGTTCTTCCTACCTTTGTGGCCTTGGATGCAGCTTGAGCGGCCTTCGATGTCTTTGCCGCATTTGCCAAGTTTTGTCCAGCGTTTGTCTTCAGGAATCTGCTGGCTCCTGCTTTGATCGCCTTGCCTAGTGCAATGTTGATGCCTATGTCAGCGGCAAGACCTAATGCACTGAAGTCATCTCCGCCTGATTCCTGAGGTGCCCCTGAACCACCGCCTGAAGACGGAGCCGGCATCGGGGTTGTGGTTCCAGACCCGCCAGGAATAGCGGTGGCTGCAGCTGCTCCCGCGGCCGCTCCTGCTTCTTCCTTGTTCAGCTTTCTGCTCAGATTAGCTTGTCTGTCAAGGTCAGCTTGTTTCTCTTCCCTCTTGTCCTGGGCGATGAAGTGAGCCAACATCTTGCCCATCTTGTTGTCAATCTCGCCCAGCTTTCCATAGACCTCGTCCAGGAATTCATCACCTGAATCGAGAGGAGCATATCGTTCATCCTGATATTGAACTTCCTGTGTGGCTATTTGTCTTTCGAATTCAGCTTCTCTGTTTTCACGAGCCATCAAGGCGGATTTGTTGCCACGAGCGATTGCAGCATCTTCACCACTGCCACCTGACATAAAGTCATGTGCCGTGCTCCTGTTCACCGAATTTTCAGAAGCATCATCGGACGACGCGGCACTTCTTATGCCTTTTACGGCTGCATGAGTGGCTGCTGTTCTCGCTATGAATCCTAACATATTTTCTCCAGTCCAATTTAGCTCTGGTCACCTTACACTCTCCCTGGCTGTTCAGGATGAGTTCTGAGACAGTTTTGCAGTTGGCTAGTATCTTTTACTTACCTACACAGAAAATGGCTCCATGGTCATCCCTGGAGCCGTAGGAGCATTGTAGCTGTTCCTTATGATTTAGAAGGCACTTATGAATTCCTTGGCAGTGTCGTAGTATTTCCCAAACGCGTCCTTTACGGACTTGTCTGCGGAATTTATGAAATCCTTCAGCTTGGCGATGTCATTCTTGAACATGTCCTTCACTTTCTTTCCGGCTTTGGATGCCTTGTAAATCTTCCAGAACAGACTCACCATACTGCCGATGGCCTTCAGGTTCATCTCGTCCAGGGGTTCTCTCGCCTCATTGATGGCTTCGTTCAGGACATCATCGAAATCCAAGCCATACTGTTCCGAAAATTCATACAATTCTGAAATCAATTTCGCTTCCGTTCTCATGTGAATATCTCCTCGAATGTTTCTTAATTTAGCCGTTTTTCTTGGCTCCACCTATGAGTTCCACTTTGAATTCCTCATAGTTGAAGGAAACCGGGAAAGTAAGGTCTTCGGCCACGCCTGATTCAAGGGTCAATGTACCTGTGGATATCGGAAACAGATTGATGAATTTGAGTCGAGAAACGTGGATGCCCGAATTGGTGAAACCATCGACAATCATTTCGTGGATGACGTTCTTGTAGTAAGGTTTGCTCAGCTTGATGATCCCTGCTCTCATCTGCCTAATGTAGGTGTAAATGAGGAAATAGTTGAGAAATGTATTGTCTACCTTGAATTCCACCGTCACGGGTTGCAGATTGTCGTTCGCTCTTGCGGTCGGCTGAAGCTGTACCCTGTTCAAATAGGGGAATTCGGACACGGAAAGGGACTGGTCAGGAATGGTCACGTTCTTCACATTGTAGTCGAAGATACGCATGTCGACCGGCTTGTCGGAACCAACCAAGTCCTTCAGGTCGTTGATTATCGGGAAATTGGAAAATGCGACCTTAAAGTTGTCCTGGTGAAAGGTGTTTATAACGTCGGCCTTTATCTCCTTTGACCCGACAAGCTGTTCACTGATGTCCCCTTCCATCCCCGCTCCTTACTTGATGATTTCGGTCAGGAGTTCCAAGTCCTTGACCTTGAACACGCCTTCGGGGAGGGAATCAAGGTCAATTTCGGGGATTTCGATCTCGACTTCCTCTTCCAGCATTTCCCCGAATTCCTGGTCCTTCTTCCGGAAGTTGTCGACCAGATCCTTGTTTTCCTGATAGATAGCCAAGGACTTCTGAGCATATTCGGGGTCGTTCTTGTCGAGTTCCGCCTGCTTTCGGTTGTATTCCTCGATTTCAGGGGTGATCATAACAGTCTTCTGCGCCTCGACAATGGCGTCGATTTCTGGCTTGCAGGCCTGCTTCAGCTTGATGAATTTGAAGGCAAGCTTGGGGGAAACCACCTTGTCAGCAACGGATTCAATGAGGTTGTGGATGTCGACAATCTTTCTGCGAGTGAGTTTCATAGGATACTCCTTGTTAGTTTGAAGAATTTAGTTATTGACTCAAGAAATGAATGAGTCAAAACTGGATTTGTTCAATGGATTTGACCAAGTTTTTGTTTCAACCAATTCATTGAAATACTTGCAGAAATGATCAATGATTCTGTCATTTCCCCACCATTTCATCATGAATTCATATTGCTTCTTGGTCGATTCCTCGTAGGTCTGCTCAAACTTCTTGATGTTTTCGGCGTTCAGGTCACCCCAATCGTCGATTACAAAGAAACCCGAATTTTCGACATCCGGCTTTTCTTCGTACACCCTGATCGCGTCCACATATCGTTTGAACGTGATCACAGGAGTACCGGACTGAATCGTTTCCAATAAAGCATATTCATTGGCTTCTGACTGTATCTTGGCGTTTTTGTCATTATATCCATATCCGAACACCGCGAATCTGATATGAGCACGGAAGTCAATGAATTCAGGGTCATCTCTGTCGTAGGTGTCAATAATGTTGAACTTTTCCTTGGACAGCAGATTCGTCTTCAGCTTCGGGAACCATAGGCAATTGTCAGGCAACTTCTTGTTTTCGAAGATGCTCATGGACGTCAGATTGAAACCCCAGGACTTCATGGAGAATGAGCTGTCATAGAAATCCCTTATGTCGGTTTCCTTCTTTGACATCGTGATTCCGGAGGAGCCTATCGTGCAGTATTTGTATTCATTGTTGAGGAACTTGTCGGCGTTCTTCAGATATTTGTCGATTCCCTTCACTGGCATCAATCTGCCGAAGGACGAAATGATGTCACTTCTTTCGGACAGAGGAAGGATTGAATATGGCTTCTCGTCGAACAGATTGAAGTTGCCTATTACATACAGCTGAAAATTTTTGCTGGACTGAAGGACATTATATCCATTCTTGTTGGTGTCCACGCCAGTGTGAGTGACGATGCAGTTGACCCTGCTCAGGAAATCCTGCACTTCAGGGACATTGGCATGCTTCCAGTTTCTATGACAATTGACGAACAGTGTCTTTGTCTTCGGATGTTCATCAAGCCATTTGTTCACTTCTGCAAAGGATTCCCCGGAGATTGAATTGCCGACAAACAGGACATCGTATTCCTTGTCCTTGTCCCAATCTTCGAAGTGTATTCCTCTGGCTTCGAATTCCGGCCAGTGATTCTTCCAATGAATGTTCAGTGCAGTTGATCCACCGAACACATAACCCTTCACGCCACGGTCAAATTCAACGAAACCGACATTTATCATTCTACGAAGTCCTTGAGATTTGACTTGTCCAGTGTACCCCAGCCGCGCCTCACCTTGCGGTTGTTCTCGTAACCTTCCTTCTTCATTCGTTCTTCCCAGTCATAAGGAAGGATCTTCGGAGCGCAATATTCCCATTCGACCCCGTGGTGAACACGTCGACCACCGGATTTGGAATACTTGTAGCCCATGCGAATGAGGTGACAAGCCGAAGGAGCGCAAACCACCGTGGCGAAGGACTTGAAATACGTCCCGAATCTGCGATAGAAAGGAGTCACACCGCCGCTTGAGTTCTGCGTAGGCACCTGCTGAATCTGAATGAACGGGATGTTTATGACCAACATTCCCATACGACCACCCACCACGTATGCATTGCAGTCTTCGTTCGTGATGCCCATGAATTCAAAAGGACGTTCCATGTCGAAGAAGTGGGTGTTCATTGCCTTGCGGAGGATTCTGGTGTCCACGTGGTCACCGATGCCGTCCCCTGTCTGAGCCCAAGCGACACACGAAGCTGTAGTTCTTTCCAACATTTCGTAGGTCTGCTTCATAAGGTCATCGAAGTTCGGCCTCCAAACCTTCTTGGCGATGAATTTGTCGTGAAGTCTCAATCTGAAGTTGCATTCATAATAGTCGTCGTCCATGGTGGAAAGAAGTCTGTCACCACGACGTTTGGCTATCTCGGGAACAGCATGACGAGCATAGACGACAATGGGGAATATCTCGCCGGTGAATGGATAGAAATACTCGTTCTCCGGATTTTCCGCCTGTTCCTTCTTGGAGAAAATCTCGACTGCTGCATTGCCGTCATCTGCAGCCAACTTCTTGTAGCCTTCTATGTCCTTGTCCTGGTCGTCGATTACGCAGACGATTGTTCCAGTGAATCCATTCTTTCTGAGCCAACCGAACGTATGCTTCTTGCAGAATTCGGAACGGTTGTGAGTGAGAATGTAGACCGGAGGAACATAGTCGCAGACCCAACCGGGATGTGGAATGATTTTGTCAGGTTGAATCAGCATTACTTGCCCTCGTATTTATGGTCCTTTTCGAACACCATGGTTATCATCTTTTCCATGCCGAATTCAATGGCTCGGTCAATGTCGACCACAACCATCAGCAGGCGTTCATACATCTTCTTTGCATCTCCGCTCGCTCTTGCATATTTGTCAGCGAAACGGCCATAACGGAATTTGATGAATCGAGTTGCGCAAATCTTGGCTATCCTCTTTTCTTCGTCCGTCAGGTCATACTTGCTGATGTCTTCCAGGGCACGATTGTATTCGCTCATGTCCAGACAATCTTCAAACGAGGGTTCGGGTCCAGATGAAGGTTCATAAAACATCTGGCTCATGACCTCGGTGTACACTTCCTTGCCTGTCTGCTTCGGCACATACCACTTCGCGAGGACGTCTTCGTAGTTCCACTGAATGATCGTGTCGTAGAGTGGACGATAGATGTTGTCTTCCTCTTCCTTGGAAATGTCCACGAAGATGACGTTCAGCTTTTCTATGTTCGCCTTCTTTGCAGCTTCCACCAAGGCATGACCATAAATAACCACGTTTTCTCGACCATATCTGCGGTTGAGAATCACCGGCTTGTATTCACCCTTGAGCTGTTCTTCGGCTTCCTTGAGTTCCGCCTCGCTTACCTTGTGCGGTTGCTTTTCCAAATTCATTGCGGAAACTTCTTTTTCTTCAATCTGAAACTGATCCATTGTCTAGTTCTCCTTTACGAGATTTAGCGCCCATTCCATGCAGTCGTCCATGTCCATGTATTTGTACAGGCCATTTCTACCAGTAAATATAACTTTCTGGTCAGGGACTTCCAAATGTTTTTCCAAGTATTTCCTGTAAAGTTTTTGGTTGTCCTTGTCCATCAAAGGATAGAGTGGCTCATTGTACCCATGGATGTAGTTCTCGGGGTATTCGAAATCGACCCAGGTGTTCATTGACCACTCGTCCAAGAAGTGCTTGTGTTCAATGGTTCGGGTGTAGGCAGTGGAATGGTCATTGTGATTTATGACTGCATTTCCCTGCCAGTCTTCCTGATTGAAGCACTTTCTGTCGAATTTCAAACTACGATAACCTAGGCGACCGAATTCAAAATTGTAATAATCATCTATTGAACAGGAACAGTAGACCTCATTGGCCTGGTTCAACCAATATTCCTTGTCGTCCAAGAAGTCCGTATCGAGTTTGATTTCCGCTCCCTTGAACATGTTTTCTATCATTTTTGTGTAGCCGTGTTCCGGGATGCCCTGATAGATGTCATTGAAATAGTTGTTGTTGAATTCGAACCTGAGTGGAATCCGTTTGATGATGTCAGGCGAGAGTTTGTCGCATGGGCAACCCCACTGCTTTTCGGTATAGCACTTTATCAACCTTTCGTAGATTGTCCTGCCGACCAAGTTCAGTGCCTGTTCCTCCAAGTTCTTCGGATTCTCGTAATGAGTTCTTTCCGATTCAATCTTGGCCTTTGCCTCTTCTGTAGTATGCACATCCGGCCAAAGCTGACAGAACGTGTTCATGTTGAAGGGAAGGGAATAGAATTCATTGCACCACTGGGCTTTCGGGGAGTTCACGAAGGCGATGAACCGAGTGAATCTGCGACAGAAATTCCAAACTTCCTCATTGGACGTGTGGAAGATATGAGCACCGCAATTGTGAATCGTGATGTTCCCTTCCTTGTAGGTGTTGCAAACCCCACCGATGTAGGACTTCTTCTCCAATACAAGGCACTTCTTTCCCTGGTCCAACTTCTTTCTGGCTATTACAGCATTGGTCAGCCCGGAACCTATGAATAAGCAATCAACCATCATATTCCTCTTGTTCTGCGTAAAGGTCAAACCCTGACTTATTTAGGCCACTTGCCTTTACGTATCTCTTGTAACCTTCCCATTGGGTGAACTTCAACACCTCGCAGATACGATTGATCATTCCGGTGAACGTGTTGAATTGTCTTTCATAGTCCACCTTGATCAGCTTGCGGATTTCCTGAGGACAGGTTTCGACCCAGGCGATCACGTCGTTTCTGAAGTCTATCACATTATGCACAGGGATGTAATGAATCTTCGAGCCGTCCGTAATCTTCTCGTAAGGCAAATTCTTGTTTTTGATGAACGTGTTGTAGGCAATTGCCGCCTTGTTTCTCATTGGAGTTCCTGGCTTGAAATCCAACAGCTGAACGATTTTCACGTCAGAGAATGCAGCGAATGGATTGTCCGCAACTTGCTTCGGTTTCGCCTTCTCGTTGTTGTTCGCAATCGTGTATGCATGATACTTGGACACTGAACCATTTGAGCAGATGTCCTCCAGACTTTGTTTCTGGAATTCAAGCCAAATCTGGTCAACTCTTTCCATCAGTTCCTTTTCTGTGCAACCGGCAATGATGTAGTCAACTGTTTCGATCATCTTTTCCTTGACCCACTTAGGAGTGTCGGAACGAGTGATTTCGACCCCGGTCGTCTTCATTCTCGGAGGATCATAGATTTCGTCCTCGTTTTGCACCAGAATGGAAATATACTTTTTCTTGGCCATCACGAGTTCATGGGTGATCACGCCTTCTCGCTTGAATTTGATGACCTGATCCAATCCTTTCAGGTCTGCCTTCTTCTTCAGCACGACTTCAAAGGCCTTCTCCATGTAAACTTCCATCTTTTGCAGGAAGTCTCGTTCAGGCATGTCAGGTGCGAGATTTGCTTTCAGCTCTTGAAAATGTAAATGGCAGCTGTCAGTGTCAATAAGTGAGAGGACTATGTTTTTCATCTCGAATGGCTTGGCTCCAGGGAAACATACTTCCGGGTGAGCGGCCAACATCTTGCACGCCGTCTCCGCCTTGTCCGACAGGAAGCGAATCAACCTGCGTCCACCACGAGTAATGCAGCGAGCAAGGTCAGGGTCATAGAAGTGAAAGAATTCATTGATCATCACCCCATACATGGAGTTGATCAAAATCTTTCTCACTTGCTGCATGGAATTGTAGTAGTTGTAGAGGTCTGTTCCATGCTTTTCCTTGAACATCTTCTTCTTGAAGCTGGAACGTTCATCGAAGATTCGCTTGACGATAGTTGGCAGAATCCCCTTCTCCCTCTTGAACCACACCCCGTTGATTTCTGATTCAATGTACCCTGCCCTGTCTCCGACTTCCTTGGTCAGCCGAGTCACTTTGGTTTCCGGGGAGATGTTGTATTGAATGATCATGTGAGGATAAAGGGAAGCCACGTCGAAGCAAAGGGAGGAAGTGTACATCCCCGGGTTGGCTTCCACGTGTCCACCTTTCACGTGATACTTCATCAGTTCCCGGAGTTTGGACATCTGCTCCTTGTCTTGATTTCTCCAAGCGGTGAGGTATTTCTCCGTATCTTCATCCCTCACATTCTGAGCAACTTCTATCATCTCTGACTTCGGGTTGCTCGGGTCTTTGAGTTCCTTCGTGATGAACCAATCCTCTTCGACCCACCAGTCCCGTTTCTTTTCCGTCCTGTTGCTCATCACCATCTTGTGCTGATGCAGATAGCGGAGGATGTAGCCTTCAATCGTGGCGACGGAGGAGAATATCTTGTCGATTGGGACCAGCGCCTGATAAGCGAAGGTCACGGCCAGGTCAAGGAATCTCTTCTTCTCGTCAATCTTCTTCACGAGCAGAACGTCCTGAACGTTATACTCGACGAATCTGTTCCAGTCTTTCTTGTAGAAGGTATTGATCGACCCCTCGTATTCCACCTTGCCTTCTCCGCAGACCTTCATGCCAATCGCTTGAAGTTTGTAGGAAGTCTCGTTTACATAGGTGAATTTCTTGTAGAGTTCAAGGTAGTCGATGACGATTGTGTCCTGAATCTTCACATGAGAAGTCGGGCTCGTTATTCTTTCCTTGTTCACTCTGCCGGAAGCTGACAATCCTCTGCAAGCGTCATAAACTTCCTTGTCTCCATTGTTTCCATACATGATCGAACGATTTATGAGATATTTCAAGTCGAACATCTCCACGTTCCAACCAGTAATGATGTCGAAGTTCTGGCTCTTGAACCAATTGAAGAATCCAACAAGCATTGACCTTTCAGTTCTGTAGCTGTGATATTCAAAATCAGCGGAACCGGTGTAGTCACCAATGCCGAACGTCACGGTTTTCTTCGTCTTGCTGTCGTATGCAGTGATGAGATTGACGGGATATTCCACCTTGATAGGATCGGGGAAGTCAGACTTCGCATAATTGGAATCCCTGAATTTCACATAATTTTGTTCTTCAATTACAAGGAAATTTCTGAATCCATCGATTTTTTCCAGTTCAATCAGGGGAAGTGATTCCCTTTCCCCATCTTCAGTCCGCTTGAAGGATACGATTTCATTCGGCAGGTGATTACCATTGCCGCCTGCGATTTCAATGTCCAAGATGCAAACACGGAAGTCGTCCATGTTCACTTCGAGTTCTTTGTCTCCGTATCTTTCCTGAAGATAGACGAGTTCAGGCGCGATGTCCGACTCATATTCCACCGTGACTTGTTCACCTGGATTGATCTTCCTTACCGGCTTCCCTTCTATGTTGGTCCACCCGGAGGTAGAGGCGGGATCATCTGTCCAAGCTGTCGGTTCCCATTTTATCTTCTGAGGCCTTTCCTTCCCGGCTTCATACAGATAAATCATTGATGGCTTGTCATTCCAAGCCCGTTCATAACGAATTCTTTTGAATCCTTTCATCCAACGTCCTTTGTGTCGTTTACCATTTTCCAAACGGCTTCACTCAATGACTTCATAGGATCAATACGGAACCCGCCTGCCCGAGCGTGTCCACCACCGAATCCAACTTTCTTGAGATATTCACCTACTGAGAATATACTTTCCTTTCCTTCGCGAAGTCTTACGGAACCGCCATAAGGATACCAAACCCAGATGACCACGTTGATCGACTTCGTCTTCTTGAAAACCTTGTCCGCGATGTCGTTGTTGAACCTCTCGTCAAGAATGACCATGGTGTGCCCGTTGACGTATATCTGCATATCCATCCAGATGTCGTCCAGGCGCTTCAATTCCTTCTGATAGATTTCCATTTCTTCGTCAGTGAAAGTTCCGTCGAAGTTCTGGAAACGGCCCTCGAAGGTATTCCAATCGTAGGTGCGGTAGAGATGTTCAAGAATGGAGGAATCCTGACTTGACTTGATCCACAGGTCATAGTCATTCACCATGTCCACCAGCTTGTCGTATTGGCCGAGGTCCACATCGAACACGGTTTCCAAAAACACCTTGAGGAGATAGGATCCGCATTTGTCATTGCAATTGAAGACATGTGCGCCCTTGTTTTCGGCGGAAGTTTCGTGGTGGTCAATCATAATGAAGTTCCGGCGATTGAGAATCCTATGCGAGTTCGTGCTGAGGTCCGCCATGATGACCGCTTTGAATCTCCTCATGTCGTAATGTTCAAGGAGTTTGTCATGTTCCGATGCAGGAAGTTTGACGCAGAGTAGATTGGGAAAAACCTTCCTCGCAATCAATTCGCACACACGACCGTCCATGCAATTTTGGTGAGTGAGCAGGAGGATCTTCTCGTTGGGATCAAGAAGGGATTTGAGTTCTTCCTTCTCGTCTTTCACTTGAGCTATGTAGTCTTCGAGCATGTTCTACTCCTTTTGTGGTTTATTTGCACCTTTTGACGAATTCTTCCATCGTCGGGAATGTCCATCCATCGCCAATGCCCTCGAATTCGGTCTTGGACGAAAACACTATCGTTCCATTTCCTTTTCTGGAATAATAGTCAACGAGATAGACGTTGGAACCATCGGGATTGATTTCCTTTCTGACATTGTGAAAACATCCTCTGTTTCTTACACGAGCATACACGTCTTTCTTGTCGTCATAAACATAGAAGTCGATTTGTTCTCCATCATCATATCTTTTTAGGAGGTCCAGACGCAGTCCGACTTCTTTCAATTTGTTCCCGATTTTCCCGCAAACTATGTTCAAGACCAAGTTCTTGTCAAAAGACAGCTTCGGCATGAATTCCTCCGGTGGTATAGAAAATATAATAAAATTCAGGACAAAAGGAAAGATTTTCAAAAAGAAAACCCTCCTTTGTCGGGAGGGTTTGAAATATTTGATAAATTGTTTCTATCTAATTACGAGTTATCATGGGTTATTGACCACAATGTCCATTTGTTCCATTCATTAGCTAGCATTTTTCCAGTTTCAGCATCTATTACCTTAAAACAACCACCATGTTCTTTTGCATACTTTTTTATAAGTTCAATGGCTTCATCATAATCATCTGTTGTAGTCAATAATTTCGCTGATTCATATGGCGGTTCATTTACGACTTTGTATTTCTTTTTTGAATCTTCATTGTCTTCACGAAGCATGCGACCGCGACGGAGACGACGGGATTCATCTAGGTCTTCATTATTTTCATCATCTTCATCATCATAAAAATAAGTTTCAGCTACATATTCTGTTGCACTTGCAACAATTTCTTCAAACACACTTCTATTCAAATACTTTTCATATTTATTCAAAAAATCTCTTAACACATCCACAAGCTTATCGTGGATGGCCAGTTCTTTTCTTGTCCAATCTTCATCAATTCTCATATTCCACTCCTTTTGCACTTCATTGTGCTATTAAACTTCTGTCTAATTTAGCATCTCCAGAACTTGCTCGTGATGTCCTCATTTTTCTTCAAATCCCACATTCGCTGATTGGTTGTCCTCTTGTTCAATGGACCACAATCTTTGACAAATGGACCAGTTTTCAAGTAATCCAGGTTGTCCTTGATTTCCTGAGACACGTCATCGAGCCCGGTGTACAGGGCAGTCTTGAGTCCTAGGTCCTTGACCAACTTGAGCATTCCGACCAGCCATTCCTCTTCCCATTCCCCGCCGTAGAACAGAATGCAGGAAACGTGAGGAGTGTATTTGCCCAGCCAGTTCATCAGGTATTCTTCATTGAATTCCTCGCCCAGCTCCTTGTCCCACAGAAACTTGGAGTGGCAATCAGGGCAGTGTATAGGACAACCGGTGCAGGAAAACGCCAGGGATATTTCACCCGGCACTTCCTGAAAGACAATTTCAGCATTACATGATTTCACTGGTTTCGTCTGGCTCCTCTTCGTAAAGGTCTTCCTCTTCTTCGACATCTTCTGTCTTCGAATTGATCGCTTCCTTTAGTTCAGTGATCAATTGTTCGACATACCAATCAAATTTGTCCATGAAGCTGATACATAACCTCAAGGCAGTGTCGGGTGACGTCCTTCTTTCCGGTTCGATCAACATCTTCATTGGATCAAATCCTTCTTGCTTCAGATGCATCCAGGTTTCGGCAAAGGTCTGCACGGAAGGGTCATCGGCTTCGTTTCTGTATTTTTCCACAGTAGGACCGCTGACGTTCAACTTGTAGATGTTCAGTCTATGGCCGATGGCTCCATAGATGACAGGGACCAATTTGTCAAACACCTCTTTGGTGCACTCCTTGTCCAATTCATTGTTTGTCCATATCTTTCCATTATGTTCAAACAATTCCATGTCCATCAAGGTGATTTCGCCCCAGATATATGTCTTCAACCAATCCTTGTCATCTATCCCGTACATGATGACCTCCTGTCCGAATTAATGATAATATCGCTTTGCTGCTTCTATCTGCCTTCCTTTCGAGAAGTTAGAGATTTTCTTCAAATACCCGATCACGCGAGTAAGGTATGACAAGGAAGTCGAACCACATGCAGGGCACTTGTCCAGGGTATGCTTGTCGATATGACCGCACGCTTCGCAATAGGTGCCGAGAATGTTCGTGGTCCAATAGTTGCATCCTTCCTTGGCCGCGATGCACATCATCTTGTAGTATTGCTCAGCGTCGGGGAATTCCTTGAGATTGAGGTGAAGTGCAGAACCACCGTCCAGATACTTGATCATGTCACCGCCGTGCATTCTGAACTTGTCGATTTCGGTCAGGGTTTCGTCCTCGACCTTGTAGAAATAGGAATTGTAGCAGTCACGAGGAACTTCATAACCAGCTTCCTTGTCCCATTTCGAGTTCTTGATGCCAAGGTTTTCCGCGGGAACGTATTCGGTGTTGAACCGATAGCCATATTTCATCTTCCCGGCCTTGTCGGTGTCGTAGATGACCTTGAGAAGTCCGGAGACGAATGACTTGTAGGAATCATTGTTGGAGATTTCAAGTCCGAGGTATTCGGAACCTTCGACCAACCCGTTCACCCCGGTGGTGAGGAACTGCTTGTCAAGGTCGATATATCCGGCGTCATAGACAGGAAGCATGCGGTGGGCCTTGTAGGATTCCATGACGGAACGATAGGCGACCTGATACTTCTGAATCTTTTCGACCTGAACCTGGACCGCCTTGTAGATGCGTTCCTTCAATTCATCGAAGTGATCCCTGAGCATCTCTTCCTTCGTGATTTCCTTTTCGGTCATGAAGGACTTGGCTGTGTTCTGAATCAAACGGTTGAAATTGATGGTGATGACATTGATCGAACCTGACTTCACGCCACCAGCACCAAGTGAATAGGAGAAGTCATTGTCGGCCAATTCATTCCGAAGTCTGCAACAGGAGGAAAGACTGTCAACAGAATTGGATTCATAGACAAAGAAGCTGTTCCCTTCGGCCAAATCCTGAGCGCGATCCCTGGCAAATTGTTCATCGACTGGCTTTTCATTGTCAACCAACATGGCCGCGGTGACCACGGGGAAAGTCAGAATCGCCTTGGTCCGTTCTTCGTTGAACCACTTCATAAAGAAATTCTGCAACTTCTGAACGGATTTCCACGAGGGCTGAGTGAAGTCCGGGAAATAGAAATTGCCGAACAGGGAATCGAAATAGTTTTTGTCGAACAGAGAAACATTCCAGAAGGTCGACTGATAGTTGCGGGCGCCTGCAGGTTGATTCAAGCAATAGACGACCTGCTGCAGAAGGTCGGTGATTTCCTTCTTGTTGGTTTTCAAATAGTTGTCACCGAAGTCCTTTCTGGCGAAATAGTCAAAATATGTCAAAAATTCGACCGTGGCCACTGCACCTGCAAACTGACAGGCAATGGAATAAATCATGTTCACAAAGGATCCGCAGAATGAATGCAGATGCTTCGGAGCCAATGATTCACCACCAAGTGACTTCATGCCACCGGTGAGGAATGGATACATGGAAATGGCGACGCAATATGGCATCAAGGAAGTTTCGTCGTGAGCATAGATTTCGTGCTCGTCCAACTGCCTGATGTATTCATCGGCGGTTTCAGTGTCGAACAATTTGGATATCTTGTTGTAGAGGATTTTGCGGTTGACTTGTATGTTTACGTCTTTGTTCAACTCACATGACATTGAAGTCATGTTCTTCACGGTGACGTTGGCGTTTGCATCCAATTTCGCCCCCGTGGCTGGATTCTCACTATGTGTGAAATCCTTAATGAATTCAATTTTGCTTTCGATTTGCTTTTGTGTCAACTTCACAAAACCTGACATACATCCTCCGTATTGTTCAACTGTCAGTATTTAGATAGGTAATCAAAGAAGCACACAGGGAGTCGGGGCTTCATTCAACCCGTCATCCTTGGTGTTCAATCTTGATTCGATCAACAACTTCGACTTTTCTCTGAAGTCAAAGCATTGATGCTCCTGGAAAACCATAGAGTTTTCGCTCAGCCACACCAACTTGCACCCATGAACAGGCAAGCCGATTTTCTCCAGAATCAAGCGATAGATTGACAACTGACCGGAATAGGCATGCAGGTTGCTGTCCGGACAATTGTCGAAAGGTGGAAGCAGATATTGCCATTTGTTCTCGGTCGTGAATTTCCCGTTCGTCTTCCAGTCATATATCCAAAGGTTTCCCTGTTTGTCCAGGAAAAGTTGGTCAATAGTTCCGACCACTCTCCATTCAGGGATCCCCACTTTCACTTCTGATCTTACGGGAATCAATTCACCCGTCTTGATGTACATATTGAGGAATCTGTCTGCAGCCGGCTTCGTCTTTTCGAACGCCTCGACTATTTCCTCTCTGTTCAACTCGGCCGGAATCTCGAATGGCTTGTTGGACAGATTGCATTCCATGTAGTAGTGGACGAGTGTGCCTTTGTCGCAAGCGCGCTTTGCCTTGTTGTCCCATTCCTCAAGGATCATTTCCTTTGTGCAGCCGCGGTCCTTGGCTTTCTTTGTCGCCCAGAAATCGGAATCGAATGGCTTGTGAAGCGTGCCGGTCAAACCAGTGGCCGATATCAGTTCTTCTGGCTTTATGTCCAGACCTTCAAACCAATACTTATGCGCTTCCGGTTCAAACTTGATGTTGTCGAATACCTTGAGTTTTTCCAATATCGCCAGCTTGTCCATCTACGAATTCCTTGAAAGTTTTGCAATGACTCTTGAAGGAGTCGATAATTTTAGCTTTGTCTCCGGTTATTAAGATACTAGGTATCATGCCACCGTGCACATGCATATACAATTTTATTTCATCCAATCCAACAGGAAGGACTCTTATGTAGTCATTTGAATCTTTAGGATATTTGCAACCGAATCCCCACGTGAAGTTATCGACAATGAAAAATCCTTCCGCTTGAGCGATCATCTTCAACATGTTTCTCCAGAGATTGTAGCGAAACCAAAATCCCTTGAAGCCTTCCCAATGAGTTTTCATTTCCTCGGCAAATTCATTAATGCTGAAAAATGTCTCCTTGGACAAGAAAAGGCAATCGCCTTCAAATCTCCACCCTTCGTCATAATGGATCAGATGAACACCATAGTTTTCACCGAGAATGATGTTCACATCATTGACGTCATATTGGGCGCCGGCGTTTCTCAATGATTCAAGTGTTTCAAACATGACGACAAGACCACGTGGGCTCACCGCCAGATGCTACGGTGAGGACTGACCCGGTTTCCAAGTCATTTTTCCATTCTTTGGTCCTGAGAAGTTCGACCAAGGAATCAATGATCATGGACTGCTTCCCGGTGAAACAGTATTTGTCACGGGACTTGTTGCACATGAGTTCGATGTCATCAGCGCCAAAGAAATAGATGTAAATCGAATGATCGCACTTTTCCTTGCTCAAAGTGATCACACCGTTCAGACAAGAGTTTTCATCATCCACCTTCCAACCAGTTTCCTTGATCTTTTCGGAGATGAGTTTGGTCAACAACTTCACGGTGTATTCAATCTTGTCGAGTCCACCCCACTTCCTGTTGGCCTCTTCGAAGAATTCGTCCAAGGTCTTGTATTTCGTCTTTCTGATGAACGGGTTGTTTCCGGGATTCATCACGATGTTTCCCAGTGACCATTCATTGTTCCAGAAGCTGATGTATTCACTGAACCCGCTGGTCATTTTGATTTTGTAGGCAACGGGTTCGAGATAAGGCATGTTGTTTTCCATATTTCAAATATAATAAGAATTTCTGAACTGGGCTAAATTTTCTGGAGGAATTGTCAATGATCCTTAATGAAGTCAAGTATTCGGACATCAGAAAGGGAGTCGATGCGAAGACGAGGGAAAGGACCAAAGCCCTCAAATCGATTCTGGTTGGCTACAAAAATGGCCAGCTGATCTTCAACACTCGCTCCGGGACTGTTCCTGGAAAGTGGTGGGTGCAGAAAGTCAGACTGCTCGACTTGCCCGAATTGCTTAAGGACACTGAACTTTCCCATTACGATATTGTCAAACTTGCTCTGCAGGGAGACATCAAGGTGACCTGCAATTGTCCGGCACATCTCTACTGGGGATCGGCATATCGGTTGGAAAAACTTGGAGCCGAAGAAGAATTGAAAAACGTGGAACCTCCGGAACATAATACCGTGATCAACACCCTGGCTTGCAAGCACATTGACAACACGCTTTTCGCTCTTCCTTTCAATGCTCGACAGATTACGAAAATGCTGGAGCAAGCGGGAGTATTCAATAAAGAGGCTCCCTGAGCTCCAGGGAGCCATTCTGAGACAGTTTCTGATGAGGTAGCTATAACTTACTAGCTTCTTGAAAAATGGCTCTGATGGCTTCGTAGAGCCCCGTGGACCATTCTTCCTTGTAGAAGGCATTGGCCACCTTCTCCGACAATCCCAAATCCTTCAAGTCCTCTATATCCCAACAACCTATGATTTCGTTTGCCCTTGCATATCCCTTTTCCAGAAGGATCTCGGCCTTTATCCCTCTTTTCATATTCCCGAAAATCACTATGTTCATAATAGGGTTATGAATTGTCGGACATGGTTCGGCTTTCACCTTTTCGCCATCTCTTGAAAGGATCCAAAGTCTGCTGCTTTTTTCTTGATAGTAAACCGGCTTGAATTTCCTTCTGTATTTCTTTGCCGTTTGCTTCAGAATGTTCTCGGTCAACTGAATGGAAAATTCCAACTGACTTTTTGTGTAATTCATAATTCAAATATAATAAAAGAAGGGTGCATGTGAGCACCCTTCTTTCATCGTCTCTACAACATTCTAGTCCACGGAGTCAATATTGTAGTCGTGACGCTTGTTGGCTTCGTCCACGTTGAAGCCGAATTCCACGGTAAGGATCCCCAGAGCCAACTTAACGGAAGCGGGCTCCTTCTTCAGGGTCTTCATCTCGGTGTCGAACTGATTCAAGGCGAAGGACCGCTGATCATCCTGAACCTTGACATAGAGCAGACCATTTTCGGTCCAAACCTGAATGTCTTCCTTCGGGATGCCTGGGACGATGAACTTGAAGGAAACCTTGTCGTCCGCAGATTCACGTTCCACCTTGAGAATCTTGTTTTCCACGTTCACCTTGGGAGGTTCCGCATTCCAAGACCTGCCGGAAGATTCGTTCAACAGCTGAGCGGCCAAACGTTCCAAATCTCTAACATCGAACAGACTGCACATACTCTACTCCTTTGTTTGTGGTTTGTACATCCATCCGGAACATATATAGCTAGGACTATGCCAACTGAATATGTTCCAAAATAAAACTCATGGTAGGATACGGGACCAGGAATCAACTACAAGGAGGCTTTCGTCGATTCTGGGAGCTATGTCACGGGAGAACCACCAACCCGCTCCCGTATCCTAAACTTCTCTTATCTTCAATATAATTCAATATCGAGACAGGAGAAAAATTTCCTAATCATTTGTGCATATAATAGATGTTAATTTGTCTATATATGCTTTTCTTTCATCTTTTGATAATTTTTGATAATGACTCCACCTAATTCTGTCAATCAATGTCCATCCATTATCAGATAACTTCATTGTTCGTATTTTGTCATGTTCAATTATTCTTTTGTCAAGGTAGTGTTGCTCACCATCAACTTCAAAATACAATTTTCATTTCGGCCATGCAAAATCTAAAAAATATCCGCATTGACTATAATCTGTTTTGAATTCTATACCCATAGAATGAAAAATTTGCATGAAATATCGTTCCGGATAACTTGGTCCTTTTCTATGATGATTAAGAAGATATGGAACCTTATCTGGATGTTCTTTTAGATATTTCTTTCTACTTTCCGAAATTTTCCTTTTTTCATCTTCTGGTTTTATCCTTCCTTTATTGGACGGAATCAACTCTCCGTTTTTGTATCTTTTGTGTAGCTTTATTCCGCTCTCCAGGATACGTTTATCTGTTTTCTTGTTCAGTCCTTTGTTCCACGCGTGACCAGAAACCATCTTACGTTTTCCGTCTATGATTTTCCATTTTACTGGTTTTTTATCATGGACTTCAACTGAATGCTCATGTAAATCTATTCTTCTTTCTAGAACCGCGCCGCAAATTGAACACTTCCATCCGCCTTCTTTTCCCTTCCGTCCGCGTTTTTTCCACTTTCTATTAGCGAACTCCCACCCGTTTCCATTATTTTCCAGCGGGCGTCTGTTTGGATTGGATTTGCATACTCTTTCGTGTATTCCTCGGCCGCTTGGCGCCCTGAATTCTCTTCCGCAAAATTTGCATTTGGTTTCTTTCATATCATTTTCCCTTTATTAAGGTTATTGCCATAACCACTAATATTTAGAGAAAATGAAACGGTTAGACGAGTTGATAAATCTCGTCAAATGGTGGCAACCATCTGTCCCGTTTATTTATGAAAATGCCGTCGCCGAGACTTGAACTCGAAATTTACCATTAAAAGTGGCAAGTGATAACCTATTTCACCACAACGGCTTTTGAATACCCCGTGGAGGACTCGAACCTCCGACCAGCGGTTTAGCGTCCAGCATCATGTTTCCATGACCACCCTTTCGGGCTTGCTGGCTGGACTATTTCTTCGGCGTTTCAGCCGACGTGCGTATAGTCTCTACGGATCCCTGGTCTTGGTTTCCTCGGAGTTGTCGTGTGTTGTTGGCACTTACGATTTTCTCCGATACAGCACGTTTCATTTCATGTGTTCTTTTCTTGAGAGGATTTGATTTGACCGCCATCTCAATTTTCCACACGAACGCTCCAGTTGAAGACCGCTGCTCTATCCAGCTGAGCTAACGGGGCTAGGTAATCGGGCGCCGATATTCTCGAACACCCGATTGTTTATCAGGCCTTGACCATGACGTTCTGGCTAATCCGCATCTTTTCGTGCTTGTCGGACTTGGCCGTCAGGTGAATGCGATGACGCTTGTCGGGTCGTGCATCCGCCACAATCCACTTCTTCTGAGAGGTGAGGTGGCGAACAACATCACCATTACGGAACTTCGCGCTGTTCTTGACTTCGATGGTGGCGATCTTGCCGGTGGACAGGCGGATGTTCATCTTTTGAGTAGTCATTTTGTTTTCTCCTAGTTGTGTTGGTGAAGGGATGACTGGTCCCTGACAATTAAAATATAAGCATTTTCTGGTTTGTCTGCCAAGAAAATACCTATAATTTTCCTACTTCAAGTTGACCACAGGCATCATTTTGTCCCCGGCTGTGACTTCGGGGAGTTTGCCATTCCACTTTTCGATCCACTTGAGAGTCAGATAGTCCTTGCCGTTCTGCTGGCGGAGGGCGTTCATCTGGAGGGAAATCGCGGCAGAATCAGCTCGTGCTTTGGTCACCTTCTGTTCCCCTTCATACTTGATCTTTTCCAGGACGTTCTTTTCCCGCAACGCCTCCTGTTCGGCCACCTGCTTCGCTTCAATTGCGGCGTTAAAGGAGCTGGAAAATTGGAACGAAGTGATAGTCAAACCGGCAATCACGATGTTGGCATTCACGGAATCCAGCTTGGCCTTGAGTTCGTGTTCCATTCGACTGCGGATTTCCTCGCGCTTCTGCAGCATTTCCTCGGGGACGTATTGGGCGGTGACGCCGGTGATCGTTTCCTTGATCTTGGGCTGAAGGATCGTCTCTACATAGGCCCGGCCGAACCTGGAATAGATTTCGCCGACCTTGGATGCGAGCGGGTGATAGTTGACGTTTGTGGCTACATTCACCTGCTGAAGGTCTCTGGAACCTGCTTCAATCTTTATTTCTTCCAGCTGGGTGGACACGGGAATCTTCACGACCGAGGTGGTGATCCCGTTGTAGATGTGCAGGCCTGGTTCATATGTCTCGGTGTAATGACCGAAATTCAGAACCACGCCGCGTTCAGTTTCATCGATAATGGTGAAACGGATGAACAGAAAAGCCAGGAACATGCAGAGTAGGACCCCGCCTGTTACCAGCTTCGTGGGAATGTTGAAGGTGTGTTCTTTTTCCATGCTATTCTCCTTTTTTGGTGATTTTCTTTTTGGAAACTTTCTTGGAAGGTTTCTTGTTCTGGGCCTTCTTCTGGTCCTGAACGTATTTCTCCACCTTCTTGCTCAACTTGCGGTAGTCCTCGACCTTGGGAATCAGCTTCTGGTTTTCCCACACGTAGTCAGCGAATCTGTTCCAGTTGGCTTCGATTTGGGTCCAGATGTCAATCTTGTAGCCCTCGTCATTTTTAGAGCTAGGCCACGGGAAAAGCTGAAGTTCATACTCGCACTTTGACCAGAAGGAATACTTGAGGGCTCGCTTCAGCTCCTCTTCGAATTCCTTGCGCTCCAGTTTCTTCTTCTTGATGTTGTAGAGGTCAAGGGAGAAGCGGTAATGGTCGAAGATGTTCACTGTCTGTGGTAGATATGGCTCATTCCCGGACCAAGCTGTGGGGTATTCCCAGACATTCCATTCTAACTTCTTTTTCACCATTGACTCCTAGGCCTGTGGTTTTCTCTGAGTTTAATATAATAAAAATAAATGAGAGTGGTCAAAGAAAAATGAAAATTATGCAGAACCTACAACCGAACATGCTCTGGTTTTCAGCACATTGTCTGCAAAATTGATCATATCATTTATCATGTTTTCTGACATGGGCGCTTCGAATTTTTCATCTACCCACATTCCGAATCCATAAAAGACATGCGTAAATCCATCACTTGCAGCCACTATTTTACATCTATTGAAATACTTGTTCACAAAGAATGCATATCCCATTCCTGGATGAATTCTATCTCGCAAGGTAACTGTGCACAATCCTTTGTATTCCGTATTGAATCCGGCTTCCTTGAATTTCTGTTCAAGGATTTTGGATATCAGCTTCATGCGAAATTCAAGTGATTCGCTTCCGTTCATTCCAGCCACCCAGCGGATTTTACGTCTTTTACTGCCTTGTCGATTTCCTCTTCGGACATCGTGGCCATGATTTCCTCGGCGTCCCGAGAGCCACACTTGTAGAGGAGCATTATCGCCTGAGGTCCAAGGTCATTTTCCTTCGGCTTCTTGATGTAGTTGACATACAGTCTTCTGCTCGGGAGATATGCCTGAAGAATCCTATGGTGCTGTTCAGCTGTCATTCCATTGAACAATCCCATGTTCAACATGTTGGCTAGAATGATCAAAGGATCACCGGCCATCGAGACCAGGCGATTCATGAACACAGGAGAATAGGACTTCATTTCCTCTTCGGTCAAGTCCCTCTTTCCGGTCGTGAGGGTGTCCTTGAGGATGTCAAATGGTGAAAAGGTCGAGGGTCGAGTCATTGCTTTCCTTCCGTAAACTTCTGAGGTAGTCCATCACGTCTGCAGTGATGTCGGAATCAAGAACGTTCAAGAGATGCTTCCCTTCGTCATAGACCTTGTCCACGCATACCATGAAGATGTCAGTGGTATCGTAGCCATAGGTGTCCTGAATATCATAGAATATCTCGGACAAGAGTTTGCCTTCCTCTTGGTTGTCATGGGATATCTTTTCCCAATCTATATTCTTGTCGCCTATTATGTTCGCTATGAATTCCTTATCGCCTTCGTCTTTGATCATTTGAGCCCCGCAATTGTTTTCGCCTTTTCCAGGTTTTCGTTTCTTGTTTGCTTTGTCAGCTCCATCATCTTTTCCACCGACTTGTCGACCTTGTCTCCTTCGGTTTCTTCATAGACCTTCATTCTGGAGAAGTCGACTGAAAGTTGCAATCTCCTTCCTCGTCTGTTGAAGCGGTTCTTGGAGGTGATGAAGTTGTATTTCCCGCTGTCCCGCATTTCGTTGTCCTGACCGATGGTGAGGATTACGTCCGCCGTCATTACCTGGCCAATGGAGTCAGCTGTATCCGTAAGGTCAAGTTCGGCTTTTCCGTAGCCACCACGATTTGACTGGTTGGAGGATACCACGGCCACCTGTTGTTCCACGGCCAATCCTCTCAATTCTTCAGTAATGGTCTTGTATTTGATGTTAGTGTTGTCCCCGCTCCCGATGTGGTTCGGCTGCATGATGCCTACGTAGTCGACGAAAATCACATCCGGGGTGAATTTCTGCTTCATCTTCAAGTCCTTCAACAACTTGCGAAGGGTGTTGGCCGAAGCCGAAGCGGTTGGATATTCCTTGATGAAAAGACGATTGGTCCTTCCGATCAATGCCTTGTAGCCCTCTTCGAATTGCTCTTTGGTCAAGACGTATAGGTCCTGCATGGAGATGTTGGCCACGTTGACATAGATTCGCTTGGAGATTTCCTCTTCGCTCATTTCCATCGTGACGTAGAGGACGTTCTTCCCGGAGAGGAAGGCGTTTGTGGCGAAGGAACACTTGCAAAGGGTTTTACCTACATTGGACGGGGCAATTAGGAGGGACAGCGTCTTCTCGTGCCAGCCACCGCCGATTTCCTTGTCCAGTGTGTCTATCCCCGTGGAGACCACCTTCGTGTTTTCGTGGATGTAGTCGAACAGGCGTGTGCCATCGTTCGAGAAGTCCATGCCGATGCTGTTGTCGAAGTCGAATGAACAAATATCTCGTAAGGAATCGAGATAAGGAAGGATGAATTCAGCTCCCTTGTCCTCCAGCCCGTCGGTCATTTCCCCGAGAGTGTCCAACATCATTCTGGTCTTGAACCATTCCTTGATGTAGTCCTTCTTGATGTCCATGGATACATCGGCATGAACATTGAGGCAATTGTCCAATTCGGTCTTTGCCTCTTCTGACGGGAGAATGTATCTGAGTTCTGAAGCGGAAGGAAACTTTGTCCTCTTTTCCTTCTCCTTCAAATATGTGGAAATGATTTCCTTGTGGACAGGGTTCTGAAAGTATTTCTCGTCAAGATATGGAAAAATCCTGTCCCTTAAATGTTCTTCCTGAAAAAGCAAGGAGATCAGCTCTTTGCTTCTGTCTTTTGTTTCCATCTAGCTTCCTTTGACTTTACTCTGAATATAGCCAAAATCAAGGTTAATGACCAGATTAAAATGTAAAAGAAAAGCCCGGCTTGTCGCCGGGCTTTGAGTTGTGATCAATCTTTATCAATAGCCATCACGAAGGATAGCTTTGAATATGTCCATGGGTTCCTTGCTGTCATCTACCAGATATGACGCCTGAGTGAAGTCATATTCATAGGATTCCATATCTTGCCATGATTCGGGTGCATTGGGACAAGTTGTTCCAGACATGTAATCGAGGGCATTTTGTAGATGATTATCTTCGTCTTCCTCTATCAAATTATAGTAAGTTTCCATATCACCTTTTCTACAAGCAGCTAGGAACATTTCTTTGATTTCTGGATTGACTTTATTGAGTTCAGATTGAGCATTCATAATACAGTCAACTGCGAGTTCGATTCCATCGACTTCCTCTTCTTCATCGTCGTAGGATTCTTCGATGACTCGACCATATCTCTTCCAGGATTCAATCTTCTTCACCACGTCGTCCACACCCTTTGCAAGAGTGTTCGTGATTTCTTCGGGGTTTTCTCCGGTCTGAGGCATGAATTCTCTTTCAGGGGCACCGGAAATCGAATTGTTGTTTTTCTTCAGGGATAGACAATTACGAACGGCGTAAGTAAGGACCTTTGCACCGGCACTGTCATCATCGTTGAAACCGGATTTAATGCCAGCGATTTTACGTTCAGGGTCCTTGGAAAGAATGTTTTCGCAAAGTTTGGAGAATTCCTTTTTCTTTGGAGAGGAATCATAGCACTTCTGAGCAGCAGTCAACATGGTTGCTTCGTCTGCTTCCAGAACATTGCATGCAGTTTCCTTCTTTCCGTCTATCTTGCTGGTCGCGATTGGAACCTTGCCGAGAGTGGAAGCGATAACACCCTGAACTGCAGCCAGTGCCTGTTTGGGCAAAATTTCTTCAGTGGACTTGAAGTTAATGGCGGCAATCTTCGAATTGGGATTGAAGGCATAGACCTGAGACCATCTGTGGTGGCCGTCAATAATGAATTTCCCTTCAAAAACCCAAATAGGAGAACCAGCTTCAATGCTAGGAGATTCCTCGGAAAGCATTCTGGTGACCGTATCTTCGGCTTCATTGGGCTTGGTGACCGGGAAGCCAATGGAGTTTTCCAGACCAATGAAGTTCTGAGTGGGAATAAGTTTGTTCACAGGAATATAACCAGACTGCTGAACCTTGATCTTGATGTCCCCGGAACCACCACCGAAGGCATAGTCAATCCACTTTTCCATCTTCGGGTCATTTACGCCCTTGATCAGCTTGTTGACGAATTCCTTGTATTTGATTCCGTCTTCAATATCTGCAGGGGCCTGGACCTCTTCCTGTTTTCCACCTTCGTCTTCATCTTCCTTTAGCATTCGGCCAGTGGGATGATGAGATTCCTCTAGTTCCTTTTCCGTTTCATAGACGTATTCCAGAACATCTTCGGGATAAAGGTTTGACTTTTCGTCGTAATAGTCATCTTCATTTGAGTCCTTGTGAACATCCCAGCCGTGATCATTCAGAATGGCCACTACATCAACACCACTGAGTGAAACCCGAATCTCAGTTTCATCATCGAGGCACCATGGATTATATCCGGCTTTTCTCAGAATGTTGAACAATTCTCTTGCTTTTTCTCTATATCCATCCATATTTCAAGCTCCTTTATGCTATGAAACATTAAAACTTCTGTTTAATTTAGCTCAGATGAACATTGATACCTGATACTTGTTTCCATTTTTGTCCGTCATGTAATATGGACAATCCATGATTTCGTCCATGTTTTCCTTGACGTCATCTATCACGCCAAGTTCCTTTGCCTTTATCAGCATGAGGTCCAAGTCCTTGAAATTCCCTTCGGTCATCAACTTCTTGGCGTCACGGGCATAGGCAGCGACATCGTCTATTGACTGATTGGAGAAAACCAGGCAGATGTATTTGCCAGTTTCTGGATTTCGAACATTGATGATTTTATTTTGCATTGAGCGCCTCCGGGCCAATGAGAGCTGTTGTCCATCTCTTTACGTTTATCAAACTTTCGGACCACCTGCCTTCCTTTTCCATCCATTCCCTTTGCTTCTTGAGCATTGTCTCGAAATTGGATTTGTCGCAAGCGTCCTTTATCTTTCTGTCAATCTCGTCCTTGGAAATGTCAACAGGAGCGGTCATCTGACATTCGACATAGGGAGAATTGTCGAAAGTCGTTCCAAAACAAACGCATTCCATTGCACTCGCTTCGACCAACTTGATGTCAGATTTGCACTTGTTGAAGACATGGTCAGCCAAAGGATTTATGGAGAAATGTGGATCAATTTTACGAATGAGGCCAGGCAGTGAGGAATAAGGCATCCAAGGATAGACCTTGATTTTGTCCTGGATTTCGTCAAAGAACCACGGGAGGGAACCGATGCAATGGAATTCGATTTTCCCTTTCTTCACTGATTCGATCACCCAGCTTGCCCATTCCTCTGTCCAGTCACCGTAGAGTTTGTTCGTATTCCCGAAGTGGGTCGATGAACCGGAATAGAGGATTCTCGGAACCTTGATGTCCTTGTCCAACTTCTTTTCCGGTGTATACCATAGTGCCTTTTGAACGGTATTCGGAATGATCGACGAGGGACCTTTATGCATGTTGTCCCAGACCCAGCTTGTGAGATACTTGGTGGAAAACGTCTTCATGTTCATCAGACTCATCCACTCGATTTCGTTTCGTCTGTCCTCTGCGGAGAATTTGGCGAAGTTCGGTTTCAGGAAATTCCACTCAGGCAGAAGGTCATCCCAAATCAGGTCGTCGTTGTCCAAGATCAACCTGACGTGAGGAAATTTCGCCTTTATCTGCTTGAGGTCATTGAGAATCTGAACATTGCTCCTTCCACGGAAAATCACGAAGGCAGTCTCGGACAACACCTTTGGATGTATCGGAAAGCAGGGAAGGTCAAAGTAATAGAGATTCTGAATCCTTTCCGCCAGAGTGTCCAGTGGATTTTGGATTCTGATCTTGGATATCGCGTTTTTCTGTGATACGAATGAAAGTCCTACCATGCTTTATTTAGAGCAGGACTAATCACCGAATTCCTTCAAGAGGGCTTTCAATTCCTTCTTGATCTGATCCTTGTTCTCGATGTCTTCTCTAAGGTCGACATATTCCATGAGGACTTCGGCCATGGTCTTGTTCTCGACTTCAACCTTGGCGTTCTGCAGGGCTTCGGGTTGTAGGACCTTGACCGTCGGTGGATACATCGGCTTCATCTCGGAAATCTTCTGGACAAATTCATCCAACTTCTTGTCGTCCAGGAATTCGGGTTTGACCAAGACATCGATCATGTTCCCCTGAATGTCCTCTTCCTTCGGGACATTAGGATATTCCACATCCACGAATTTGGCGGAAACCTTGTTCTCTACGAATTCCAACTTCATGGTTTCCGTATCGAAGATATAGCCGCCGCGGGAGCCACCTTTGTCCGTTCGAGTCATTTGATACGGCGCACCCAAGTATCTGCATTCCTTGTTTCTTTCAGTTCTCACGCCAGGTGTATGAATATGACCCGAGAATGTGCGAATGAAGTTGTCAAAGAAAAGCGACAGGTCAACCTGAAAGACATTCTGATTCGAGGTTTCCGGAATGTCGAAGCCAAGTATTTCCAAATGTCCTAATGCATATTTCGCCGTGATCACTTCATTGCTCAGCAAGGAGTCAAGTGCCGCCTTGTTGTATTCAGACAGCCACGGGATTATCAAGAAGTCCCCGACCTGTTCCATCTTGGTGTAGACATTGATGTTCGGAGAAAGGAAGGAGAGGTAGTTGATCGAATTCACTTCCGTGTCGGTGGTGTAATACATGTCATGATTGCCGACCAGGACGTGAGTGTGAAACTTGGAAAAGTCCTCCTTGAACAGCTTTGAAACCGAGTCAAGGAGTTTAACGGATATCGACTTTCTGTCATTGAAGATGTCACCAAGAAGGAACAGTGTGTCTATTCCATCGTCTTCCAACTTCTTCAAGAAAACGTCCTTGATGAATTTCAGCTGGGATTCAAAGAATACGTCATCCGACTTCTTTATGCCGAAGTGTAGGTCAGCCAACATTCCAACTTTCATGTGGATCCTTTTGGTATACCTAAAATCTAATTAATGAAGGACTCGAATGGATTCGGTTTTTCCTTCTTTTCCGCTGGCTTCTTTTGCTGCACAACGTTCTTCTCTTCCTTGAGTTCATGGGATTCAAGGAAGGAATTGGAGAGGAATTTGTAGCGGTGGGCGAATTCATCAGCTCGTAGATTGTATGATAAATTCTTTATGACCTGAATGAAATAGGCCAGCGGATTTTCCTTTCTGGAGTCAAAGCGATTAACCACAACCAGAAGGCGGGTCATCACGTCCTGTTTCAAGTCCATCTTGGATTCGTCTGCATTCATCTGCTGAAAGCCAAATCCGGCCAGGACTGAGTCGATCAATTCATAGAAAATCTTGAAAAGTTCATCGGACACCTGTTCCAACTTCAGATGTCTTTCCTTCTTTTCTTCCGGTGTTTCGTTCTTGAGTCTGTCCTTCTTTCCAAGATACCAACCGGATTTGAATTCCACGAAGGCCTTGCGGTTTTCCTTGTAGGTGTCGAAGGCTTCATCCGACATTCCTTTCGGTCTGATCAACTTGGAATTGAGCCAGGATGCATCGATGTCATCGTTCAGAAACTGATAATCGGATATCAGTTCATGCAACTTCTTCTTGTCTATCCACATTTTCTGAGGTCCTTTATGAACTTCACCTGCGAGAAGCGAGCAGGTTTTGTCACTTCCAACATCCCGTCGAAGTCCATGTTTTGAGGGTCGCGGTGGGTGATGACGAAGGAACACTGCTGATTGTTCCTCACCATTTCCTTGACCGAGTTCACGATTACAGCCAGGTTTTCCGTATCCACCGAGGAGTCGAACAATTCGTCGAAGAATATGATGTTCGAATCCCAACCTGACAATGTCTTGGTGATTTCCATGAAGGCCAAGAGGATCGCCATATCCACTCTTTTCTTTTCGCCTTCGGAACAGCTCATGTAGTTCACCATGTCGTTCTTCAACTTCAGCGCAGCTTCGTCATTCGCATTGAAGACGAATTCGAAGTCAAGACCGAATTCTATCAAGCGATTGTTCACCATCTGATTGACCACGGTGACGTATTTGTCGATGTAGTATCCTCTGACCCCGTTGTCCGAGAGGATGTCGACCAGCTGCTTCTGTATCTTCAAGTCCTTTGTTATGCGCTTGAATTTGTTTTCCTCACTCTGCCAGTTCTGCTTCGCTGTCTTTGCATCCTGTTCATATTTGTCCAGGTCGATTTCAACGGGAGCGTCCTGCTTTTTGAGCTGTTCATCTATCGTCTTTATCTTCTGCTTCTCTATCTTTTCCTTGTAGGTCAGATCAGCGACCACCCTGTCCATCTCATTCAGCTCATTGTTTCTGTCCTGCTGAAGTTGAACCTCGGCTTCTATTTCCTTCACCTTGGACGAGTTGTTCTTTCCATCTGCTATGACCTTCTCCTTTTCTGCTCCCAATTCCTCCAACTTGTTGGTCTTGAATTTCTTGTCGATTTTCTGTCCACAAGTCGGGCAGCAGTTATGAGAGGAGAAAAATTCAATGTTTTCGATCAGCTGTTTTGCCGTCATCCGAAGTTGAGCCAGCTTTTCCTTCAGCTTGTCCAACTTCTTCGTGTCAGGGTTTGGAACGTTCTTTTCCAGTTCTTCCCGTTTCTTCTTCGCTTCCATCAACTTCTTCGAGAAGCCGGCCATTGCAGTCTTTGCCTTTTCCTTGTCCGATTCCAGCTTCTGCTTTTCGTCGTCCCCGTGGTTCTTCAGATTTTCCACGGTTTCCTTCATGTTCTCGAAAGTCTGCAAGGCATTGAGTGAAGTGGTCTTGAGGTTTGTGGCCAGTGCCTCCGAGACCTTGTAGTCGACCTTGAGTTCCGATATGCGCTTCTTAACCTCGGTCGTCATCTTGGAGAATACGCCCAGGTTGAAAACGTCCGACAGAAATTCTCGCTGTTCCTGTGCAGTCATCGTCATGAATGGTTTCGTCAATCCAATGGAAAGAATGACCACGCGGCGGAAAAGGTCTTGCTTCATGCCGAGTATCTGGTCGATTTCGTTCTGCACCAGTGTCTTTGAGGAAAGAAGGTCAAGCGGTTGCCCGTTCAGGGAGATGTCCAGGATGTTTGGGGAACGACCTCGCTGAATGACATATACATCGTCATTGCGCTTGAACTTCACCTCGACCAACATGTCCGAGTTGTTGGTTCGGTTGATGAGTTCATCCATCTTCACGTCTCTGTAGGTTTTCCCATAGAGAGCGTAAAACAGGGCGTCGACTATTGTGGATTTACCGGCACCGTTCGACCCTCGTATGGCGTAAAAGCCCTTTGGAAAATCGATTTCGGTCCACTTGTTGCCGTATGATAGGAAGTTTTTCCAGCGTAAGGAAAGGAATTCTATGTGCATAGTTAGTATCTAATATAGTCACTGTAGAGATGAAAGGTAAAAGAAAAAGCCCTCCATTTTCAGGAGGGCTTTATTTATATGTTTATGATAATGCTTCCATCAATTCATCGAAGTGTTCTTCTATGTCTTTTCTACTTAATTGATAATTACCTCTGACTCTTCTTCCTACATCAGGAACATGTTTTTCTAGATAATCAACCAGTTTTCCTACTGTTCCATAACCATTAAGTTCTATGTAAACTGGATACTTGTCCTCTGAAATTTCAAAACTTCTATAACAAGAAGAAGGGCCTCTATGTAACCAATTTATACAAGAACCATGGTCTCCTCTATATCCATCTGCTATGATACGCACCATTTCTCTATCACTACTATCATCAAAAACATCATACAATGCTTCCAAGAATTTCAATACATACTTTGACTTTTCTTTCTGCTCAGTCCTGAATCCTTCCCGAAGCATCCGACCACGGAGACGACGGGATTCATTGAATTTTCCTTCTCTGGACATTTTTATATGATTTTCAGTCCTGATGCTGGAAATTTCATCATCAACAACATATCTTATTGCTTTGAACATTGGTCCGGCTGAAAACACAATATCGAAATTTTCAATATCATAAACATCAATATCCAATGAAGCACCTAAATCAATAAGAGGCCTGACTATTTTCGTCAAAGCATCTGTCATATTTATTGGCAGATTAGGAAGATTGGTTTTTACTCCTTCATCATCATTTCTGCGATGGATTTGAACATATGAACCTTCGACTGGATTCAAATCTTTGTCAAAGGCATCAAATCCTTTTCTGTTTACTGTTAGTCGTCCAAGCATTTTTCATTCTCCTTATTTTGTCTTTGTCATTATGATTCCATCTTCTTCCGTTTCCTGGACAGCGACGAAACCAAAACTTTCATAGATTTCGATCAATTTAGCCATCTCGGTTCCTTTGTCCGGATATGCTCGAAGGATGAACTGTTTGCAATGTTCCCTGTTTTCAATCTCCTTCAAGCCCATTCCGAACAAGGTCTTTCCGAGACCAATTCCCCGGTATTCCTTGTTTATGTAGAAATACTCGATGTTCGTAACTCTTTCGTCGGGGTCAAATCCTCTCATTATGTCAAAGTCAAATTCATCGGACAAAGTTTCTTCATATTCGTGCATGATTACTTCAAAATATCCACAGGTATATGACAAATATCCTATCTGTTCACCATCCAAAATGAACTTCACTTCGTTTTCTGAATAGTCAATTGATATGTTCATTTATTGTCCATTATGATTTGATTGCAACAGAATGTCAATTTCCTGATGATTTTTCCTGGAGAATTATATGAAAAATCCAAGCCATCTGAACGAACGAAGAATGAGTCCGACATTATCCACGTCTTCAAAATGTCGAAGTCACCGGAATTCGTATATCCTTTCGGAGACAAAACCGAAATCCTGATGTCTCCTATACAAGCCGATGACCAATAACGATGAATGCCATATTGGTCAATGTTCCTTATTTCCAATTCATTCACCAATTCCGAAACCTTCCAATCCTTGGTTTCCTCCATGGTGATCGTGAATTCGTAGCCATCGTTTTCCTTCATCACAGGACGGGAGAATGGACGACCTTGCACCTGGAATCCGACCTTCTGAAATTCCACAGGTTCCTGAATGGATATGTCCGTGACCATCCAGTTCTTTACATCCACTCCCAGGGTATCAGGAAAATTGACGATAAACCAGTTGTTCGGTTGTATCGTCTTTTGATTGAACGCTTCCTGTTCCTTTTGAAGAGGTACCTTGGCCATCTATCAGTCTCCCTTCAATGCTTCCTTGCAGTTGTCGGTGCCGTCCAGTGACCAATAGTCGAATGCGAAAGTCGCTGTGTATTTCACTGCATCTGATTTTCCATAGTCCAACTTCACGGACGAAATGCTTGTGATGAATGCATTTCTTATCTTCACTTCGGCTGGAAGCAACTCACCGTTCATGGCATATTGACGAATGACGATTGTGGTGACGAAAGATTCCTTGAAGTCATTGTATCGTCTGTAATATTGGTTGTCCAGCTGAGAATGGTCATAGATTTCGTGAATCCAGGAGTTGAGCATGGTGACCACTGTCTGGTCCTCACGTTCAATGAAGTCTATGTCCACCGTCTTTCCACCATCATCCGCGGGCAGAGGAAAGTTGTAGGTATGCCCGAGATATTTTGACGATGTATAGGCAACCTTGCGGTCAGGAATGGAAACACCGATTGCGCGGAATTTGAGTTTGTCCTTCATTCCAATCGACTTGCCTGAGCAAGATGACCACAATCGGTGATCCTTGATGCATTTCGGATTGTAGATTTCCACTTCCCACAGATTGGTCTTCTGTGGGTCCACCATGTTGGCGAATTTGTTGACAATGTGGAAATCCGGCATCCGCTATCCTTTATTCAACCCGGTCTGTAAGTTCCCACCAGTCATACTGGAAAGTGCAGCTGTTTTCAAGACCATTCGAGTTGTCATAAGTCAAGCTGATGTCACCGACCGAGGTAGGCCAAGCGTCGTGGAAGATGACTCCTTTGGAAAGGGGTTCACCGTCCATGCCGATCAGCTTGAGTTTGATGTCGGCCGAATAGTTGAATCCACGAAGTCCATTGGGGTATTTCTGTCCGGCCAAACCGTGACCACCGTTCCCCTTGGAGGACATGGAATCGAAGATGTTGTTCACCCAGGTATTCAGAGCACGAGTGATATACTGGTCTTCGTATTCATAAAACTGGATGTCCAAAGTCTTGCCGCTCATGTCTTCGGTTCCTGCATAGTTGGATACCATGCCCATATACCGAGTTTCAATGCTAGGAATCTTACGACCAGGAATTGAACAAGACTTGGCACGAATCATCAGTTCCTTGGTCTGAGGAATTTCATTGCCTTCGACAGAATATACAAGACCCTGAGGAATCTGAATTCTCACCTGCCAGAGATTCGACTTCTGAATGTCCGGCAGGGAGTTCTTTACTGCTGCGATATGATAATTGCTTGCCATCTATTTTTCTCCTCTCAGACTAGGATTCCGTGAAGGAAACCCCGGTTCTGGTCACTATGATGTTGAGGTTGATGAATTCCACCGTCTTGACCGGCTGAACGTATAGGTCGATGTTCAGTTCATTGTTGTCGATTGTGTAGGGGGTATTGTTGGTCGAGTCGCACACGGTATTGTATGCATAAAGACCACCACCTGCATAAATCGTCTGAAGGAACTGGTCAATGCCCGACTTCACACGAGAACGGAGAAGTTCGGTATTGGGCTCGAACAGATACGCCTGAAGGGAGGGTTCGAGGGTGTTTTCGATGTAGAGCAAGAGGCGTCGGACATTGATGCGGTCGAGAGCGGAGGCCTTGACCTGACCCGTCTTCTGTCCCCACATGTAGTCACCTGCACCACGCACCCGCTTGGAGGTGTTGACGTTGTTGGCGTAGAGGTAGCCGATTTCCTGTTCGGTGTAGACCTTCATCTGGTCCAGGGTTCCCATCGCACCTCTATTCAGCCCGGCAGGAGCGTCCCAAACATGAGCCACATTGTCGTTGTTGGCTATGATACGACCAGCGAAGGCGACCTTAGGAAGGTAGATGTTCTTGTTGGTGTATTGGTCATAAACCAAGTCCGTGCCGGCGTAGATGCCTACATAGCTGTTTCTTGCGAAAGAATTGATATTGGGCAATTCAGTTTCAACTATGGTCTGTGCCTTCACTACATTCAACCCGGAAACGGGAATCACGGCGAAGCAGTCCCGACGAGAGGAAGCGACTTCGCAGACGGCCTGGACCAGTTCCTTGACAATGGCGGTTTCGGTAACATAAGGAGCCATCAGGATGTTCGGGGTCACCTGTTCCTTGGAGCCGTATAGTGCTCTCCAACAATCAGCTATGCCGTCGGTCGAAGACTGATTGTATTCACCCTTAGGCAGAGCCGTGACGTTCTTGGCGGAATAGTTGAGTTCCGAGGAAATGTAGGTCACTGCCTTTTCCATTTCCACTTCAGTCCCTTCATCGGAACCACAGGAAAGTTCATATCCACTGAGAGTGACGTCAATGCTTCCGATTGTACCTTCAGACTTGATAAGGGTCTTGGTCAGGTATATCGTAGTGCTCCGTCTGGATTCACTGTCAATTGCTTCCCAACCACCAGTGACGTCGAATTCGGTTCCATCTGCAACCAGCTTGCCTTCGGAAACCGTAAGGGAGTCAACTGCAGTTCCGCCGATTGTGGCTCCATCGATCTTGACCTTGAGAATCCCGTTTTCGAAGGTAGGATCAGCATAGGTCAGAGTCATTTCAGTGGAGCCGGAAGTCAGAGTTTCCGGAACAGTGAGCGTGGAGGAGAACAGGATCAGAGGAACAACAGGATAAAGAGTTCCTTCAATCGGTTTCTTGTTGGTGTTGACGTAGATGAAATCGGAGTATCCGTTGACCACGTCCTTGACGAACATGGAATTGCCGGAATAGTCCTTGGCCAGAGGGTCATTGGAAACCACCCAGGATTCGGTAGGAACCAAGTCCTTCAGAGGATCAACACCGGTCCAACCTGCATCTTCAAATGACTTGTCGGTGGTCTTGGTATAGACGTTGATTCTGTAGTATTTTACCGGTTCGCCATTGATGTTGGTTTCGGGATATTTCCCCGCCCAGGTATAGCCATAGGTATAGGCCATAGTCTGAGTTTCGGTGTTGTCTTCGGTCACCACGATGATGCCAATGTTGTCGCTTTCGTTCGAAGCGCCAAGTGCAGTGATGACCAGAGGCGAATCAGTGATCTGTTCAGCAGGATAATACTTGTTCGGCTGGTTGCCGTCTTCGTATCCATCTTCAGAAAAGATGTCTTTGCCTTCGGATTCCTGTCCTTCCTTCCATGATTCACCATCGACCTTGATGTAGCCAACTGTGTCGTTCTCGGTGGCTGGACGAGTGAACCACATGAAATCGGATGCCTTGAGGAATTCGATTGCGGTGTAGATCGGGTATTCATCTCCATTAATGGGCGCGCCGAACTTGGACACGAAGTCCTTGTTGCTCGTGGTCAAAACCCGTCTGTTGGTCATGCCCTTGGGAGTCCGGCCCACCAAAGCACCGACGTTGGTGCCAGCGGGAACGGTCACTTCGGACAAGTCTATCTCTTTGACCTGTACGCCTGGTGCTCTGTATGATGCCATATTCGTTATCTCCTAATGATAAAACTTTCTGTTGAATTTAGAACGTGTCGCTTTCGTCATATTCCCAATCGTATATGTTCCCCACATAATCGACTTTCTTCAGTTTTTCCATCAATGACTGGGCAATGGCTTCATCTTCACCGGTTACACAGGAGATAGCATCTTCCATGCCTATATTTTTATAAGTTGGACAACTTACAATTTTGAATACATCATGATATCCGCCACCACATGGACCATCCCAATCATATCCATCATCATATCCTTCTGATGTAAAAGATGCAAATTCTACTGGTGAATCATCACAGTATTCTTTTACATCAAAAAGCATTTTTGTTTCTTCTTCATTGAGATTTGCTTGTTTTGCAAGTTCCTTTAGATTCAGGTGAATTGTCGGAGGTTCACCTATTGCATTTCCAGAAGAACATGTCCATAATTCTCCTTCATTTTCTATGTCAAATTCCATAACAACATCTTCTGTATCATCCCAGCTTGAACCACTCAGATAATTGCCTTCAAACAATCTTCTCATATCACCCCTCACTTCTGGTTGATCACACCAACGGTTTCGCCTTTGTCACCAACCCAGGCGTCCTTCGACTTTTCGGGAGGAGGAATCTGTTCAACGTTCGGGTTGTATTCAATTCCAAGCAGCTTCAGGAAATGATTCTCGGCTTCCTTGGCGGCATTTTCAATAACCGCCAAAGCCAGCTGTTCATCTCCATCCAAGTGCCAAAGAAGGACTTGCCATTCCTTTGATCCTGGCTTGATCGCCAACTGCTTCAATGCCTGCTTGTAGTCCGTGGTTATCGCATCTACGCAGGTGTTTTCCTTCAAATAATCCTTGAAGTTTTTCATTTTTGACTATCTCCTTGTCAAAATTCCTACAATCAATTTAGCCCTCAGTCCCTGGACAACTTCCTTGAGTGTCCAGGATGACTTTTCGGTCCAATTTAGAGATAACAGCTAGGTTATAGTTTCCTATGGAAAATGAACAGTAAGGTTATACCGTCCTAGGCCTTCTTGGGCTTTCTTCCACAGGATTTCCTTTCAATGCAGTATCCAGTCTTTTCGCATTTAGGAACGAAAAGATTGTCCGAAATCCACTTCCATTCATCGTCCAGTGCTCCTAATGCCTTCTTCAGTTCATAGGCAAGTCTGTGGATTTCATGGTATGCTCGGCCACAAAGACGCTGGTTCATGAAGTTCTCGAGCATTCTCAGGTTGCATTTCCAGATGATTTTGGTGCTCATGCCCAAAGGAAGGACATTGGCCGCATCCTCCTTTGAAACGCCGAGTTCCATCAACTTCTTGTATCCTTCCTTGATTTGATTCATGACCTGATCATAGATTTCCTCTTGGTCAGGTTTCATCGGAGGAGTGAAGTAGTCGAATTCCGCACAATTGACATATCTGGTCGATTCCTGAAGACGAGTTGGGGATCCTCCAATGTGGGTATAGAGTTCCCGAATTGCACGAGCGGACCACCCGGAAAGGACCACTTCAATGTCAACGAATTCCATCGTCCTACCATGGCCTGACAGGATGCAATCCTTACCACGGGTGATGTTCTTTTCCAGATTGTCTTCCGAGTTCCAGCAAATTCCGGCCATCTTCCCGATTTTCTGCAAGGGATTTCTGGTGGTCTCGTCCAATATTACAACTTTTTCCACTTCCTTCTTTTCCACCAGTTTCGACTTGAATTCCGAGTTCCACTTCTTATCGTCCACCCAATAGGCAGGGCACTGTTTCCATGTTACGTCGAAATGGCGGATGACGTTTTCGGCCGGGATGTTGAATTCGGCCATCAGTTCCTTGGTCAATTCAATGGCCATATCAATTGTTGCCTGGTTCGGAAGGATTTCGGTCTTGGTGCTTCCGGTTCCGCAGAGTTCAATGCCTATGGAGTTCGTGTTGGTGCATTTTCCGTTGTAGGTTCCGCCTTGAGTTCCAGACAGAAGTTTCCCGCCACAATGCCAAGCCGCGTGACTGAGGGGAACGGACTGAAGGATTTCCTTGCCGTCCACGAAAAAGTGTGCAGAGGACTTGGTGACATTGTTCTTGAAGTATTTGCAGTTCCCAGCGGCCGTGTCGTTTTTGTTGGCCGTATAATGTATGACAATATAACATACTTTGCCTAGGTCCCTGCTGGTCTTGGCGAAATTGTCCTGATGTGCCTGAACTAGTTTGTATTGCTTCATTTGGTGTCCTTGTTTGAAGAAAATAAAAAACAAGCTTGGCGTCAACGGTCGTCGGTGCCAAAACCTGATAAATGCGCGTGTGTTTTCCCTTTGCCGCCACCTACGAACATGCGGAATTCGCTCCTTTCAACCATAATTTACGTTTGGTCAACTTGATCCTTGAATTTTGTAAAAAGAAAGAAGGATTAAAGGAAGAAGGAGTGTATAGGGTAGTTTGTCCACTCTTTATCTTCTCTTTCTTCTCTTTCTTTGATTGATTGATCTTTCTTTCTTGATCTGTATTTAGTAGGAAAGAAAGATTGAAAGGTAACCTTATGGTTGAAGAAACTGAAGGTTTCTTCACAAGGATGTCAAGAGACTGAAATGCAATGGAGGGCTCTTGCATCCTTGAGTTAGATTGATTTTCCTGGAGTAGAGATAGGAAAACCCTCTTTACTGTATCATGTTTCCTGACGTATCCAAGACGGAATACTTGAATCCTTGCTTGGTCTATGACTCTGTCTCTTTCCGTTGTCTTGAGGAAGTTCCATAGTCTGAGATTCCATCCTTCCTCTTCAATCCAGTTCTTGAGGTGATTTCTCCATAGAGAGGCAACGTGCTGTCTTGAAAGGATCGAGTTCCTTCTCTGTTCAGGGGTATATGTGGAAGTCCAGGCAGTGGTGTAGAAATAGGATGCTGAATAGGCAAGGTCATGATCAGTCTTGTCCGTTTTGACCTTCTTGTATTCCTGGATGTAGAGGTCTGTCCATTGTTCCTTGGTAAGGGAGGAGACAAGATGACGGAGCTGGTCTGCAATTACCGCTGATGTGCGTTTCCTTTTGCCGGAAGGAGTGTAATATGTTTTTGCAGGAGCTGCAGGAGTTTGAACGATTTCCTTAGGTTCAGGTTCTGTTTCGACTTCCGGTTCTTCTTGAATCTGCTGGACAGGAGCTGGTTCCTCCGTGAATTCATCGAATGTGCCCTTCGCTTTCTTTTCATATTGATGTTCCATGACTTCCCGAATAGGAAGAAGGACATTGTTGAAGATGTAGAAATAGTCATCCTGATCATTGATGTGTTTTGAGATTTCATCAATGGAATCGGAGGAATTGAAGGCAAAAGGATTCTTGATGATGTATTTGGCGAAACCAGGGTCAGCGTGGGAGGAGGAGAATTCATTCCATCTGCTGTTGAGCCAGTCCATGAATTTGACTGCTGATTCTCTGGAAACCCACTTTTCGAACACCCAGCCAATTTGAATGTTTACTGTATGTCCTTTTTCCGTGACCTTGTTGTGGACGATGACGTAGGTCGGTTCAAATCCTTCCAAGTTCATTTCCCAAAGGAAGGATTCAAGGTCAGCTTTCCAGCGGTTCAAGTTCATTCCGTCAATGTCAATGACAGCGACATTGGTGAATGGCTTGATTTTTGTTCTGATCTTGCCTTTTTCGATCGAGATGATTTCACAAGGACCAGTCGAGAATGATCTGGAGTTTCTGGCGCTCCACATCATACGAATATATTCGAGGCCGGTGATCGGTTTGGAATTGTCTGGAATGACATCCATTTTTCTGTCACCGGGATGGAACATTTTTGATTGTTCAGTTCCGTCTTGACCTATCCATTTCTTTTTGGTGTTTCTGGAATAGGTTTCGAATTCTGCACCTATGCGAGGATAGACCATGTCGGTGAAATAGTCACCAGTTTCGTAGAATTCATATTTTCTTTTTTGAGAAGGTTTCAGTCGTTGTGTTTTTGGTTTGAATGAAATAATCTGATTGACTTTCTTTGATTCTTCATTCAGTTCTTTTGAATTCAAATTCTTGGTCAGTAGATTTTCAGTAGATGTGCCTATACGGAACAAATAGTTGTTGTTTTCCGAAGAAATATGGGAATTCATATAAATGTTGTTGACTTTATATGTCACCCAATCTTCAAAATCATCAGACTTGGTTTGCTCTTTGAGTTGCTTTCGTTTTCTTTCAGCTCTATTTCTCAGAGCGGCATAAACCTTTTTGTCCAGATAGTTCACAGGACCATAGAATTTTGTAGGTTTACCTTCTGGATCCTCATGCAATGGAAGTTCAAGTAGGTTTCCTATTTCCTCAAGATCAACAGTTTCTGACAATTTATGACGTTGCGTAACTTCGACATAATCTCTGGAAACTGTATCATAATATCCTTGAAGGTAATCCTTGCTGACAAAATGGGAATCAAACTCCTCTACAGAAGACAGGAAAGACAACTGCTCCGGAAGCCGTTCCTTTTTTTCTGTTTCATTTTGTTCAGTCAAAGTGTCACACCTCAATTGAATTTACTTTTTAGCTGTATTGCGTCTTTTGAGCATTTCATTCACCTTTTCACAAAGAAGAATTCAATAATGTCAAAAATGTTTCTCTTTCCATTTAATTCAAACACCTCGACACAAATGAAAGTTCCTGACCAAGAATATCCGTCAGGTGATCATGAAGGTCATTTTGAAAACCTAGAAATTCATTGCTGAAATAGCTCCAAGACAAATCTTCCAGAAACATATGAAAATCAAGTTCCGGAGTAATGTCCTTTTCGAACAAATTGAAAATTGTTTCAGTATCACCCAACCATCCAGCCAATTTGTAGATTTCTATATCTGACATTCGCAACCCTTTGGATAGGACATAATCCTACCCCCTCTATAATATAGCAAGGTAGAGGATAAAAAGTCAAAATCAAATTGGCCAAAATAAAACGAAATGGCCATAATGTTAGTAGATTGTTAGTAGATTGTTAGTAATTTCACCATTATTTTACATAGAGTTTACAATAAGGAGATTCATACCCTTAAAGAAACTAAAATCTGAGCCAAAAATTTTTACAGATGGCTAGCATATATAGTGTACATTTGAGCAGTATATTGATTATATTTACACTAACCCCAACAAACAGAAGGCATCATCTTGAAACACATCAAACTTTCCGACCTAAAAGAGTTCAAGGACTTTGTTCCTGTGGCTCATGAACCAGAATTCATTTCCTCTGACGTCGCGACCATCAATCTCCTCTTTTCCGGAGACGTGAATGGCGGTATCGAGAAGGGCGTCATCAACATGATTTCAGCCGACTCGTCCCTAGGCAAGTCCATGATCGCTTTGAAGTTCCTGAAGAATGCACAGCGAAAAGGAATGGACTGCTATGTGATTGACTCCGAAACAGCTTTCAATCCCAAAATGGCGGAAGAATTCGGTGTTGACATTTCCGAAGACGCCCTTACGGTTTTCCAAACTTCCGAAATTGTCAAGATCAAACAGATCATTGCGAAGCTGGCGGAAGGAAGAACAATCGAAGAACGCAGAAACACCTTCATCGTTCTTGACTCCTGGGGCACACTTGTTTCTCCTGTGATTTTGACAAAGGCCGAAGAAGGATCAGAAACCAAGGACCTTTCGCTTTCTCAGTGGAAGAACGACTTGGCCAACTGCTTGAAGGCATTCGGTCAGACCTACATCGTGGTCAATCACGTCATGGCAAACGTTGGTGGATTCGGCGACCCGCTCGGGGTCCCAGGAGGAAAACGCCTCTATTTTAATTCTCAGAACGTTGTCCTAGGCATGAGCAAGGCGAAGCAGAAGGACGAAGAAGGGGACGTCGAAGGTGCAATCATCACCGCCATGGCTCACAAGGGTCGCACAGTGAAGGAAAAGTCCAAACTTCGTTTCCGTATCATGCACTCCGGTGGCCTTGATCCTTTCTATGGTCTGCTCCCCGACGCTGAAGAAGGTGGATATGTAATCAAGCCTAAGGCCGGTCGTTATTCTCGTCCTTCCGTTCCTGATGACAAGCCATGGAAGGAAACCGAAATCTACTGCAAGGAATTCTGGGTGCCGCTTTTCCAGAACACCGACTTCAAGGAATATCTGAAGAACAAGTATACCTATCAGGCGAAGGAAGGAGAAACTTCCGACCTTTCTTCTGAATACTCCTTCTGATCAAGTCTAGATTAAGCAGAACAAAACCTCAACAACCAAAGGAAACACAAGCATGCAAGTCACCTACAACTCCGAACTGCTCAAGGCCATCAACGACCTGACCATCATCAACGATCGTCTGGCCATCAACAAGGAAGACGAAGAAGTGAACATCAAGGCGAGCGACGAAGCCCACCTCATCATGTATCACCTCTCGGCTCCTCTTGAAAATCTGAATCTCTCGGACACCATTGCCTTCTTTGACTATTCCCGTTTCTACAACAAGTTCTCGATGTTCGAAAATCCTACCTTGGAAATCGACGAGGGGAACATCACTTGCAAGAGCGGGAATCGGGTGGCGACTCACAACCTCGCCTCCACTTCGGTGATCGGGAATGCCTTCAACAAGATCAACATTCCTTCGATTGACATGAAGTTCAAGCTGACCGCGGAGATGATAAAGAATTTCAAGGACCTCACCTCCAGTGCCTACTTCGACTCCAACCGCATCACCCTTGACTTCAACAATGACGTCGCCAGCTACAAGTGCCATTCCACCAAGCACGCCAACACATTCACTGATGATCTGACGGCTGAACGGGTGACCGAAGAGAAGTTCGACGTCACAATCGACGCCAAGGTCCTTTCCCTCATTCCTTCGGCCAACTATGACGTCAGCGTTTCTTCCGCCGGCATCATGGAAATGGCAATGGAACGCACCGACAACATTTCCGTCAAGCTGTATGTTGCACGGGTAGCTGAATAATGGCGAGAAGAAAGAAGGAAGAAAAGACAGAACAGGTCGAAGGGGAGGTCAAATCCTCCCCTGATACCGCTGTTCAGGACACCCCTGAAATCCCGAAGCCGACTGTCCCTCGGGAAAAGTTGATCGAAGAGATGAACAAACTTTCACCACTTGATCGACTCAAGATGTTGGCAAAGGTCATGGGTGTGCAGATGAACGAACCGAATCCTGATTGTCCGGTATGTCACGGGAACGGATATACTGAGGTGAAAGAGGACGGGGAAGTTCAACCCTGCATGTGCATCTTTCCTGGTTTCGGAAACGTCAGATTGAACAGGGAACAGAGAAGGAAGTTGGCGAGACAGAGGAGGAAACAGAAATGCCGGAATACACATACCATTGCAAGAAACACGGAAACTTCACTGTCCAAAAGTCAATGGACAAAGCAAGCGAACCCGAATACTGCATCAAATGCGGAGAACAAGCCGAGCGAGTCTGGAACGCCAACATAGATCAGACGATGTATCAGCGGGAGAATTGGAGGAAGAACATTTCACCCGGTGATTACGGAAAAGTCTTGAACGGAGAACGGGACCCTTATTGAGGTCCCTTTCTTTTTTCATAAACTTTGATCACTTTGGCCGAAAAGTTATTATATTATATTCAGAACCACAGATGATCACAAGGAGGATCACATGCCTCAATTCGAACGCGAACTCACCCGAAACATCGCCGAGGGTTTGGTCAAGGAATTCATGGCCAAGCACAATCTCGAAAACATTGCCCAGAGTCGCCGGACCTATATGTTCGACTTCAACGGCTACCGAGTCACCCTGAACTGCCAGATGTGGTGCTTCGCTGTAAAGAATCGCGAGGCCTATGGGATCAGGGACGAATCCGCTATTTCCATGATCAAAGCTGACCTCGCGAGGATCGAAGATGGAACCCTTCCTAAAGACAAGCCGAGCATCTTTGACTGATGCTCAGATTGACTTCTCGAACAAGCTGCTGAACAAAATCTTCGTAGTCAAGTTGCAAGAAGATGGCTGGGTGAAGTCTGGAATCTTCCCTAGCTATGGGTCGACGCTTATTATATATAGGGCAGATGAGTCCTACCTTATCTACACCCTGAAGCTGAACAAGTCCGGTGTACCCATTATTAACTGGGTCACAACTAAAAATCCTATAAATTTCTATCGTCCCTCCCTCGGTGGAATGGCAGTTCAGTCCGAGGCGAAGATGTACAGTGAGTCCATGGAAGATTTTTTTGCAAGAATAATTGGAGAAATTCGGCTAAAATGACCAACTTTCGAAAAAAATGCATTTTTATGAAAAAAGTTGGTTCCGTTTTGGCCAAAAGTTATTATATTATTAGAGCCAGGCCAGAGAAGAGTTCGAAAGCCTAGCAAGAACCACCAAGAACCTAGCCAGGAGGCACCTATGAACAACACCGAAATCAAGATCAGCACCTCTGAAGTTCCCGCCATCATCGGCGTCGACACCCACAAGACCGCCGTCAACGTCTGGGAAGAAAAGACCGGGAAGGTCACTCCCACCGAAACCACGGAAGCCATGGAAATCGGCTCCGCCCTCAAGGAAGTCGCCAAGCGGGTCTGGGAAGTCAAGACCGGCAAGATCGTCAAGCCCGGTGTCCAGGTTTCTTCCGGTCACTCCTGCGGGACGGTCGACGGCATGGTCGACGGCACCCCGGTCATGATTCAGACGACTCCCTTCGCCTGGGACGAAATCCCGGAAGCGGTGAAGGTCAAGGCCCAGCACTACATGGCCATGGGTGGCTGGTCCTCCATCAAGGTGATCTGCATGGTCTCCGGTTGCGGCAAGGCTATCGAAGAACACGAAATCGAAGCCGACGCCTCCGGCAAGGCCATCCTGGAAGCGGTCGAACACTTCGTCGAGAACGTCGAGAAGGAAGTCGCTCCCGCTCCTCAGACCATCGAAGACTGCCGCCGAATCTGGTCCAAGTCCGAAGGCGACACGGTCGAAGCCACGGAAGAAATCGCGGCGAAGATCGAGGCCCTCAAGGCCGCCACCGCCAAGGCCAAGGAAGCCGAGGCCGAAGCGGACGCCCTGAAGAAGTCCATCATGGAAGTCATGGGCTCCGCCGAAACCCTCACGGTGAATGGCAAGAAGGCGATCACCTGGAAGTCCAACAAGGACTCGGTCAAGACCGACTACAAGGCCCTGGTCGAAGCCCTCGCCCCCTCGGCCGAAGTCCTGGCCGAACACACCTCCACGGTTCCCGGTGCCCGGGTTTTCCGCATCGCCAAGTAAGTCGGTTCGGGAAAAGGGAAAGGGGCTCGACGAGAGCCCCTTTCTCATATTGTCTAAACATTCTCCCTGGCTGCATAGGATGAGTTTTGAGACATTTTCTGCAAGGGTAGCTATAACTTACTAGCTATCAAATAAATGTCTCAGAATGATTCCCTGGAGATGTGGGACAGTTTGGAAGATTTCGAAGAAAATGCACTTTCTGCAAAAAAGTTGATACGCTCGGACCAAAAAGTTATTATATTATAAGCAAAGCCCAAAAGAACCACGGAGGCGCACATGAACACAAAGGAACTTTTCGAAGCCATCAAGAACACCCCCGGTCACGTGGAAAAGTCCAAGCTCGTCCACGCGAACATGACTGACGGACTCAAGGGCATCCTCGCCTACACCTACACTCGGGACCGCTACCACGTTCGCTCCACCAACGTGACCATCCCCGCTCCCGGCACGGACGACCTCATCTCCGTTTTCAACACCTACCCCAAGGCCACTCTGGACGACCTGAAGGCGGGGAAGATTTCCGGCAACGCGGGCATCGCGGCGGTCGAAAAGGTCCTCTCCACACTGGACGCCTACAGCCAGCAGGTCTATCTCGCGGTCCTCGATCATAACCTCAAACTCGGGGTTTCTTCCTCGGTCATCAAGGATCTCGGCCTCAACGACAAGTTCGAAGTCGCGCTCGCCGCCAAGCTGCAGGACCAGAAGGGTTTGGACGTGTTCGACGGCAACTGGTTCGTCTCCCGCAAGCTGGACGGTTGCAGGTGCGTGGCGGAAGTCAACTGCGAAACTCGGGAAGTGAAGTTCCTTTCTCGCCAGAACAAGGAATTCACCACCCTCTCCAACCTGGTCGAGCCCATCCTCGCCAAGTTCCCCGAAACCGAAGGTATCTTCTATCTCGACGGGGAAATCTGCCTGGTGGACGACGAAGGAAACGAGGACTTCAAGGGGGTGATCTCCGAAGTCAGGAAGAAGAATCACACCATGGAACATCCCGCCTACAACGTCTTCGACCTGCTCACCTACGACGAGTTCTGGGGCACGGTGAAGTCTCCCATCTTTTCCCTCCGCCACAAGGCCATCATCGATCGCGAGTTCGATGGGGTCTTTGTCCGCCCCCTCAAGCAGGAACGGGTCACCTCGGAAGAACAGTTCCTCAGGTGGAAGGAAGAAGTCAAGAAGGGTGGCTGGGAAGGCCTGATGCTCCGCAAGGACGCTCCCTATCTCTCGGGTCGCACGAAGGAACTCCTCAAGGTCAAGGACATGCAGGACGCCGAATACGTGGTCGAAGACGTGGTCCGCGGAGACATCTCCTACGCTGAACCGGGTCGCGGCCAGGTCACCTTCACGGACGTCATCAAGGCGCTCGTCATCTCCCACAAGGGGGACAAGGTTCAGGTTGGCTCCGGTCTTTCCAAGGAACAGCGGCTGGAATGGGCGAAGAATCCTGCGGCCATCATCGGCAAGACGATCACGGTCCAATACTTCGAAGAAACTCAGGCGAAGGACGGGACCTACTCGCTCCGCTTCCCCATCCTCAAGATTGTCTACGAGAACGGGCGCAACTGCTAGCAGAACATAGAGCACCGGGTTGGCCTGAATATCATAACCCAAACAAGCGCATTCTCTTCCCCGATACTTGGGTCAGCTCGGTGCTCTAAATTCAATACAAGACGTTTCTCGCAGGGAGTTGATATGTTTAATAATTATTACATAAAATGTGAATGCACATGGACGGATGAAGAATTACAAGAAGATCCTATGGGGGGAGATGAAGGTCCAAATCAATTCGAAGATGGTGAAACATATTCATTGAGCGATGTCGATGATATGATAAATTCTTTTGTTGAGGATTTTGAAGAACAATGTTGGTGGGGTGACCGAGATTTTGATGATAGATATATAAGAAAAGATCGAATTTCCATAGAAATTGATAATGATTTGGATAAATTCGCAATAAACTACATAGACGAAAATGAGGTAGAAAAGACATTAGCGACATTTAACATTAGTGTTCATTTGTATGACAATAATGATACAGACATACGTCCATCGGATTTGAAAGAATTATATGGACACATCAAGGGTCAATTAAACAGTCTTTGATCAAGAGTCAATAGATTTCAAAAAGTCTAGCTCTCGATCAGGGGGCTAGATTTTTTTGCAGATTTCTTTTCCATTCCACCTTGACAATTATTATATTATACACACGAACCACAGAGTTCTGAAGAAGTTTGAAAGTCAGGTCGGCAGGTTTAATGCTCCATATCTCAGTAGGCAGAGAGTCCGACTGTTAATCGGAATGTCCCAGGTTCGAACCCTGGTGGAGCAGTGTTTTAGGAGTCGCTCCACCTCGCGGTCTTATAAGCCGTTGCGCATAATAAATCAGGTGGCGGTGCGCATGTTGGGTTCAATTCCCTCGACTCCTATCGCACGTGTCGTATAGTGGCTATTACCCCGCCCCTCCAAGGCGGAGACACCGGTTCAATTCCGGTCACGTGCTTTGAAGCAGCTCCACTGAAACTCGGTAGCAAGTGGAGACCCGTTGGAATCGAGTTGTCGTGAACGGGTGGGTCGTTTTCCGTGACCCAGAATTAGTTGTTGTAAAGGACACCAAAGTCCTATGATTGACGTTCCAAAGCGGATATCTCATAGGGCAACGGAATAAAGTTTATGGGCGACCACCGAAAACGTCGATACCATGCCGGAAACACCACATGTTCAGAGCGTGTTGCAACAGCATGGTCCCTTGGCACTTCGTCAAGTAGCACGATAGGTGCGAGCCCTTTGATTTTCGTTTCCGTTGAATCTATCTTTTCGGAAACGACCACCGGAAGGCGTTGGGATAGAACAGCGCTTGACAGATCATATTCGTGGTCCTCCGGTGGAAACCTTTTCACTTCAGACCATCGCTTCGATTTGATTTGAAGTGAACCCATCGGGAGAGGTCCCAGAATCGAAGCAACTGCTCTAATTGTTGAGCAAGAATGATAAACCCTCGTCATAGCTTGATAGTGACCTATTTGGCCAATAGCAACCTTTCAAGTGATTGATGAACCGATGGGAACACTTTTGGGAGATTGGCCGAGTTGGTCGATGGCGGCGGTCTCGAAAACCGCAGGTGGACCTCAAGTTCATCCGCAGGTTCGAATCCTGCATCTCCCGTTTTGACTTTCTGGAGCGTGGCCGAGTGGATTATGGCGGCTAGTGGGGTGGCAACTCACGGCTTGACGCTCTCGCCGGGCGCCTCGTGGGTTCGAATCCCACCGTTCCAGACCAGGGTGAACGCTAACGATGGCGAGTTAGGAGAGACTGTAAATCCCTTGCCTTTCGGCTCAGGAGGTTCGAATCCTTCTTCACCCACTTCGAAGGGACAGATTCCGAGGTTTAGCCATTGTCCCCGGAATTTGAAGGATGTTTCTTCCCCGTTTCCTTCCTTCTCACCTTCGAGCACTTTCACAAAAACGGAGAACACATGGACACAGAAAAACTCAAAGCCGACCTGGAACAAAACTTCATTGACCTCTGCAATTCCCGCGGGGTCAAATGGGAAAGGACAGAAGACAAGATCAAAGTCAATGACGTCCTTTTCCGATTCGAAGTCACGCCGATTTGGAACCAATATCATCACGAATATGACCAGTTCCGATATGTCGCCTACGTACAGATTGGTGAACAGATTTATTCCTATCTCGGACAAATCATGGATATTGACTGGAAGGGAGATATGATCCCTGTTCCTCGTCAGCATGATTTCGTTCATCGTTTCGTGGCCGATATTGAATCCAAGTCAGTTTTCGGTGAACGGAACGAAACCCTCGTCAAACTTTCCTAAAGGAGAAAGAAATGAAGAAAACCTTGAAGTCAGGGATAGTCAACTACGACAACGTCCCCATCTACAAGACCTCGGCCAACAAAAAGCATTGGAAGATTGTCCAGGCGTCCAAGTCCGAGTTCCACCTTCTTGAACGCTCCCGTGGTGGAAGCTATCATCTCATCAAGACATATTCCCGGTATCGTGACGCCCGCAAGTGGCTGAAGGACAACAACCCCGACCTGATCGTCTCCTATGTTCCTGGGGTGAATTTCTATTGTTCCTCTCAGCTCGAACCTGCCGAAACTCACATGACCTTTGGAGCCAAGTGATGAATCCCGATATCATCAAAGACATGCCGAACAATGTGGACTGGAATGTCTGGAAGCCATTGCTGGACGAAGCCCTGGAACAAATCAATTGGAATGACGCCGGAACAGCAGGTGATTCCCTTGGATATTCCTACTATCAGATCAAGGGTGACGCTACCGATCTTCAGCTCTACACCCTCATAAAGGAATCCGTGGAAGAAATGATCAAAGATGTTTGTTCCACAGATGAAACCAATGAGTGCGTGAATGACATCGGCTATTGGAAGTTGAAGGTCACAAAGTTGCCTCAGCCGAAGATTTCCGTGAAGTTCGTCATCACCGGAACAGAGGATTAGGACGGGGTACCTTATTCCTTTCCCACCCCGTCCAAGCCCATGCATAGAAGAAATACCAACGGCACTATGCATGGGCTTTACTATATTTTCATAAGAGGTACAAGATGAAAAAGAAAAACGAAAACTTCGATTGGCTCCCCAAGGAAAAGAACCAGACGCATAATCTGCTGATTTGCCCTAATGGAAAGTTCCTCATGTCGAAGATGGGGACGCTTGGAAGTGAACGAGATTTCTTTTTCGTCGGCCTGTTCAATTCCAAGGAAGAGGCAATCAAGTATTCCGGTGTCAAGGATCCTCATTTCTTCAAGACCAAGCCCGAAAAACTTCCTTGGTCAAAATTGGATTTTGTGATCTATGATTTCGGGTGGACAAATTTCTGGGTTGTCATTGCAGAGGAAACCTTAAGCAAATTGACAAAGAAAAATGGAACCATAATCGATTCCGGGAGATTGCAGGGATTGCCAAAGTTCGTCGCGGCCAGGTGCAAGACAATGGATTCTGCCTCGGCTTCCTTGGATGAATTCTGCAAATACACGGGATTCAAGAAGGGGAAGGTCGTGGTCTGGCATTTCAACCCTAGATTCGACGATAATGGCAAGGAAATACCGCAGGGCTGACAGGGAGGGCCCTAGGAGCCACTTTCTGACTTTGTAAGTATAACTTACTAGCTTACCCTGAAAATGGCCCCTTGGCTCTCCTATGAGCTGAGGGGCTAAATACATTGATATGGCTTTTGTACCTAATTTCAGTGATACGTTACGATGGGAAGGGGAGCAGATTGAATACACCCCCGAAATGCTCATCGAATGGAAGAAGTGTCACGATGACATCATTTATTTCGCCGAAAAGTATGTCTATGTGAACAACCTGGACACTGGCTACAATCTCGTCAAACTCCGTGACTATCAGAAGGAATTGCTGCTTGCCTACATGGATGATTCAGACCCGGACAAGAGAAACACCGTGGTCCTTTCCTCACGACAGTCAGGCAAGACGGAAACTTCATCGATCTTCATGCTGCACTACATCTTGTTCAATGAATACAAGAAGGTTGCAGTCCTCGCGAACCAGGCGAACCTTGCATTCGAAATCGTGTCCAACATCAAGATGAAGTATGAGCACTTGCCGAAATTCCTTCAACAGGGAATCAAGCGAGTTGGTGGATGGGCCGCGGGAAGAATCAAGTTGGAGAATGGGTGCGAAATGAGAGCGGGCGCCACGACACCACACTCGATTCGTGGCTTTTCGGTCAATGTCCTGTTCTTGGACGAATTCGGAATCATTGACTCGAAGATGGCGAAGGAATTCATCAAGGCAGTCTTCCCCACCGTATCTTCCGGCAAGACGTCAAAAATCATCATCTCCTCCACCCCGAAAGGAATGAATCACCTGTATGACATTTGGGAAAAGGCGACCCGTGGTGTAGGTACATTCAAGCCGATCAAGGTCGACTGGACAAGAGTGCCAGGAAGGGACGAGAACTTCAAGAAGAAGCAGATCGAGGACATAGGCATTTTGGCCTGGAGGCAGGAATATGAATGCGCCTTCCTCGGTTCGTCCAAGTTGCTACTTGAAGGCGACTCCCTGATGTCCTACGGGATTCCGAAAGAGCCGATCAGATATGAATACAATGAACGTTTGAGGATCTACGAGGACTACAAGCAAGGTTGTTCCTATGTGATCGGTGTTGACCCTGCAGTAGGAAACGGTGGAGACGACTCTTGTATACAGATATTGAGGATAGACGGCAAGGACAAGTTGGAACAAGTCGCGGTGTTCAATGACAGTCAGACTCAATACGAGACGTTCTGTCAAATAGTGGTGGAACTTGCAGCTCGATACAACAATCCACCGATGATGGTGGAAAACAATGGCGTAGGTTCCGCAGTGGCCAACAAATTGTTCTATGATCTCGAATACCCCGAAATGGTTCACCTGGCCAAAAAGGGAATTGGTTGTCCTTCCTCCAAGCAGACCAAGTTGGAAATGTGCCTGTTCTTCAAGCAGTATTTCGAACAAGGCAAAATCAAGTTGAATGACTCCCAGACAATAAGGCAGCTGACCACGTTCGAAGAAGTGCAGCCGAACATATTCAAGGCGGCGGGAACGGCTCACGATGACTTGGTCATGGCTTTGCTCTGGGCACTCTATTATTTGAAGACACCGTTCTTTGAAGAGGAAGCGGTATTGCCACCTGAAATGCAAATCCCTGAACAAGAACCGATCAATGCCTTCATCTCGTCTCAAGGCAATGGATCCTTCTTGGACGAGGAATACATAGGTGGCGGTTGGGTCTAAATTGAACAGCAGAAACTTTCAGAAGGTGAGAACATGAAAGATTGGAAAAAATACATCACCGAAGTCAAGAACGTTCACAGCAAGGAAGATTTGATTACGAATCTTCGTGCATCCCGTGGTCTCAATTCCGACAATCCAAATCAGGATTCCTCTCAGACGGAAGAAGAGGACACACTTGACTACGAAAAGAAGGAATTGGAATACGTCAACACCGAATTGGCCAAACAGACTCATAAGTCCAACAAGAAGGTGAAGTCGCTCAAGAAGAAGCTGAAGAAGTTGAAAGGCAAGGTTTCTGATCTTGAGGACGAAAAGGACGAATTGGAATCTCAACTTGATCAACAGGGAAGTGAAGATGAAACCGAAGAAACCTCAGAAGACAATTCCGGCGAGGAAGCCCCTGAAGGCGAAGAAGGCGAATCCTCCAATGAAGAACAGGGTGGCGAGGAAGGCGAAGTAGAGGACAAAGAAGGGGAAGAATCAGAGGAATCGGAAGAATCAGAAGAAGAGGAAAAAGGCCTCAACTACGACGATGACCTTGACTCCGTGGTCGACCTCGGTGGAAAGAAGAAACGCAATGAATCCTTGGAAAGATTGATAAATGGCCCTATGAACATCCTGATGGAAGCGATCGAAAACGGGGCGAAGTTCGAGGACAACTACATCTGGTGGGACAAATATCCCTGCTATTTCGCCTATGTGGTTTCCCCCGAACAGAAGGGCGTCGTGGTTCTCAAGGGTTCCCATGACCTTCACGTGGTCGGTTCCGGTTTCACAAAGAAGGAGCTGGAAGACTGCATGAAGTGCTTGGCTGACAATCTCCCCTCCAACGTTAAGGAGATTTCGTCCCATGGTGGTATTTCTCCGGGAGGCATAAATGTCCTTTTGAGATTGAAGGACTATGGCTGGACTTTGACCGGAACGGAAACCGGGGACGATCACTATTGGTGCGCTGAAATAGATGAGGAAAAATTCGTCAGTTGGATTTCCAAGGCCGAAAACGAGGACTATTGGGAAGAAACAGGCGAAACCACGGGTGACTTCCTGAAGGACACTCGACCCAAGGTTCCGGTAATGAAACGAGGATAGGACCTCATGCCAATCTCGAACGAACTGCCAGATTGCGACAATTTCGACAGTCCTTACTTTGACTTTGCGTCAGAGTGCTACGAGACTGAATCGAAAATGATCGATGATTTGACCACAGAGGAAATCAATTTGGCCGGCGTGATGGGATATTGGTATGTCGTGGACTATTCACTGAAAAATGAAAGAGTGTTCGGTGAGGACAACTCCAGGACGATATTGCGGAAATTCCCGTTCATGTTCCTGGTCGAAGGTCTGCCGATAGATGACAAGAAGTGGTCAAAATTCGGCATAGAAGGTATGGACAACTTTCACATAGTGGTCGCCAAGGCGGGATTCACCCAGGCGTCAATGATGATGGCCGACGGGATGACTCCTGCATACGAGCCGAGAAACCCTCACTCCGGTGACATTTTTCAATCCACGCACAACAATGTATTCTATCGAGTATTGGACGTGAAGGACAAGGGAGACACAATGCTCCAGCGCGCCCATAGCTTTGACTGCATTGTGACTCCTCTGGAAATGGCTCACCACAACATCGCTCCTATTCTGAAGGACGACATCATAGCGAAATTCAATGACGCGAAGGACTCCCTGGCGCAGAACATGAAACTCGACAGGTCCAAGCGTCCACAAGGTCTAGATTCTTTTGGCAACGTTGTATTTGGAGGTAAGTGATGGCCGAGCAAAAGCGATTCTACAAGGGAGATTATTCTGCAACCCTCTACATCGGGGACGACATTGACAACGAGATGGCCAAGGACTTCGTCTCGACCTTGGCTCAGATAAGCGCTCAGCTGTTGGATACCCCTGGCGCCAAAATCCTCGTGGACATCAACTCCACCGGAGGGAATGTCTATGATGCATTCTCGATCATAAATGCGATCAAGACTTGCCCGATTCAGGTCGACACCTATGTTTCCGGCCTGGCCGCTTCTTCTGCCTTCGTCATCGCCCTGGCCGGCAAGGATCGTTATTGTTCAGACCTGGCCAACTACATGTTCCATTCCGTCTCCGCCACCTCCTCGGGAACCATGGCCTATTTGCAGAATGACGTGGCGCAGACACTGAACTTGCAGAAGATGCTGGTGGATTTCGTCAGGAAAAATTCGAAGATTTCCAAGAAGAAATTGGAAACCATAGTCAATGCAAACCGGGATAGCTACTACATGCCTGTTGATTGCGTTCGTATGGGCGTGGTCGACTACATCGTGGACGTTGAATCCCGAAGATGAGCTAAATTCTCAAAAGGAGAGAAGATGACACTTTTGGAATATGTCAAGAAAATCCCTGGACATAAAAACTCCAAAGGTGAATCTGCTCCTTGGACGATAGTTTCGCACAAGACCGGCAAGGTTCTTTCCTCTCATAAGACAAAGGAAGAGGCAGAGAAACACTTGCAGCAGATGCATTATTTCAAAGAGGACGTAAACATGAGCAGAGCGAAGAAAGTTTGCGAAGACGGTGAATACTGGTATGAAGTGGAAGTTGATCCCAACTCAGATGAACACAATGATGGCACCTATATAGTCGATTGCAAATTCTGCGGCGACACTTACCTCTTCAAGGGATTGCCCGAAACACTAGTTTTCAACAGAAGCAAAAAAATCCAGGACATTCTCCCTAATCTCGAACCTGAATATCGGGAAATGTTCATCTCCGGCATGTGCCCCAAATGCTGGGACAAGATGATCGGGGATGACGAAGAAGAGGAAGATGAGGAATAATATGGAAGAAGTAAGCGAAACGGAATTGACAAAACTGATCGAATCTGGCTTCAATTGCAAGATTGACTACATGCGATTGGACGAAGGATATCTTGCGCTCATTGCGAAGATAGGAAAAGACATAAATTTTGAACTGAACTATGACAGTGAAAAATTCTTCCCGAACACCATAACAGGAACAGTTGACCGTTGCAGATTTGACACCTACTTCAGTGAACCAAAGAATGTCGAGGAATTCCTTGGCAATGTTTTGTCATCTGTTGCCGATGAATATGGTTTCAGTAAGACCAAGACTTGGATAAACGGGGTGAACAGGTCCTACATATTCAAGGCACTTGACATGATTCAGAAAGTGGCGAACGGTGAAGCGTATTACGACAAGGATGAATAATGGCGAAGAAATTGTGCATATCCATTTGTGGTGGCGGGATCAAGGGCGTTTGGGTTTCTCAATTCCTTTCCCGTCTTGAATCCGACCTTGGCAAATCAATAGCCAAACAGGTGAAGGCTGTGGCCGGGACATCAACCGGTTCCATCATTGCTGCCGCTTTGGCTGAAGGGTTGTCCGCCACGGAAATCACTGACCTCTACGTGAACAAGGGGTCCAAAATCTTCACCAAATACCCTGCATACAAGAGAGTCCTTCCCAAATATCCGACCTATGACAATTCCAACTTGAAGAAGATCCTCAAGGACATTCTCAAGGGAAAGATGAGCGAATTCAAAATCCCCGTCTACATCCCGACCACCTACATGAATGGAACAAGCGTGGAGAAGGTTTGGGACAAGGGGGACGACAATATTGACAAGTGGTTCGCAGTCCTGACCTCCTGCTCCGCTCCTACCTATTTCGACGTTGTGGTTCAGGGCAATGATTCCTACTGCGATGGTGGTATTTGGGGAAATGACCCCTGCATGGTTCTTCAGTCCGGTTTGAAAAAGGAATACCCGAAGTTCGGTGACATCAAGGTCCTTTGCTTCAATACCGGTGGGATTTCCAAGCACGAGGACACCGGAAACAAGACGATGCTCGGGTGGGCTGAATACTTCATCGACAATGTGGGGAACGCAGGGGACAGCAACTATTTCGAACTCTGCGCCAACATCGGGGAAGAAAATGTGTTCCGGGTCAATCCTAAGGTCGGTGGGAAGATGGATGATGCCTCCAAGGATCACATCTCCAAGCTGATAGACATCGGGAATTCTGCCTATGATTCCTGCAAGGACGAGTTGAAGAAGTGGTTGAAGAAATAGGAGAAATTATGAGAAATGACAGATTGAATGAAAGTCACGATTGGGATGAGTTTTCAAAGGAATTTCCTAACTCTGATGAATATCTCCCCGCTAGTGGTGATGGTGACAACATGGGAACTCAGGCATCTACTGCACTCTGCAAGTTGGTGTACAAATGGTTCAATGACGGTGACGTTTACGACAACAACTACGGAATGGAAGGATGGTGCAATGACATCTCCGGTTCCGCAAACTGGCTGTACAAACATATTCCTGAAACAAGGGAAATTCTCGATCGTATCGAAGAGGTCAACACAGATGAAGCATATACTGACCTTCTTTATGACCTGTGCGAAGTCGTTGACCCAATGATCCCGGAATTGTTGAACGAACCCAAGGTCGGTGATGCCTACAATGAAGATGGTCCTTATCATTTCACGGAATTCATCGAGTGTCCCGAATGCAGAGAAAAATTCGATCCTAATGACCCGCTGCAATGGGTCAGCTTCATGGGATGTTGCAGAGATTGTGCAGAAGAAATGGAACAGGAAGAGGAAGAAGAACTGGACGAATCTGTTCAGCGGTTGGATGAAACCAGTTGGTTTAAACAACGGGAACTTGCATGGGAACTCAGATATGAAGATTACAATGGACTTGAAAGTGCTGAACGAGATCAAAATGACTATGGTCGTGCAAAATGGATAATGGGTGTAATCGAAAAAGATGTTCAGGATTTGCCAGAAGTCAAAAACACTGATTTGGATGCAGATGGGTATATTCACAAAGAAAAGAAATATGTAGACAGACCTGGATATGCATATTTCTCTGGCCATGCCTATTTGACCATAACTGTTAATGACGAAAAAGTTGAATTGGATTTGAATGACAAATACAGATGCATAGACATTTTGTATGGTGACCACCTGGAAAAGACCCTGAAATACGTCGCCTCCTTCAAACATGACAATAATGGTCAGATGCTCGGGAAGATAAGGGCGAAGATGCGTCCTTGGTGGAAACGTCACCTGTCCGAAGAAAGCTACGCCAAGTTGTACCCCAATGCTGCAGCCGAAGAAGCTGCAGCAGAGGCAAAGAAAGCTGAACTTCAAAAGGCCAAGGAAGAAGAAAGGGAAAGAAAGGCAGCCGAAAGACTTGCAGCCCTTGACCCTGACATGGACGTCAACCCGATTCAGATGACTCGCCGTTTCTGGAAGATTCAGAAGGCGCTAAAGGCAGGGGAACAGAACCCGGAACCTCAGGAAAAGGTGGATGAACTCAAGGCATTCATGAACACCAAGGGAGCCATGGACGCATTCGGCAAATACTACAATTTCGCCAGAAGTTTCATGAGCAAACTTTGAGGCAATAGATGTTCTACAGGGAACTGTTTGAAGAATTCAAGAAATGGGTGACTTCCTCTCACATGGAGGAAGAGGTCCAGGATGCCTACGAAACGGGTGACATCAGTGTCTTCGACGAAATCCTCGAACAGTTCGAATTCTTTGTACAACATGAAGTCAAGGCGGATGACATCGTTTCCATGGTGGACGATTGGTGCGAACTTCAACCACTGACTGAAAGTGCAGAAAGCAGCATTGACTGGAACTCGTTTTCAGACCCGGACATTCAGAAGGGTGTTGATCTGATGCGAAAGATAAATGACTGCGGTTACGAGGCATACATAGTCGGTGGCTGTGTTCGTGATATCGTCAATGGAGACAAGGACGTTCATGACATTGACATTGCCACCAATATGCCAATTTCGGAACTGAAGAGCAAGTTTCACACCGCAGACAATGGCGGGGAGAAACATGGAACAATTCTTGTCGAAAACGACGGAACCATGTTCGAGGTGACTCAATTCAGAACCGAAACTGGTTATAGCGACGGACGACATCCTGACAAAGTGGATTGGACAAATTCATTCGAAGCCGACACCAAACGTCGTGACTTCACCATAAACGCCATGGGCATAGATGCAGATGGAAAGGTGATCGACTACAATGGTGGAATGGACGACCTACGCAACAAAGTGCTTCGTGCAGTAGGAAATCCCGTTGAACGTTTCACCGAGGACGCCTTGCGTATCATGCGCGCCATGCGTTTTGCCGCTCGATTCGACATGACCATAGCTGAAGAGACAATGGAAGGAATAGTCGCTTGCAAGGATCAGCTGAGCAACATTGCAGTGGAACGCATCCAGGCCGAAATGATCAAGACTGCTGAATATGGCTCCAAACAGTTCGCGATCATTGTTTCCTTGATGAACGACACTGGATGCGGTGAGGTAATCGATCCTTATGGTTTCGTGGATTGGGGCAAGGCGACGGATTTGACCGAAGCAAGGGCACTGAATCCATTGTTCCCCGAATTGGACAAGGACGTCATAGTCTCCTTGGCCCTGCTGTTCTATGGAAGTGACACAAACAAGGCCATGTCATATTTCAGATGTTCAGGTGATCAGACCAGGAGCGTTGGATTCATCTATGACAACTTGGAGAATTACAGGCACCTTGAAGATTTGGACCCGATCAATGCCATTAAAATTGTGAACAACAAGGACTTTGATCGGCTGCGTGAAGTGAACCATGCGATCGAAGGACATGACAGTGAAAGCGCCAAGGTCATTCCTGTGATCGAAATGCTGATCGACAAGGCATTGCCGAGATTCAAGGACATTTCCGCGATGATGAAGAAAGCTGGAATAAAATCTGGACAAAACTACGGAATCATCCAGAAGAAAATTCAGAACAAAATCTGCAAGATGTATATGGACGGGATTGAACCGACCGATGATCAGATAATGGAAATGCTGATCAAATACAGTGAGCTAAATTAGACAGAAAATTTGCATAATAGTGTGCAATGAAAGGAGATTAGGATATGGCTTTTTATTCATATACCAACAAGGAAAAGGCAATAGATGCACTACAGCGTCTCTCTGATGCATATGAAGACGTGGTGAACTACATAAGTGACGAGGACTTCAACAAGATTGCCTATGACATGCCTCTGGAAATCGATGACAATGATGATTATAGCAGCTTGATGGAAATTTATGACGGTTCTTTCGCTCCTCGTTCATTTGATGAATTGGAAATTACTACATTCTGCGAAGCCATGATCAATGGACTCAAACGTTTGGACAATGTCAATGAATCCCGTCATCATGGTCATATGCTTAAGGAAAGTGAAGAAAAGCAGACCATGTACATGGATGACGTTCATTTGAAGAATTTGACAATGGACGGAGAAATCTACGATAGATGGGGCTGGGATGATATTATAAACGCACTATGGCAACAGGTAGTTGATAAGGACAATATTGAAGATATTGTACGCACCGCCTTTGCTGAAAACAAGCACTGGAAAAACCCTACTAATAGAGGGTGGTTCCCTGTTCTTACCAAATTCTCTGGAAATGCAGGTAAGGCATATTTCGCTCTTAAAAACGAAAACGGTCGTCAGTCAAAGGATCAGGTTCTTGTTTCTTGGACCCCGGTTACTGAAGACGAACTGTAAAAGAATTGTGTGACCAAAACCCGCTCCTCCATTGGAGCGGGTTTTCTTTTGCCTCTAAATTCACTGGAGGTCCTATATGAACATCAATCGGGACAGTTTCCTTGAATTCGACACAAACACGAATGACTTGGACCTTTTGACCAATCAGCTTTTCCGTACCTATTTTCCTGAAACCGAATCCAAGTTTCTGGTCACCGCTCAGGATGTAGGCAGGCCGGACTTGATGGCTCAAAGAATACTTGGAACCCAGGAACTATGGTGGGTCCTTCTCAAATACAATGACATTGATGATCCGTGGAATGAACTCTACCCCGGACAGATCCTCAAGATTCCTTCGGTCACATCCGTTCAATCCTACGCCATGGACTACGAGGTCAGATAAGTGGCTGTACAAAACAGACAGAACGCTGGCTATTCCATTCTCCTTGACATCAATGGAGAGGAAGTGCCATATCAGAACGTGGACGGGTTGGTCATTCGTGAATCCATATTTTCGATCCTTCCCCGTCTTTCCATGTCGTTCAGGGACGTGGGAGATTTCAGCTCGACCAGGCCAGTGAAGACGAAGGACAAGGTCAGGGTATCAATCGTTTCCAATGCAGGAAAATCAGGTGATGTTCATTGTCCTTTCAGGGTCATGAAGGTCGAAAACCAGAACACTGACCCGAACATGCCGAACACTGCGGCTGTAGGCATCACCGGCATATTGGATTTCCCGGGATTGTTCGATGGACTCGAATCCGTGGTTTTCAATGACAAGTTTTCCAACGTGGTCTCCGAAGTCGCCAAAATCGTGGGAATGAAACCAAAAATAAACATTGCTTCGAATGACAAGATGAAATGGACTTGCTTCGGGGAAAACTACATGAAATTCCTTTTGCACTCCCTGAACCATGTGCATATCTCGGAGAAGGAATGCCCTGTCCTCTATGGAAACAAATCCGGAGAACTGATATTCGATGGACTGAAACGAGCAAGTGAATCTACATCCCGCATATCCCTGGTGTTCGACCCGACAGCCACAGTGACGCCCACGGACTACAATGGAAAGGACTTTATCAAGAAAGGACAGGCGGAATCCAGGGTGAATGTTCCTTATTCCAACTGGACATTGTTGGACATCAAGGAATACATGAACAAATTCGGTGGCGGCGACGGGATCAGATTGTCATACTTTGATGGAGAACCCGTGGAGAAGGATTGGAAACCTAAGGATTCCACAGGTGTGACGGAAAGAATGGTATATGGGGTCAAAACCCTCAATGTTCACAAAAACTACTATTCTGCCATGGTGAACAACAGACTGAACAAGAATTCATTTTTCGGAACCTGCATAACCCTGAATACTGGCCTGTTCGGTTTCAAGCCATTGGACAGGGTGCACGTGACGATACCAGCTGGGAACCTCGGGGACACCTCCAAAGAACTTTCCGGAGAATATATCATCTTTCAAGTCTTGACCGTATTCAACAGGGACGCGAAAGGAGAAATGGTTTCAATGGCCAAAATTTCATAGGAAATTTTCATAGTTTCCTTTAATTGGCTATATTTAATACAACAGGAACTCACCAACCACTCAAGGAGAACTGCAGATGAACCTGTTTGAATCCGCTCTTGAAAAGAAGAATGAACTCAAGGACCTTCGCAAGCAGAGCCGCGGGATGATCAATTCCTACTGCCTGGCCGAATGCGACAACAAGAAGTCGGCCGAATTCAAGGAATTGAAGAAGGAAGTCAAGCGCTACATGAGTCTGAAGAACAAGATTTCCATTGCCGAAGGCCGTGGCGACGAAGACCCCATTTCGACCTTGTTCGCTCGGGTGAACGAAACAATCGCCCTTCTCCGCGACATGGGGAAGATTGACAAGCTGAATGAATACCTTGAACAGCTTTCCACTCTTACCGTGGAACTCAAGGATGAACAGGCCAGGGTGAAGAATCCGATTTCTGACCTTGAGGATCGGATGAAGGACAATCAGGACGAACAGTTTGAAATCGGCTGCGACCTGAACAATCTTCGCGACGAGGCCGAGGATCAGGGGATTTGCTCCAAGTCTCGTTTCAACAAGTTGGTCAAGATCATCCAGGACAGAAATGCAGGGAAGGAAGATTTTGAAGACAAACTTCAGGAAGAATACCTGCTGTCCGGGTTGATCAACAAGGGAGCCGAAGCGATTTCTGATCTCATCAACCCAAAGGAAAAACCTGATGCCGACTCTGACGAAGGTTGAAACATATTCACTGGAAGGGGAAAAGCTGGCCGAGATGATGTATTACGGCCAGAAACCACTTGTCGGTGAAGAAGTTGTGCTATGGGAAAACGGGGAGGTTCGCGCGATCATCCCCTATGCCCATGGCCGAAAACATGGTGTGGAAAAAGTATTTGACGAAGAAGGCAACCTGGAAATGGAAATACGCTGGATAAAGGACAAACAGGGCGGGACCGAGGTCATATACGATGACATTGGCCTCAAGATTCGTTCCTCTCAGTGGAGGGACGGGAAGAAACATGGAAACGAACTGTTCTACCGACAGAACCAGACCGTATGGAAGTCAGTGGAATGGAAGTGGGGCAAGAGACACGGGGAGGAAAAGGAATACTACTTCCAGGGTCCCGTGAAGTCAATCCGCCTGTGGCGACGAAACCGCCGTACAGGTTTCGCCCGTTTCTACACCCCTGACGGAAAGAAGGTCAGTTGGTGGCTTCATTTATGGCACGAGGTCCTCAAGATTTTCCACGTCTGAAATGAAACACGACAATGACATGTTGTGGCGATATTGCGTTCTTGCAGCTGAACGCATGAATGGGCATAGGTTGTCCGAGCACAAATTCAACTTCAAGTGCAATGTCTGCGGAGATGGCCACCACAAGAAACGGGGCTATCTCGTTTTTGACACATCCAGGGATTTGATTTACTACAAGTGTTTCAATGAAGGAGACTGCGCAGCTGCAGGAGACGGGAACACTTGGCACGCCTCAAGATGGCTGAAATTCACTGACAAAAACCTCTATTCCGCCTATCGTTCCGAACTGAAGGAAAGTCGGGTAAAAAGGATAGGTAAACTGAGGTTCAAGACAGAGAAAAGCGCCCAGAACTGTCCCACATCTCCAGGGAGCCACTCAGAGCCAGTTTCTGCAAAGGTAGCTATAACTACTAGGGTACCCCCGAAAGTGGCTCAAAACTCATCCTTGGAGCTGACGGACATAGAACGAGAATTCAGCTCTTTTCTGCCCATAAAGAAATGCCCGGACAATCTCAAAGAACCTGTAAAGAAATTCTGCCTAGGACGGATGCTCCCGAAAGAGAGGATCAAGGAATTTCGGGTAGCTGTGAACGGGAAGTATCGGAATCGCATAATCATCCCGACTTTTGACGAGAACCACAAGCTGATCTATTTTCAGGCGCGCGCATTGCTTGGACAAACCCCAAAATATCTCAACTCAGTGGCGCCAAGGGAAAACGTCATCTATGGTCTTGATCGAGTGGACAAGAGCAAGCCGGTCATTGTCCTGGAAGGTCCAATCGATTCAATGTTCGTGGAAAACGGCGTGGCCACCATGGGTTGTTCCTATTCCAAGGAAGTGCAGAGCAAACTCGATCAAATGAATTGTCTCTATCTCATGGACAATGACAGGGCTGGAAATTCAAAATCGCGTGAATTGCTGCAGACAGGGCATAAGGTGTTCCTGTGGACTAAATTTCTCAGAGGTAATTGCTTGGACAAGAACCTGAAGGATTTGAACGAATACGTCGTCTCGCAGAAGGCACGGATTCCTCTTTCCTTTGATTTCCTGTCCAGCTATTTCTCGGATTCACAATTCAGCATGTCATATTTGACAAAGTGAGAAATTAAAGTGTCCGATTTCAAGCGAATCAAGAAAGTTCAGACTGATACCTACAACCGAAAGGGCCGCAACTCTTTCACAACAAAGGACTGGGAAGATGAAGACATCTACGATGACGAAGACGCAACTGATTTCAGCTATCAAGAATCAGCTGACGATAGTTGGCAATACAATCAGTGAGGCGAATCTGGCCAAGGGTCAGAAAGGTTTCAAGGCAGCCAACAAGAAACAGTGGCAGATGGGATACCTTGCCGCGCTGAAGGACACTTTGGATTGGTTGGACAAGGAGTTCACTGAGGTCTGACCTTGTGGGATTGGGCACATTCCCGCTTTTGGAAGGACAAGTTCCTTCTGCTTTTTGATCATCGACTTTTGATGGTCAAATATCGAAAGTTCAGGAAGTGCATCATGTCAGAGACGGAGAACGTATGAGCTGGCCTTTCCTAGCCGACTTCACTGACAAACAGGTCAAGTATGTCTATGGACTGATCACAAGCATGCTGGACCATTACGGGTTGAATTTCCATTTCAATGACAATTGGAAGGACATCAAAATCGAATTCAAAGATTGTGTGATGATGATCTATTTCCAGGACAAATGGATTGAATGGAAGGTATGGTCCGCGAATGGTCAACTTTCATATTACAAAGGAAGACCCGCCACATATTTTGAATATGCAGACGCCTACAAAGGAATCCAGGAATTGGATTGGGTCATTTCGCATTTGAAGGATGGACCTAGATTCTTCAAGAGCTAAATTAGACAAAAGTTTCAAACGAGGAACAGATATGAACGATACAGAAGATTTGATGTACACCAAGGCGAAGATGGACAAGAGAAACCGTATTGACTGGATGAAGGAAGAAACACCCCAGCAGATGGCCGGCACATCCTGGATGGTGACCTTGATCTACAACATCGGGAAGCAGTTGACCCTGACTCCGGACAAGATTCGCGTGGCTGAATTGAATGTTCCAGTCGAAGATTGGATCACCACCTATGAAGATTGGGTGGCCGATATGATGGAGAAATACGGAACATCTGCAGTTGATTCAGGTGATGCACTCCAGACCATTTACGAAGACCTCATGCGCCACTACGTTTTCGACGCAGTGATGAAGGCCTTCCCCGACGGTTTCGATTACAAGATCACCGAGGACATGAGTGACCTGGCCCTGGAAAAGGTCAAGAAGGTTTTGGGAACCTGGAAGGATCCAGCTCCCATTTGGTAGAAATTGAACAAACAAGGAGAACGAAAGTGGAAAATCCCGAAAACAAGAAAAAGAAGACAAGAGTGAGCAAAGTCACCAAGACTACAGTGACCAAGACGACTGAAGTCAAGGTCAAGGCGGAACGCAAGCCACGGACAAAGAAGGAGCCCAAGGTGGAAACCAAGTTGGAAGCCCCGATCAAGCCCGTGGACGAACACATTGATGATTTCAGTGCAAAGCTGACCGTCGGCATTCTGCTGGTCATGCTCGTCGTGCTGATCGTTTGGTCAGTGATGAAGAAGGAAACCCCCAAGCCCATGACCATTGAACCTCAGGCGAACATGATTCTCAAAGACACTGTCGCCAAGGACACCATGGTCACCGTCCTGGATACGGGCAAGGTCGACACGATAGTCACTGCCAACAAATAAGGCAGTATCCAAAATGGAAACAACCTGGCCCCTTCAACGGGGTCAGGTTATTTCTTTTCCTGCAAGATTGGATATTCGTTGCACGTGGTTTCGCACCAGTATGTATGCCCGAATCTCCTCTCGTCCGGGGTCAAAAGTCGTTCCAGTCCTTCCTTCGTGTCGGCGGTTCTGGACAGGTCTCGATAGCAAACTCCGGTCGTGTAAGGAACCACAATACAATACTTCCCGAGGTGCAATGCCTTCAAGGTCTGTTCCTCGGTCAAAGGTTCCCGCTTTTCCACCTTCTCCTTCTCTTCCTTTTCCTTCTGTCTTTCCTTGTCGATTTCCTCGTTCGGAATGGCGAGATATTTGTCAAGTTCCCCGGTTCGTTCCATTTCGAGAATCTTGTCCTTCCATTCCTTGATGCCAAACCTTGGATTGTCATCGTGGAGGTCGAGGTACAATTTCGCCAGTGCCTTGCAGGGCTCACAGCAGGCGTCGAGGAATCCGGTCAAGTCTCGATCATCATTCCAAGCGAGACCATATCCACCGCCATAGGTGAACAGTTCATTGAACAGATGACCGAGGTGCCACATATCCGGGGCGTCGAAGTCCAAATCCCTGACCACCTTTCGACACTTGAACGCGGCGAACAGTTTTGCACTTCGTCCCATACCGGATGAGGTGAGGCGGACGAATTCAGCGAATGCTTCCGGTTTCTTTTTCCGGAATTCCTCGGGATTAGTTATCGGATTTCTCATTTTTTCCTTGCCTTCTTTTCCAGCCAGTTTCCGAAAATATCGCACACGTCATCGAACCAATCCGCCATGTGGTCAGAGACGATGAAGGCGAATCTTCCGGCGATGATTGCAAGAAAGATGAATACGGCGCACCCGACAAAAAGGATGCTGATCGTAAGTGCGAGACTGGTGATTTCACATTCCATTTTCAGTTCTCCTTAATCCAAGTCCATCCGCGTTTCATGCACTCTTTCTGCCACCACGTGTGAAGTCGGTCGAATTCCTTTTCGGACAAACCGACGACTTCAATATACCCATATTGTTCACAAATACGAATTTCAATTTTGTCATCTTTGTACACAATGTCATAAGGATCGGGCCAAAGGGCGAAACAGTTGAACAGACCATATTGGCTATTGTCGAAATAGTGGTCCAGGGTTTGTTTTGCAATGCTATACTTGCTCATTTTCAATCCTCCTCGTCTTCGGGATGCGGCTTGTCCAAAAGTTTCATCTTCGAAATGAGCTGGATGTTCACTTCCGCCAGGTGAAGAAAATACTCGGCATCTCTGACGAGTTCATCTTCGGAGCACGGATCGCCCATGAGAACATGCTCACCGGTGTGAATGCGAATCATGTCTCGCTCGGCCTTTTCCAACATTCCAATCGCCGTATCCACGGAATGAATCGCACGTTCAATTTTGTTCGTCTTTTCCATTTTCAGTTCTCCTCGTCTTCGAATCCTTCCTTTCCGTTCTCCCACATTTCCATGGTGTCGAGAACGTCCTTTACCATGATGTCCCGAAGTCCACCAAGGTTGAGTTTATTCCAGGACTTGAATCCGACCTTCTTCAGGGTTTCAAGGCATTCTTCGAACGTCCCATCTTCCAAAGCGCTCTTGCCTTCGTTGACAAGACTGAATTTGATCTTGTCCTTGATTTCCTTTGCTGTCCGAGAGGTCATGTCATTGAACGAAAGGGTGAGAGTCCACATGTTGTCCTTGGCCAGGTTGACTGCGCACCAAAGATATTCCCACATGTGGTTGTCGGCGTCATCCCAGCAACACTTCGCCACGATCTTGTTCGCGGTGATTTCCTTGAATGTCTTCATGCTAGTTCTCCTTGTGGTTGTGAGAGTTAAGGCCTAGTAGTGATGGACATATCCGTCGTCCAGATTGCCTTCACAGGCATCTTCACCGGCAGATTTAGGGAACATCATCTGTTCAATGATATTCCTATCATGCATGCTGTGGAATTTCGCACACTTGATCGAGTATTCGGAAGGGCATTTTCCTTCGCTTTCACCCAAAACGTAAATAGCGTTTTCTCGAACTTCATATTCAGTGCAATAAGCAGTTCCGGCAGAGTGACGAATCTGACTTCCGGTTTCGATTTCTTCATTTTCTTCAGTGTTGTTCCCGCCATTGGGGCCGAGAGTGTTGGAAGACCCGTCGGAACAAGCGGACATGGAAATGAGAAGAAGGATCGAGATGAGAGAAAGAATCTTTTTCATAAACACCTCCCGGTTTTGGTTCTTTTCCAGACCTCTATTGGCCTGTCTCTTATAATATAATATCTTTTTGGCCAAAGAGTATCGACTTTTTTGAAATTTTTTCTCGACCTGGCTAAAAGGGCTAAATTTGAAGAATATCAGCAGGAGACGATATATTGCCTTTACCTACACCGGATTTATTGCCTAAGGTAGACCCGTCTGCCACAAATGTCCTGGATAATCAGCCGGACGTGAACCTTCCTGATGCCACGGGATCGGTTTCGGGGTCCTTTGACTTTATCACTGCTTTCTACAATAAATTTGTGGATATTCTCGTCCCACCTATGGTTTCAGATTCTGACAAACAGGACCTTGAAAACATAATCAATGACCCGGACAGCAGTGAAGATGAAAAGAGTGCGGCGCAAGCGCAATTGGATGCTGCGAACATGGTCAACATGTTCTCGTCTCCTTTGGTGCGGTTGGTCATTCTTACCTACATAATCATAATCATTCTTAACATCTTGAGAAGAATCCCTGGGGTGTCCGGTGTTCCTTCGATGTCTTCAATAGCCAACAATTTGTTCAACACTGGTTCATATACATGGACTGATAGGATTCAAATTGTAGATGGATTCATGACGATAAGCGATGTTCTGAGATATGACACCACTTATGTGAAAGACAATACATCAGCTATTTACGTGAATTATACTGGAGCAGAGATAGCTGAACAAGGTTCAAATACTTTCCCTCAGAATTATGTTTATTATAACAATGGAAAGCAATACAGAATACCATTGTTTCCAGAAACATTGATTGAAAAATCATGGATGCATAATTTCATAGTGAAGATAGATGCCAGAGCTGACTATTATTTGAAATTCACCAACGGCAGCATAAACATAGGAACGGAATCCCAGCCGAATTATTATGAATTGACTTCAGTGAAAAAAGCAACTGATTGTGAACCATTGCTTCTTGGACAGAACAGAAGTGTTGTGCAAAAGGCAAAAGGAAGACAAGTCAGGTGTACATCTTTTCAGAAAATAAGAAATACATCTGCAACTACAAAAATTTCAGTGACCGGAATTCCTCAGAATGAAGGGAATGACTACACTGATCCTATTGGAAATTTGACATTCGTCAAGAATGCAAGAATGGTGGATGGAAACCTTGAACCGACTGATACATTGAAGGTGACTAACATAACATTCGATGAAGGACAACTTCATTATGGATGGGACATTGAAAATCTTCCTAAGGGAGGATTCAGCAATTACTTGGTCACCTTCGTGATGTCTTCATGGAATCATAGGTCAGGCGGTTTACCGGAATATGTTCCTAATTGGCCAAGTGGAAACACCATAAAATTTTTAGATCAAGATGGTAACGATAAAACAGGGTATAGAGTCATAAGAGTGTCAATGGGTGGTTTCAAAAGAATGGATGAAAAGAAACTTCCATTGTATGAGGAAGAGATTCCATATTCACCTAAATACATTGAAATTTGGATAGTGAACGATGATCCTGATCAAAGTGGATACAATGATGACCCTGAATTAAACATAATAACCATTGAAGACAAAGATAATGTAGGCAGTCTGTTCCTCAATTCCAATGACAAACCTTTTGAAGAATCTGGTCTGAACAATCTCGAGAGCATTTTCACAACTACAGCAGCAAATTCAATTCGATATGATTTGTCTTCAGCTTCAAACAGTTTTGCTTCTGCGGTTTCGCAATCTGACCCGAACAGCTTCTGGAATAATTTTTCGTCAGCCATGCTTTCTGTTGAATCAGCAAGCAGACGAATAAATGGCTATAAAATATATTCAAGTCAGATAGAATATCTGTATGACACTGTGAATGCATTCTACGGTGAAATCAGTTCCTATTATTCATCAAATCGACATGATGTAATTCCAAGCGATGTTTCCAAGGTCACTGAATTTTCTCAATTTGCAAACTATTTCCAGAGTGAATCAAACAGAACAGGACAGATATTAGGTAATCGCTACGAGAATATAGATGAAGGTGATGCTTCTCATATATCTTTGGAGGATTCTTCCTATTACAATGACAGAACGGAAGCTACAGTAATCACTCAACATAGATGGAAACCTATGTCAAGTTCCGTTCAGGAGAAACAACAACGCTGGGATGAAATGTACAAAATCATAAGAAATTCAATAAGAGACATTTATCCTAGGTCTGGTGTTGAATTCATGCGAGGAACATCATGGGCTTCCTACGAAGAGGAAATCTCGGCTCCAGCAAAGTTGGCTTTCAAGCTGACTACAGAAGGACATGAAAATGTTCACTTTATAGGATCACACAATGGAATGTTTGGCTATTTGTACCCGATGACAGCCAATTGGGATGGTTCAGCTTATGTTCATCCGAATTATGGTCCTGACTACAAGAGACCTCACATAGCGTTCGTAAATGGTTCCGCCACAGTGGAATCTGACATCGGCATAGATGCAATCGGCGAGAAATATCCCCCGCAGGCGATAGTTCAGGATGTCCCGGAAATGACATTCGAGGCACAGGATCCTTGCACGCAACCTCAATCCTCCATGGAAAAGAAGATGGCCATGCTCCTTGAAAACGATGCAGACCAATTCACCGTCATGGCCGCGTTCGGTTGCTGCTATACAGATGACCTGTGGGATAAATTCCAGGAGCTGAAGAAACTCCGCAGACACATGGTGAGGAATTGATGAAACCGAATCCAGCAGAATACACCTTATGCGCCTGGGTTGAGTTCGCCTATCAAGCCCTCACCAAGATGATCGACTGGTGCCTTACCTTCATGGAAACTCAGCTGAAGGCACTCATCGCTTCGATCAATGCAATCTATGCAGTCCTTGTGAAGCAGATGAGAACGGCTGTGGACACCATAACCGACATCATCACCAAGTGCATTGACTCCTATTCACCCCAATTCTCCGAAGATGACCTTGCATGGCTGAATGCAGTTCGGGCTTCTTTGTGCGAAATGTTGAAGAAATGCCGGTTCGTCTATGACATCATTGTGCAAGGCAACCGACAGGACAATGACACATGGCTTGACTTCACCAACCTGGAATCCATAGACACTCCTCCATATTTTGCGGAAATGACCGATCCTTACCTTTGGTTCGAAAAGATCATCTGCAATTTCTCCCTCAAGGACTTGGTCAAACAAGCCGGGGAATTGACGAAGGAAACCCTGAAGGAGATGATGGACAAATACATCCTGGGAGATGGGACCTACGGGTTGAGCTGGGCGAGGACAAAGGCCGAGGAACTATGGGCGGAATGGAACACCTACATCCACAAGCCACTTGACAAAATCATTCCATTCCACATGTTCAGCAAGTTTTGGACAAGGATTTTCGGTTGGATTCCCGAGGAAGGAATGGGAATGGAAACAAATCCGAAGAAAATGAACATCTTTGACCTCATGGAATTGTTGGACAAGTTGACCCAGTGCGCCTTCTCGATCTGCAACTTCGTGACCTCGGTGATGACCTACAAGCAGGACAAGAAGACGAAGATGTACATCGACTGGGACAATGAACTTCCGATACCTCCAACGGCCTTGACGGCTATCTACAAAATGGACAATGAGATTTCGGACCTAGTGAACAGCTGGCGCACTTCCGCTACATCCAGGGCGTGCGTGAGCTAAATTATTTAAACCTATCACTTCATCTTGTATCGAAGGAGAACGATGAAAAACTTATTCACATTCATGCTAAATGAAGACTACGTCAACACCTATGGCCTTGACCGGGTCAGGGAGGACTTTCGCGACCAGGTTCTGATGACCATGAAGCGACATCTCCTCCCCGGAAAGAAGCTGGAGGACTTCAAACCCTCCAAACTTCATGGGGGAACCAAGGTCGTCGGCGGGTCCTTCATGTACCTTTGTGCCGCCGCATTCAAGGTATTCGACGAAGGAATAGTTGAAGACCTCCTCAAGCTGTCCGGTGGAAAACGTCCTTCCGCAGGTCCAGGGGAAATCCTTTTGACCGCCCTGTTCTCCAATGTTCGCTCTGCGTCCAAGGGTGACGTGGTTATAGATGGTCAAAACTGCGAAATCAAGTCAATCAGAGGCGGTGGTGGTCCCTACGACAGATCAGTCCTCAAGGACAAACTGAAGCTATGGTCCAATGAACATCGAGTGAATTTGGACGACATTGAATGGAATCCTTCGGGAATCGGTGCACTCCTTCCCAAACTCCACAAGATGAACGACGAGGCAATAGCCGACCTGGCTCCTCTTTTGGTGGGCAAGGAAATGGGAAAGGTTGCCTACACGGAATTGAAGAAGGCGGATGAACTTGGTCCTCGGCTTCTCCTCCAACATCTGGGTGCCTGTCAGCTGAAGAATTACTGTGACAAACAGAATGGCAGTGACCTTTTGGTCGTGTTCCCGGAGGAAAAGAAATACCTCTGGTGTCCGAATGACAAGGTCCTCCAGGTGGGCGATTACGTCAAATTCGGTGGTTGGTCGCAGGCAGGGTTCATGATTTCCAAATTGAACGTGGGGTGAGAATGAACAATGAAATCTTCAAAGACTTGCCAAAAGGAACACTATTGTATAGAGGTGGTCGCGACCCAGATTATTTGAGTTCAAAACAGAAGCAATTTGAAAATCCAATATATTTTTCACTGAATCCTGTCCTAGCTCGTGCATGGGGACGAGTTATGACATATCTGACAAAAAGAAAACTTACTGTTCTGTCATTTTTGGTAGATGAACAATCTAGCTCACAGACCAAATCATACAAAAATACATTAAAAACATACAAAGTTGACAATGATGTGTTGGAAGAACTATTGTCCGAATATGCTAAAAATGTAGGGCTAAAACTGAAATTAAAGGATGTTTTGGAGGTTTTTCGACTAGGTGAGGTGGGAGCATATTACAGAACAAAATTTGAAAGAACATCTTTTTACAAGTGGATTGTTGAAAATTATGGCGTTGATGGTGTTCTTGTGACTGAAAACAAATCAATGGATGAAGTTGGCATTTCCGTTTGGTTGGCAAATCCTCCAAAGATGGTTGAAAAAATAGATGACATGAAAAAGTATAGAGATGAACATCCAACAATAACTCAAAAACATAGAATGTTGGCTTATGTATATGCATATCCAGACAACACTATGGATGATTGTCTATTTCATCTTTATGGTAAAAAAAGCAATTTTTCCATTTACACGGATTTGTACAAAAATGGTTTGTTGAATAGAAAAAAGCAAGGAAGACAGTTTTTGTATTCATTGTCGTATAAAGGTGAAGAGGAGCTGGAAAACATTTTGAGAAAAACCAAAATGTCCTATAAGAAATTGATCAATTATAGTGAGTGATGAATTATGGAACAAATGACGGAAGAGTGCAAGAAGGCCTTCGTGGAATTCATGCAGGCACAATTGCACGAAATTGACGTTCACAAATGGATAAAAAGCGAGGAAGCTGGACATGATTTGGGGGACGCGGCCGTCAGGGATTGGATAGACAACCATGCTGCAGATTTCAGAAAAGAGTGGGAAGAGGCACACAGAAGGCTAAATTAAGAAACGTTCAGGAGGTTCATTGATGTCAAGATTGGAATATCTTTTTGAATCAGCCAGGTATACAGCGCCTGATGATCCGTATGCGAAATTCATAAGCGACCTTTCACGTGAGCTGACTGCCAAACACTTTCCTTTGTGGAACTACAGCAAAAGGGACAAGAAGAACTTCAGAACACCGGCCACTGTTGCGTCGTTCAGAGTTGGTTTTGACAGCCAAAAATTGCCTCATTTCTATACGCTGGATTCCAACACACTTGGAATGACTTGTCCAAGAACCGGCGGATGCACTCTTTTCATAGAATCCGAAGGACAGGGTGAAGAACACTTTGTGAACACCAATTCGTATTACAGCAAAGAGGGCTATAACACCACCGAAAACCTGTATTATCAAGGTCCTACATGGAAGTTGAGGGGAGTCGATGACAAGGAATACTTCAAGACTGGAATTCAGCGAAATCAACTGGCCGACACCATCATCGAGTTTTTCGAGAAGAATGAGCCTTCGTTCGACATCAAAGGAATCTGGGACAAAATCATCGAAAGATTGAAGGAAGTTACCAAGTCCAACGAAAAATACTACGAAGACAACACAATGAGGATGGCGAATCCCACGGGTGAATACTCAGATTACAAGGACCCCTCGTTGATAAATTTCATCCACAAGCAGTTCCGTTCCAATGAACTGGAAAACAAGAGAATAGCAGACGCCCTGGAGGAACCTGCCCTTCCCAAGGACTTGAATTCCTCGGATGCACCTGAACGCAAAAAGAAGAGTTGGTTCGGTGGTGAAATTTGGACGACATATCACCCAATGAAAATAAGATGGGTGGTTCCTGCATGGAACAAGAGCGAAGCGCTGAGGATCATCAAGGACTATTACTGTCCGAAGTCACGCGGAAGGAACAAGGAACAGGAATACGATCCTAAGTCGATCAGACTTTTGTATGAATTCGATTCTGAAGAAGAAGCAAAGAAATGGCAAAATTACATAAAGGAAAACAATATGAGACATTTTCATGAACACAGGCATTGCAACTGCCATCACAGATTGGACGAAAAGCAGGTCATCTCCACCGTCAACACTACGAGGGTCGATGACGAAGGAATGAAGCGTTGCCCAATCTGCGGAAACGAGGAAATCGAAGAAAGGGAACTATGCTTCGGTGACGGCATCTATGACCTTGGCCAGACCATGTATTGCCCCGAATGCGACAAGGAATGGACATCCTGGTGGAGACTCAAATACGACACCTCCAACGTGAAGAATCGCTACAAGCACGGGGACAGAAAGTGGAGCTACAGGACAATGGACGATGTCGGAATGGTTCCCGGGAATTGTCCTTATTGTGGATCACTGGACACTTTCGTCGAAGGAACCAGCACTGACCATGTGAAGAACGTGGTCGTCACCAATCAGTGCGAAAGATGTCATGGACTATGGGACGACATCTGGGAAATCACTGAATATGTGGACACCAGAATCGATGACCCCGAAGCCGACCAGGCCAGATATGACCATGATCAGTATCACAGGATGGTCAACAAATTCTACGGGAAGAAGCGTCTCGACAAGGCCGACAAGGAAGAACTCGAAGAAATCGACCGGCTGTACAAGAAGTATGGTGGTGGTCTTGAAATCCCTGGTTATTGCTAGGAGAAAGACAAATGAACATCGAAAAATTCAAGAACATAGATGGATTCAATCTATCAGAATTCCGAGACAGTTTTCTTTATTACGGTCCTCATTCAAATTTTATTGAATTCGCGTGCTATGTAAATGAACACCTGCCTGAAGGTTGTACAGCAAAGCTGGTAGCCGGAACTCAGGCAATTAAGGTATCATATAAAAATTATACTCTTTCGTGCGCATACATGTCAGTCAATGACAAGGAAATTCATTTAGACAGCGGAAAAAACTTCAAGAAAATGAAGATAAATGGCGACCCAGATGGATGTGCGAGAAGATTCCTCAAAACTGTCGTAGAACCTAGGATCCTAACGGCAAAGGAACAGGAACGAAAAGAAGAGGAAGTCAGAGTCGCCAACGCGAACAAGGTGAATAACTTTTTGTCCTATGTGATTCCAGACGAAAAGGACATCTACAGAGCTGAAACTGCCTGGGAACGAAGCCATGGGCTTCTATCCAAATATATTAAGTTTCTTGATCAGCAGTTGAATAAAATCACTGATCCTAACAAGGCAAAGCGTCGTATCAAGGCCTTCTATGATCATCTATTGTCAATGACAAAGGATAATGCAGAAGATTTATCTGTCAACAAAACATTAAGTCGCCTTAAAAACAGAATGCTTGATCATATGAATGAGTCATACGTGTTTAATGAATCCGAAGAACCGGAATTTGCCTATTTCTTCCGATTCAGTGACCCGGACGAGGCAGCTGATGAAGAATACTATTTCCGGGAAAGTTGGGGCAATGAATACGATTCAGTTGCAGAACATGAATATGTCGTGGTCGTAGCTGACGAAAAAGGCGCCAAGATTGCAGAGGAATTCTTCAAGAAAAATCCAGTAATGATCAGAGAGATTTCGGAGGACTAGAACATGTGGATTAAGAGATACATAGATGCCGACAATCTGCAGGACAACCTCTGGGGTCAAGGTCAGAGGAATTATGCAGAATACAAGGAAAGAGGAGCTACCGATGAGCAGCTCTATGACCTTGCATCTGAATATCTTGCAGATTGGAGCGAAAACAAGGTGATCGACGAAACCAGTCTCAATGACTTTTTCGCCTATGAATCCAATTTGATCGAAGGTGAATTGAGATTGGAAGGAGAGGAATAACATGGACAAAGAAAAATTGGAAAGAATTCGGGCTGCCAGTGAAGCAAGAAAAGCCAGAGAGGAAAAGGCAAGGCAGGAAAAGGAAGCTGCAGAAAAAATTGCTCGAGATGAAGAACTAAAACGGAGCAATGCTGCCTGGGAAGCCCGTGAAGTCAAGGAAAAGGAAGAGGAAGAAAACAGCAGAAAGGAATATGCTTCAGAAGTTTCTGCAGTGGAAAGCAAAGTTCGAGCATTGTTCAAAGAATTTTCGGAACTTCAAGCTGATTGTGTTGAATATAACAAGTTGTACAAAGAAACTAACAATTGGGATATTGATCCTGATCCAATTGATGTCATTTATGCTGATAATAGCGACAAGTTGAAGTATGGACCAGAAGAAAGTGTGCCACTGGATGATCAGGATGTCATTGTAATCAGCACTCCTAATGGTGAAGATTTTTACATGTCTTGCAAGGATTATGACAGTGATTATTTCTTTACACTTACCGACCGCGTCCTTTATTGCGGGACGGCTCCAGAAGACATTTGGATGATCACTGACACAAGTCCAGAGTTTTGGCTCGAAGACACTCCAGGTAGATATGTGAAATTCATGAAGGAAAAGGGCGAAGATCCTATCAAGATGCTGGATGAAGTCGAAAGAAGATTCAATATCATCAAGGACAAAGTCGAATATTTCATAGACGAGAATATGAAGATAATCGAAAAGAAATATGAAGGAGAGGATCTCAATGAATCTGTCGGTTCCAAGGTCATGAACGCCAAGACAGCCAAGAAATACATGAACAAGATTGCTGACCTGTCCACCGAACTTTCCGAATATGTTTCAGAAAAGGAAGATTGGAATGACAGAGTCACACAAAGAGCCGTCAAGTCCTTGAATGGTGCAATTGACCACCTAGAGGATATTGAAGACTAAATTCAACGTGGGAAATTTTCCACCCCATAACAAAAGAGGTAAAACAATGAAAAGAGAATTGATTGAACGTTGGGAACGCCGTCGCGAACTCAAGCGCAAGATTCGCGAATCTGTGCGTGCCGCTCGTCGGAAGAAGATGCTTGAATCCATCATGGAACGGAAGGAAATCAGCCATAGCCGTCGTCATGGCCTGGCCGAACGTCTTCACGAGTCCTCCAAGCTTCGTCGGGAACGTCTCCTGGAAGCCCTGAAGGAACGTCGAAAGAGCCGTCTCGCCGAAGCCGTTGAACGTCGGAAGGCTCATCGCCTCGCCGAAGCCCTCCGTGAACGTCGTCGTGCTCGCCTGACCGAAAGCCGGTTTGGTGGTCGTCGCGTCATTGATGGTTCTTCCCGTGGTTTCCGTCGTGAGGACGAATCCCTTGACCTTGACAGCAAGCTGAGCCGCAAGTCTCGCATTGCCGCCCTTCTCAACAAGCGTCGCGATTTCACTCGTGGCTATGATGAAGATTGGGAAGATGATGATCTGGACGAATCCCGCAAGGAACGTCGCCAGCGCATCATGGAAAAGATCAAGGAACTTCGCAGCAAGAAGGCCCTGAAGGAAGACGAACTGGATGTCGAAATCCAGGACGACACTCTCCCCATGGACCCTGAAGCCACGCCCGATGAACTCGGTGCCGATTCAGTTGACGGTGAAGAACTTGACGCTGACCTCCTTCTCGGTGAATCCAAGGAAGTCAAGGCCGACATCAAGCAGCTCAATGAATCCAAGCGTTTCCAGACTTTGATCAACAAGTATCTTTCCGAAGGCGTCCTTGAAGAATCCAAGAAGGAAGACAAGGAAGACAAGGAAGACAAGGAAGACGAAGAAAAGGAATGCAAGGACGGCAAGTGCAAGGACAAGAAGGACGACAAGGCCACCGCCAAGAAGTCCGTCAAGGAAAAGGTCCAGGCCTGCAAGGAATGCAAGTCCAAGAAGTAGTCCTATTGTATCACTGCCGAAAACAGAATAAGGCATGATCAAAGGACGGGAGGGCTCGAAAGGGCCCTCCTTTTTTTGAAAAAAGTTGTACAATTTGGCCGAAAAGTTATTATATTATACCTAGAACCCAATCAGGAGGCATCCTATGGAAATCATCTACCGAGCCCTCGACCTCTCGATCATCTTCGCCATCTGGCTTGTCAGCGGGTGCATCGCGGTGGCCATTTTCGACAAAATCGGGAAGAAATTGGCCGAACGGAGGCACAGGAAGGAACTGGTCCGCCGAGCCGTTTGGATGACCTGTCGCAACAAAGGGAGGATTTAACATGAGCGATCAACCGCAGAAACCCCAGCCGGAAAGAAGGAATCCCTACCCCAAGTGGACCCCTCAGTGGGTGAACTGGAACATCATTCACAACCACGGGAAGATGAGATGAGCAACGCGGACATCAGATTCATCGTCTTCGGAATTTCCTGTTTCATTCTCGGAGTTTCCCTAGCCAAGTATTTCATCACTTCCGCGTATCTGAAGAAGATGGAGGAAGAAGGAATGGAGGCCTTCACGGAAGGGCTGCTCAAAGCCGCAGAGAAGACCAATTCCATGACGCTCGAGGAATTCAAGGAAACGTTCGGAATCAGTCTCGAAGTAAAGGAAAAGGAGGATGATCATGAGTGAAGAATTTCATTTCGACGTGAGTCAGTGGGCGGATGAGCCCCTCGCCATTGTTCCTCTGCCCAAGCCGAAGAAAGGGGAAAAGAAGAAGGAATGGTCGCCAGATGATCCCAATCGTCCGAAGAATCCTTGGGAACCGGGTGGGGACGAATACTCGAACTACCTCAACAAGAAAATCAGGGAAAAGCCCGATTGGATGCAAAAGAGCGATGAGAATCCTCCCAACATTATGGAAATCATCAAGAAGATTGAGGAACGGGTTGGAAAGGACTTCATGAAAATCTGAAAGAACAAGGGGGACCACGAAGGTCCCCCTTTTCATATCGCCTCTAATTCGAACTAGGTGTTTTCTTCGAAGCAGTCCATGCAGACCTCTTCGGTTCCGTCGTCAGTTTCGATTTCCTTGCATTCTTCGTCAGAGAAAATCTTGGAGCCACAAAGGGCGCAGCAGCACTTGACCCGAGGACGGAATCCTTCAAGAACTGGCCGAGGACGAATTGATTCATTCAGGTTGTCGATGATGCTTTCAATTCTGTCCAAGGCGTATTTCCAACCACGATATTCATAGCTGGATTTGTCAGAGGGTTGGTTTCTCAGCAATTCCTTGTAGAATGCGACAGGACGTCTGATTGCCTTTCCGGGGTCAGTGATTTTGTTTATCTGCTGGTTCAGAAGGTCGACATAATGATACCAGTCACGGGCTCTGCCGACTGCATCACTGGCTCTCATTTCGTCCTTAGGTTCGATATAGGTCTTGTTCACAATCTTCTGAATGTGGTCGAACTTGCGTTCCTTTTCCTGTCTTTCGGCCCTTTCCTTGGCTTCGGCTTCCGCCTTCGCCTTGGCTTCCTGTTCACCCTTGACACGATTGTAACGCTGGTCACGGGTTTCTTCAGGGTTCCAATTGCGGGTCATCTTTCTGCCCTTCAGATATTCATAAAGCCAATAGCAGTCAGCAACGGTCACTGCATAGTCCTTGGCGTTTCGGTCGAGATAGGGAACAACAGTAAGGTTCTGTCTGTTCCAATCTCCAAGGTCATCGTCGTTCATGTTGATCTTGACGACCTGCTTGACCTTGTTGCCTAGCCATTCCTTGAACTTGTTTTCGTCGAATGTGTATTCGTAATTTTCATATTTCAACCATTCTTCCGGGATGTCATACCATTTCGACCCATATCCCTTTTCACTAGATTTGATAGTGAACTCGATGCCCTGAGGAACTTTTTCATAATCGCAAAGGTTCCAATATTTTTCCATGCGAGGGCTGTTTTCCCAAATGCCGTCCGAGAGCTGACCGAACACCGAACTGATAATGTCATAATAGACGGGGTCCTTTAGCGGGAGGACGAACTTGTATTCTGTTGCCATATCTTTTCTCCATTAATGGTTAAAACTGTCCCACAGCTACAGGGATGACTTCTGGTTCATTTTCCTCAAGGGTAAGTAAAAGATACTAGCCAGAGGTAAAACTGTCTCAGAATGGCTCCTAGAAGCTGATAGACAAAATCCTTGGACATTGAATTTAGCCAATGATTTTACAATCAGTTGGCACATTAGCTATATTATATACGGGTGCAGATTGGCCCACCCATCATTAACCCGGGGTTGCCACACCGGGCCAGTCTGCACTCATTTAAAAGAGGACGATATGGTTGACACCAAAAGCGAATTCACCGAAGAGGAATTGGAACAGGCGATCAAAAATCTCACATCGATCATCAAGGGAAAACCGGCGGACAACGCAAACAATTTCGCCGGATTCGTTGATCAGATACTTTGGCCTGAGTTCAAACAAATCAAAGACAAGGTCGGGCTGTTCGGTTTCATCAACGGGGAATCCTGCACGGCTTGTACCCAGTATTTGAAGAATCTGAAAAATCTCGGAAGTCTCAAATCCAAGATGACATTGGTTCTGCTCATGAAAAATCACATGAGTGAAGTTCTGGGGACTGACGGGGTCACTGTTCCATTCACGCGAATCTACAATGGCGGAAGTGAGCCGATTTGGGAAGTCCAAGGTGTTCTCTATTCAACTCAGATTGAAAGTCTCTACAAGGCATACAAGACCTTGTCCGATGGTTCCAATTACCACACGATGGACGAATTCAAGGTGTTTTCGGCCAAGTCGAAGGTAATGGACGTTCAGGCGTTTCAGGTCAAGGAATTCGTCAATATGGACATCATGGGCAAGACCGTGGTCGCGCGCCCAGGTCAATATGTGGTTTTCTGGAGACACTCCGGAGCTGTCGACGTGATGGACGAAACCGAATTCGACAGTAGGTTCGATAGGGTTTGAAAGCTAAATTGAATAGAAGTTTAAATGCACGATGAAGTGCAAAAGGATTATTATGGAAAAGAAATATGAACTTACAGATGAGACAATGGAATTTTATGATGCTGTTCCTCATATTCTTCATAGAATCAGAGCCCTCAAGGACTTCACCCTCAATGGCTACGCGGGTGATGTTAAGGCCGGGGATCTTGGTGGCTGGATTGAATCTGAGGATAATCTGAGTCAAGATGGCAAGTGTTGGGTAGGGGAAAATGCCAAAGTATATGGAGGAGCCAAGGTATACGAAGATGCCCTGGTTAGTAATATTGCAGTGGTTTCTGAAAATGCCAAGGTATACGGGAAGGCCAAGGTGTGCAGATGGTCCCAGTTGCACGGAAATGCGGATGTTTCGGGAAATGCTTTTGTGCATGGAAATGCTCATGTATATGAGAATGCCGAAGTATATGGACATGCCGATGTATACGATAACGCCCAAATATATGGAAATGCTAGTGTATCTGAAAATGTCTATGTGTATGGAGATGCACAGGTGTTTGGAGATGCTAAGGTTTCCGGTGACATCTGGATTCATGAAGATGCATATGTACAAGGTAATACAAATTTGGATGATTCGTTTGGTAAGTTGGACATCCGCGGTAATGCAAACATTAAATCGGATAAAGATATTGACAAACCCGAAGAAAGAAGGACATTTCGTTAGGCAAAAAGAGGTATCACAGTGAGACCAGCGTACAATGTGAAGAATGGAATAGCGGACCTCATTGTGGCCACTGTTCCTGAATTTCCTGAAGTGATGTTCAACAATCGCAAGACGTTGGACAAGATAGAAGGCGCCAACCTTGCCCATGCTGTTGACCATCACAACACCGAGGACAACACAGGGAAACGCATTGACATCGAAAAATGTTCAGATGACATGTTTTCCTTCGCTGACCAGATTGTTGACGTGCTGAAGGAAGTGAAATCCGTGGACGAGATGAAGGAATTGCTGGGAATGATGAGCGTGAAGGACTACATTGACTACATAACCGTGTTGTTTCCAATGATACGTCAACGAGAAAGACCTGCCGTCACGTATCATTATGACAGGGAATTCAGAAAATTCTTGAATCTTGAAAGTGTACAAAGGTCCTTGAACTTGATCGAGGACTAAATTAAACAAACATTTAGGAGCATAAAATGGACAAAGCAAAAGTAATGGACGTATTCGAAGACGACAAGAGATTCGACGGGGACAAGATTTGGCGCCGGGTGTTCAGAAACCTTGAACCTGACGAAGGATATGATGTCCTCAAGGCTTCATTCGGGGACGAGGACGTGACCCGGTTCCCTGATTCCGAAAAGCCGAAGTTCCCTGGTTCCGCGTTCGACAAATTCACTGATGCCCTGGCCGAAAAGATCGCCACTTTCAAGGACATTGACGAAGCGAGCGAAGACCTGGAATTCGACATTGAACTTGACGTTTTGGACAAGTTGGAACCCACCGTGATCGAAATCAATGACAAGAACATGGTCGATCATGCTGACGCCAGAATCGTAAATGAAGTAAATGAACTGAAGGAAGCGATCGAAAACAATGACAATTGGAAGGGAATCCTCAATGGTGACTTCTCCTTGTTCATTGAAGAATTGAAGGAATTCGTCGACACTTGGGAAGTTGATTAAGGAGAACCAATGATCCCTGGCTACATCACATTCATGGAATCAAAGTCCACTTCGGCCATGTTCTTGGATTCGGAGATTCGGCTCATAAAGAAATACTGCAATGACAATGACGGCATTGTTCGCTTCAATTTCATCGGGGATTCACAGGTCGCCAATATGCAGTTCGGGCCCTCGCTTTATGACCGGGTGGAATTGATCAGACGTCCGGATTGCTACAGATTGAGAATGAAATCCAATGACATAGACACAAAGCCGGTCAGCGAGGATTTCAAATCGTTCAAGGAAGCGCTGAAGTTCCTTGAGGAGGAAAGTTAGGATGAAGGAAAATGTTGTAATTTTCGCGTCCCCGCTATTGGGCAAGCTCGTAAAAACCCACCTCAGGATTTATACTGAGCTATTGGAACGCGGGGTCAAGGTTTATTCAATTGACTGCCGAACCGCAAAGGTCCTTGAACCAGGGAAGATTCAGGGCAAGGTCGCCAAGATGGAAGGGGATCAGATCATCGAATTCGACCCCAATTGCACTGCCTGTGTGGTTTCCAATGGCATAGTCGGAAACAAACATGCTTCCGAGTTCGTTGATGACCTGGAGGACATGGGCGTCTATGTGGTCAATTCCCTGGAAGGCATCAACATCGCCAGAAACAAGGAAAACTACGACCGCATTTGCAAGAAGTTCGACATTCCGGCACCCAAGACGGTTTTGGTCACAAACCCTGGACAACTTGAAACAGTCCTTCCTGAATTCAATTTCCCGATTGTTTGCAAGACCACCACTGGTTCCTTGGGTGTAGGTGTCTTCAAGGTCGACAAGGCGTCCCTGGTCAAGCCGATATTCCAGGCCATGTGGAAACTCAATCCCGACTTGAAGAACGACGGCATTCTCATTCAGGAATTCGTTCCCAATCATGGTGACATCAGAACGATTGTCGTCGGTGGAAACATCGTCGGTTCAATGAAGAGAATTGCAAAGGAAGGGGATTTCCGTAACAACTTCTCCCAGGGCGGTTCAGTGGAAAACTATGCACCGTCCTATGAAGAACAGCAGGTAATCCTGAAAGCCGCGAAACATTCCAAGTGCGAAATCTGCGGTGTTGACCATATCCTGGCGGAAGATGGAAAGCCCTATGTTATCGAAGTGAACTCCTGCCCCGGGACCGATGGCTTCAAGCAGGTCCACCCGGAAGTCATTGAACGCATGGCCGACTTCGTCCTTTCCAAGTGCAAGGAATCGACCAAGACCCGGATTATCGGAGCCATGGAAAAGGTCGACCTGGAGGAAATCGGGGAACTTGAAGCCCTGATGGACATGAGTGAACGGCAGAATTCAGTTTTGGACGCACGGGACATTGACCTTGATGACCAGTTCGTGACCTTCACCTCCAACCAGAGACGGGTCAAACTTCCGGTCCATGACGTGAACACCTACATCGTGAACGGGAACTACAGAAAGGTTCCTGTGGTCAAGCTGGACATGAAGATGGGCGGAACCACTTTCGAAAACATTTCCTTTGAATTGGTGAACCGCGAAAACAAGAAGACCCCGGTCCTCCTGTCCAAGTCCTTCCTTACTGGTCATAAATACCTTATTGACCCGAACAAGACCAACTCGCTCCTGAAGGAATCCGTGGAAGAGGATTTGGACGCCGAAATGCTGGACGAACCGAGTGCCTCCTTCTCCCCGGATTTGTCGGACGAAGCCCTGGTCGCCCTGTTCTCGCTCACGCAGAAGGGTCCGGTCGAGGAAAAGCCATTGACTCAAGCAGCGATCGATGAACTGAAAATGCACGAATTCATCACCGAAGACAACGAACTCACCGAAGGCGCCTGGGAATACCTGACTTCGGATGCATCAGTTGAACGTTTGGAAAATCTGCGCAATGGCATGGAAGAGGCATAAGGAGCAACTGGATGGCAGATCGTAAGGACCAAGTTTCAGATGTCGTGATGGCTGTTTTGATCCGCAAGTTGTTGAAGCCAGCGGGACAGACCAAGGCATTTCGCTTGGGCCTTATTGACAACCAAGGACATCAACTGCGGGAACCGAAGAATCAGACCGAAGCCAACGAAATAACCTCGTTCGACAAGCTGGTCTGGAAACTTCAACGAATGCTCGGTCCTCGTGTGAATCAGCTCGCCCAGTTTGCCTACATGAATTCGTTCCCAGAGGAAATCGAAAAATATCTCTATGCTCGTGGGTCGATTTGGAGCAGAACGCAGGTACAGAGAGCAAAGAAGGACTTGGAGAAATTCGATCAAAAAGGAAGATAAAACAGGATGCACATCTATCGTAATTTCAAACTAACCGAAAAGAAAAAGCCAGTCAGCAGGACAGTGGCTGTAAATGCATCCTGGAAGGCGATCCTTACTGAACGCGGAATGATCATTCAGCGTTTGCTCGGGGACGAAAGATTGAAATTGGCCGACATCAACTATCCTTCCATGGTGGAAAACGTGATGGAATTGATCGAGGACGGAGATGAATATTCACTTGAAAACATAGCTGATGACTATGTTGACCTTCTGGACATTCTTGAACAATCGAAAAACTATATGAAGGAAAGTGTATACAATAGGACAAGAACGGACGTAGAGGACATTCTTGCCCTGATCGATGAAGGAAATGAATGGAAGGAGAGGAAGGAAACATAGACCTTAGTGAATTTGATGAACCGATCAGGGGAGAGGATTCATCCAAATCCTCTCGCACTGACTATTTCAAATTCCTCAAGGAATGCATCGATCCGGTGAATGACATGCGGGTTGGGCTGTTCTATGCCTTCACCTACAACTCTCAGGCCAAGGAAGAAACGGTCAACCAGTTTGCATTCACTGACTTCAATCCATTGATTTTCCTGTATGGACCCGTAGGCAAGGACAAACTCGAGGCATTGAATTTCCATTTTCTGCCAGTGGAAGTGAGATTGACTTGGTTGGACATAGTGGACAAGATGAGTCAAGGAGCCATATCCAATGACGGAAGAGTGACCATTCCCATGTACATGTTGAAGAAACTCGGCGTGAAATTGGAATTCGCCAGAAGAGTGTATGACGTGAAAGGGATAAAGGAATGGAGAAGGGTCTATTCGTCCACTATGTGGGACCTTTGCAAATTCACACCGAACACCTATGGTGGAGCGAACTACGAAACAGTGGCCAGGGCCTTCAACATTTTCAATCCTTCTAAATTAACAAACGGCTCAAGAGGATAGTGTCAAATGAATCTGCAGAACCTCAACCCATTTTCTTCTCAGTTCCTCAAATTCGCTGGGGACGCTCCAAAGAAGATTGAGCAGATCGGGAAGAACTCGGTCGGCGAAGGCATCAATGACCAGCCAATAATCGGTGACATTCTCCTGACGAACATGACCTATGGTGGACAATACGACACCACGGGAGTCACCTTCGGTCAGTATTTCGAGAACAAGGCCAGCCGAATCAGCCAATACAGGACCATGGCGAACTATCCCGAAATCGCTTCTGCAATCTATATGATCTGCGACGAGGCGATCAATGAAAACAACGTCGGTGACTTCATCTCCTTCGACATCAAGGACACCGATGGATTGAAACGCAAGACCATTCGTGACCTGAAGGAAGAATGGAACATCGTCATCAATGAATTGTTCAACTTCAAGGAAACCGGCTGGGAATTGTTCAAGTGCTTCATGGTCGAGGCGGAACTCTATTTCGAAATCGTGTTGAGTGACCCGGACGAGAAGGGAAATCAGGAAATCATCGCCTTCAAGCAGCTTCCGGCCTACACCATGACCCCGGTATACAAGAACGGGGCTATCATCAAATATCTTCAGGTGACCGAAGATGGGACAAAGACATTCCAGGAAAACCAGATCCTCTATGTGAACTACGGTGAATACGGTGACAACAAGATGGACATTCGTGGCTATCTTGACCCCGTCATCGCGATCTACAATATGATCAGAAACCTTGAGGACTCGGCCGTCATTGCACAGATAGTCAGGGCACCGGAACGTCGCGTGTTCAACATTGAAGTCGGCAAGGTTTCCCCTGGGCGCGCCGAACAGATTCTGCAGAAGACGATGCATAACTACAGAAAGAACCTGAAGTTCGACCCGACCACAGGGCTTTTGAATGCAGGTGACAGATTCCAGGCCATGACCGAGGACTTCTTCTTCGCCAAGTCTGATGGTCAGGGATCCTCGGTCGAAACCCTTGCATCAGGACAGAATTTGGAACAGCTCATAGAATTGCCCAACTATTTCCTCCGCAAGATGTACAAGGCACTTCACATTCCTTCGACAAGATGGGGTGGCGGGGTCCTTGCTGGTGCATCCGAGGGCGGTCAGGGTCAATACAACAACAAGATGGACATTGAACGTGAGGAACTGAACTTCACCAAATTCATTGAACGTCTCACCCGTCGGTTCTGCAAGCTGTTCTACAAGGCATTCATTTTCGACATCACGTTGAAGAAATTTGACCCAGCTACTCTTGTTCCCTTCAACTACAACATTCGTATGAACCCGAACAACCAGTATGCTCAGTATCGGGAACTTGAACTGATGAAGGAAAAGCTGGACATGTTGAGTCAGTATGGAGACCTGCGTTTGACGGCGGAAAACCCGAATGCAGTCTTCGCCAATGAATACTTCCTCAAGAACATCTGCGGATTCACTCAGTCTCAGCTCGAAACCAACGAGGACATGAAGGCGGAGGAAAAGAAGGAATTGCAGATGCAGCAACCCGAAGGCGAAGAAGTGGAATTCGGTGGTGAATCCGACTTCGGCGGAGGTGGTGACGGCGGATTCGGAGGCAGCGACTTCGGCGGTGGTGACGAAGGAGCAGGCGATTTTGGAGGTGGACCCAGTGAAGGACCAGGAGAAGGCGGTCCAAGCGAAGGTCCAGGGGAACCAGGGATGTAGCAAGGTAGGACAAAAATGAACGAAATGTTTGCAACTTTCAACTCTGCGTGGGCGGCAATCGGTGGCGTGGTCCTGTTGGTGATATGGTTCTACAGAATCAGAATAGACACCAACGTGAACACTTCAAGGATAAACAGCTTGACTAACGAGATGAGGGATCACAAGACGTATGTCGACAACAAGCTGACAAACACTGAAAACTCAATAAGGGCCGAAATCTCCAAACTTCGTGAGGAGGTCCAGCTTCAGTTGAGGACTCATCAGGCCGAACAAAAGGAAAAGATGGAAACCTTGTCTGAACAGATTTCCCGTCTGACCGAAGCCGTGACCGACCTGAGAATCGAGATCAAGTCATTCAATCACCTCACGGAGGACAAATGAACGATAGGAAATTCATCGAAATTGTGGATGAATTGAAACGTTGTCTGATTGACGAGATTGAAGACCTGGTTCCAGATGAACTCGAAGGCAAAAAGATGATAATAGATATGGCACTGAAGCAGGTATCTAAATTCTACGGCAACAAGCTATAGGAGGTCATAGGAGAGCCAAGGAGCCATTTTTCACTGAGGTAGCTATAACTTACTAACCTTAGGCAAAAGTGGCTCAGAAGTCATCCTAGACAGCCAGGGAGCATATATGGCAAGTTTCATGTTTGACGAGTATATCAAATCGGTCGGGCACAACACGACCAATATTCCTGTCCCGATCACTGAAACGTCGGGTGTTGGCTTTTGTCTGATCGTCTCCGGTGAAACTGAACTCAAAAAGACGGACAGCTTTGGTGCGGTTCCAGATAGTGAAGGAAACACTAATGACACCATTACCGAAAGAATTGCAATCGACGAAACCGATGGAGCCAAGGCGATCATCCCTTTGAACACTTCGGAAACTCATATTCATTTCAAGGACATCCCGACTGAATATGACGACGAAGTGGACATCACGACAAATGGATATACGATGATCAAAGCCCACTCGGCCAAATTCGGAAAGAATCCAAGCGTGACCACCATAAAGGACGTGATAGGTGCAGTCATGTTTGCCTATTCCGGGTCTGATGTTCCGAGCACTTTGACTGGAAATGCAATTCCAGTTTGCTATGTGGATTTCAATGGAACGGTCAATTCTTCGGCTGGTCCATTCAAGGTGGTTTTCAAGAATGGAACACCTGACCAAGAGGACGACCCGGCTACTGTTCCGGATTCTTATGGAACAATTTTCATCATGAAGTAGGAGTAATGAAAATGAGATTTATGAATGAAGACCTAGCAAGCATTAGAAAGCGCGTAGATGACCAGACGGAAGCACTCAGAAAGCGTTCCGAACGTTGGTCTCGACATCAGGAAGAAGCTGAAGCCGAGGAAGAGGCACAAACTGAACGAATCGCCAAAAGGGTGGAATTCCTAGCCAAGGGTTTGAACAAGAGATTGGCCGAAATTCTGGAAACCTGGAAGGGTGTTTGTGAAATAGTGGGGAAACCGGAAGGAGTCAAAATCATTGCAGATGAAAACTCGTCCATAACTGCAGATGAATTCAATGATGAATTTTTGAGTGACCAAGTCGGAGATTACACCGAGATTTGCAGATTGCTCGAAACAGGTGAAATCATCCTACGCCCTGCAGATTTCGGAACGATATTCACATATTCTACTGATGAAGGTTCCATTGGCGCATGGTTGGATGCGACCGTCGGGGCTCCCAGTGGCAGTAGTCCTTCACATAGGTGGTATTTCGTGAATCTCAGTGATGATGCCAGCAGCTATGTGGAAGAATACCTGGGATGGTTAGGAAGCGATGAAGATGACGAGATAATCGAAAGCGTTTCCGATCTCAAGCCGCTGATAGACGAACTCGAAAATGCGGTCGAAACCTGGGCAGAAAATGAGCTGAATGACAATGAACAGAAAGTCATTCGCAAAAGAGGCTAAATAACGAAGAGGTAACAAAATGGAACCAGAAAAGAAGACACACGTAAAGCTGGACACGGAATCCATCAAGAATTTCCTTGAACTCCCTGTGTGCATTGAAACGGCGAACAAGGTTGACGACTTGGTGATGGATTTGATCCTCAGCTATATCGACAGCTCAGCCGACAATGGATATGCCACGGACGAAGAGATCAAGGAATTCTTTGACAATCATAAGTTCGAACTTCTCCGTGCCGTGTATGGCAGGGGTGACATCTAGAATTCCCAGGAGATTACGTCATGGACACTTCGAAATTCCTCAAGACTTCTGACTTTGACCAATTCAACGGCACCCTCATCTCTCGTGTGATGATGGAGAAGGACTACATCGGCCTTGAACGTGACCTCGACGCCATAATCAAGGGCAAGATCGAGGAGCGCAAGAACCAGGCCCGGGAGGAATGGAAGGAAATGATGAGAGGGGAGGAATAGGGATGATAGACGAAAAGGAAATACCCGAAGAGCTGGTCAAGGCCGTGAATGATGCCCATAGACCTTGGCATTATACTGATAATATGAATTATACCAATGCTGATAAAAAATGGGCAATTAAAGTCATCAAAGAAGCTATTCATACAATACACAGTTTGATGAACAAGGGGGTTGACCCTGCAGAAAAACAGACTGGACATAGCTCAAATCACTATATAGAAATACTAGATTGGATGGGTCTTGATGCTGACTGGGAATCCTTTTTCGCTGAACTTTGTAATCAAACCTATTCTCAGAAGGAAATTTTTTATCTGTATATTGATGGAAAAAAAGACCAGGTTTTTGCCAATTTCGATGATGCCAAAAATGAAGCAGATATCATATATTCGTATGGAAACTTTACAGATTCAGTTAAAGTGAAGGATGAAAAAGGCGAAGTGTTTTATGATCCTAGTGAGTATGATGAAGAAGATGAGTCATATGAACCTATTATGTATAATGTTTTCTTTGATTCTGTTTCTGGAAAAGAATGGTATTATCTGCACACCTTCAGAACTCTGGAAGATGCAAAGGATTATGTATGTAAAGACACAGGCAATTACAAAATCAAAAATTCTTTTGGTGAACTTATTTTAGATACAGATGATATTGAAAAGTTACGTCAGGAACGTAGCAATATTTCCGAATCCACCAACATCTTTGAATCCTTCCTCGGAAACAGGCAGAAGGGTGGTTTCGACGCTGCAAAGGTGGTCAGAAACCTAAAGGACGGAAGATACGACAGCGAGAATGTCATAGCTGCCTGCGTGTCGGCCCTGGAAGAAAGACAGAAGTCGGCTCTTGCTCAGAAGTTGGTCAAGCAGTTGCAGTCCGACGGAATCCTGGCCAAGGTGTTCAAGCGCAGTGGGGAATTCGGGACGAAGGAGCAACAATGAGAATCGATGAAGCATTTAGCAAGCCAAGACAGATCAAGCAGAAATACCGTCTTTCTGCGGAGAAGATGACACTTAAAGGTGGAACTATCCTTCATCGTATTGTCGCCATGAGAGATTTTGGTGATGTAAAAAAAGGCGATAAGGGTGGCTGGGTTGAATCCGATGATAATTTGAGCCACGATGACGATTGCTGGATTTATGACGATGCCAAAGTTTATCAAAATGCACAAGTTTATGATAATGCACAGGTGCGAGATAATGCTATCATATTAGGTGATTCCAAAATTTTCGATAATGCAAAAATATATGGAAATGCAAAGGTATATGGAACCAATGGTTTCAATAGATGTAAGGTATATGGAAATGCACAGGTATATGAAAATGCGCAAGTTTTATTCTTTGCAGAAGTGTATGGAAATGCACAGGTATATGGCAATGCCGAAGTGGGTGGAGAATCCAAAGTATATGGAAATGCTAAGGTATATGGAAATGCCAAATTAGAGCGGGAACCTATTATACACGGTGATGCCAAGGTATACGAAGATGCCACTGTGCGTGGTGAAGCGGAAGTATATGAAAACGCTAAGGTATATGGACATGCACAAGTACACGGAGATGTAAAGATTTATGGCTATGCCCGTGTATATGGTAATGCCGAAATATATGAGGATGCCAAAGTGTTTGGGTCATCCTTTGTGTATGGTGATGCCAAGGTATATGGTGATGCCACAGTTGAAGAATCTGCGCATATATACGAAAACGCTGTAGTAGAACATTATGCGCATGCATTCGGATACATTCACGGAAATGCACATGTCTATGGTGGTTATGTAGGTGGCAACATATATGAAAACGCCAGAGTATATAGTGGGGTCATCGGTGATTCGGAAGTTTATGGTGAAGCAATGATTGGCGGCGAAAACGTGAAAATATTAGAAGGATCAAAAGTGTTCGGCAAAGCAGAAGTTACTGGAGGAAAGATTCTGCATTCATTTGTATATGAAAATGCCGATGTATCCAATTGTAATAAAATTTCATGGTCATATATTCATGGAAATGCTCACATAAGAGAAAGTGCCAATATACACAGCTATGCTGATATATATGGACATGCTGAGATTTCTGGATATGCCTGGATAGAAAATGGTTCGAAAGTGTTTGGAAATGCAAAGATTTCTGGAAAAGCAAGATTAGAAAGATATTCAACTGTTCTTGAAAATGCTGTAGTATGTGATAATGCTTTCATTAAAGAATCAACAGTGGGTGGACATGCAAAGGTATGCGATAAAGCGCAGTTGTATCATTCTGAAGTTGGTGGAAGAGTCACTATTGATGAAGATATTGAATTAGATAAGGCAAAAATCTATTCAGGCCTTGACTTGGCAGACTACCTGGAGGAACAACTCTAAATTCACAAGAGGTAGACAAAATGAAGCTAATAGTCGAAACAGTAGAACCAAATGAAATCAACGTCCTCAATGAAGCGACCGAGGACGGGAAGAAGCATTGGTATATTTCCGGCCCCTTCATGCAGGCGGACACCAAGAACCGCAATGGCCGAATCTACCCGAAGAAGATCCTTGAACGCGAAGTGGAGAAGTATATCAAGGAAAAGGTGAACACCAAGCAGGCCATGGGCGAACTTGACCACCCCCCGCAGACCACGATCAATCTTGAACGTGTTTCCCACTTGGTCGAATCCCTGAAGTTCGAAGGGAACAACGTGATCGGCAAGGCCAAAATCCTGGATACCCCCTGTGGCAGAACGGTTCAGTCCCTGCTCGATGGAGGGGTCAAGTTGGGTGTTTCCTCCCGTGGAGTCGGCTCGCTAAACGAAGACACTGTGGCGGATGACTATTCCCTCGTTTGCATTGACATCGTGGGTGATCCTTCGGCCCTTTCCGCTTATGTGGACGGGATTTACGAATCGGTCGACTACATCGTTTCAGGTGACAAATTCGTGGAAAAGGCTGTCGACAATCTGAAGAAAGAATTGGACAAGAACGGCTCCAAGAGGATTTATGAGGCGATGAGCCAGTTCCTCAAGGACATCCAGAAGACGCTTTGATAGGAGAAACAAATGGCCAATTTTCTTGACTACTTGAATGGAGGAGAACCAGAGAAGGACAAGGAGACCATCGAAGACGTGGGCGCCAAAGACCTTCTGAACCGAATCCTCGCTGAACTCATATCCCTTCATGAAACCGTGGAGGACCTAACGGACATCGTGACTGATCTCAAGGAAAAGAACGCCAATGCACAAGTCCTTCCTCAGGGCAATGTTCAGCCACTGATGACAGAACCAAATTCATATGCAAAGGGATCAAAAGAAGTGAATCCCTCCTTCAACGAAAATCTGAACTCTCCTATTCAGGTTTCCGGAGCAATGAACACGGACTTCACTGAACACGTAGGAGAACTTTTTGAAGCCATGGTCACAGAATCGAACAACAGGGCTTCAATTCATTAGGATCTAAATTAAATGAAAGAACTCCATAAGGAGAAAAGATTATGCAGATTTACGAAGTTTTGAAAGGATTGATCACCAAGGAACAGCTGGAGGAATTCCAGTCCGAGGTCAAAAACGTAATCGAAGAAGCGGTCGCCAAGCGGAAGAAGGAAGTCGAAGACCTTTCTGAACGCTATGTTGCAGAAGCAGTAAAGGAACAGGTCGCCAAGATTGAAGAGGACATCAAGGCCAAGTATGAAGAAAAGGCGGCGGCTGACCAGAATTCCTTGACTGAATCTCAACAGGAGGTCGAAAACTCCCGCACTGCAATGGAAGCCGAACTCGCCGAGAAGGAATCTCAGCTGGTCGACCTCTATGAACAGAAGAACACCGAGTTGAATGAACAGGCCGAAGCCAAGGCAGCCGAAGTCGAAGAACAGAAGAAACGGCTCCAGGAAGAATATGCAGCCAAGGAACAGGCACTTCAGGAAGAATATGAAGAAAAGGAATCCAAGCTGATCGAACTCTACGAAGAAAAGAACGACAGATTGGAACAGGAATACAAGGACAAGGTGGTCGAACTCACCGAAGAACACAAGGCCGAAATCGAGGCCCAGTTGATCGAGGAAGGAGTGGTCACCAAGGAAAAGTTCGAGCAATTCCGCAAGATGTTCGAAGAAAAGGAAGAACACATGGTGGATGCGCTCAACAAGTTCCTGGATGAGCAGATAGCGAGCAAAATCTCCGACAAGCTCATCAGGGAATCGGTGGTGTCAGAGGAAATGACGTCTCTTGTCGAAGGCATAAAGATGCTGTTCGAAGAGCATTATTCTGGTATCGACGCCACTGCTGGAATTCGCAAAATCCGCGAAGAAAACGAACAACTCAAAGAATCCTATGAACGGTTGGTGAGCGAGAAGGCCGACCTGAGCCAGAAGCTGGAATCTGCCGCCACGAGGATTCTGATCACGGAAAAGACGCAAGACCTATCTGATGTCCAGAGGGAGAAAGTGATGACTTACTTCGAAGGACGGGATTTTGACTTCGTCAACTCCAGGATCGACAATTTCATACAGCTGACCGAAAATGACAACAGGTCCAAGAAGGCACTCCGTTCAGAAAGACGCATTCAGCGTTTGGACGAAGTGAATTCAGGTTGCCTTCCCGAAAAGAAGCCGCAAACCAAGGACGCTGATTTCATGAATGCAGTCAGCAAGTATATGTAAACCATTATCCATAAAGGAAAACAAAATGAGCATTCTATCCGAAAAGTGGTCCCGCGCAAAGGGACTTGGACTGGACGACATCAAGGACCAGTCCGTCAAGAACAACATGGCGCAGCTGCTCGAAAACCAGATGCGCGAACTCGGTGGCCGTGGATTCCTGACCGAAGCTGACACCGGGATGGGCGGCAACTTCGCTACCGGTATCGGTGACGGTGGCAATCCTGCTGGCGAATCCGG